TTTTGCCCCATACCTACAACCACAATGTGATTGTGATGGAGCTGATGTTGTTATGAAGCGATACATCCAGTAACCAGTGCGGAATGACCCGGTGGGCACCGAACTCGACTTCGAACATATAACGGGGATAAGGTGGGGTACCCACCCCCACCCAGCCGGTATGCCTTGAGCCCGCTTTACTGCAATAATATTATTCACGCCTGTTTTCCCTATAGGGCCTCGCGGGCGCCGGAGCCCGGGGCCGAATAATATTACACACGAGTTTTTCCCTATAAGGCTTCCCAGGCATCCTGCCGTAAGGTACAATGGACGTGTATGTGTATAACGCATAGCTAAAGGGGATAGACATGAACTTTTCAGGAGATCGGGAGAAAGAGGATGAGATAAGGGTTGTCATCGTCGATGACACGCCAGAGCTCATTACGTCTCTTCTTGAGACGCTGAACCTGACGGAGGAATTCAGGGTTGTGGGTACGGCCTGTGATGGGCGTGAGGGCGCTGAGGTGGTCTATGCCAGCCAGCCTGACGTTGTGATTCTGGATGTGGACATGCCGGTGATGAACGGCTTCCTGTGCGCTACCAAGATCCACGCCCTGGGTTTGGATCCGATCATAATCTTCGTGTCCGGCAGGGACGAGTGGGCCGATACCGCGGAGCAATTGGGACACGCTTTCTTCAAAAAACCGTATGACGTTGGAAAGATTATGCAAACAGTCTTGACAGCACTCCGGTAGCGGAGTATGATGTGTGCACACGGAGGCTTCAAAGACAAGTGAGCAAACAGCCCGAACGTGACGCAGTCACACTGAAAGACCTGAAAGCATCGGCCGATAGAGAAGCGCCTCCGGGATTCTGGGAATGGCTGATGAGCGGCTACGAGGAATGGAGAGTAAAAGATGTATCAGTACAGCGTAAGCGACGTGGTAAAAGTTGTTGACGGCGACACTGTCGACCTGATGGTAGACCTCGGATTTAGAACCTACACCCTCCAGAGAATACGTCTTTCAAACATCAACACGCCGGAGCTTCGCGGTGGCACCGCCGAGTCCAGAGCGAAAGCTGTCGAGGCAAAGGAGTTCGTGAAAACATGGTTCGAAAAAGCAAAGACCGACGGCCTGAGCATAATCGTAACCACTTTCAAGGACAAGCAGGGCAAGTACGGACGCTACCTGGGACAGATAGCCGCCATCGATTGGCGGAACGATGTGCCGGGGCTGCCGGGTGGGCACGAGACGAGGGTCCTGAACGCAGACCTGCTGGCCGCTGGACTTGCAGAGGAGTACAGGGGCTGATCGCCCCGGAGGAAGCTCGACACATTATCGGTTGCTGCAATATACGCCTCGCGCTTTTGGAGCTGACGAAAAAAACCGGAATCGATCCCATTAGGGCGAACAGTGATACCGGAGAAAGATACCTGAGGAGGAATGAGGAGGAATTATGCAGGACCTAAATGAAAAGGGAAAACCGCAGGACCTGGACAGGGCTTCGAGCTCGACGAATGAGAAAGGCGGCGGAGGCCACAGCGCGATGGAAAAAAGGTTTGTGGAGGAACTGAAAGAGCAACCCGCCGGTGAGAAGAAAAGTCCGGTAATCTACGACTGAGAGGGCACTATGAAGTCAAATAAAGTCGCGATGATAATAGCAGCATTCGCACTGCCGGACGACTTCGACGGCGATGCTCTGGATGCTTTGAAGCTCGCGGCAGAGTATCACGAGAAAAAAGGCAGGGGACGCGCCAGGATAGGGGAGCCGTATACCGGAGAACTGGAGAAAGCCTGGGAATTGCTTTTTGCTAACCATACCGACATCCTGTGGGAAGACGGCAACGAAGACAGAATATCCGCGGTCGTATCCCTGCAGCAGTATGATACGGAAAAAGAGATATGGAAAGATGTCGCGGTAGAGAAGTAAATCCGAACGCGGTTGAAAGGCAGGAGTAAACATGGATCCGTTGAGCAACGTGGCTAACCAGATGAAGAATATGCTTTCCGGGGCCGACCAGGACTTCGGCAACGAAAGGTTCGAGTTTGCAGAAGCGTCACCGGGTAACACGACCGAACGCGAGAAGTACCACAAACTAATGAGAGAGAAGGGAGGTAAAAAGGAAGAAGCGCTTTCGATCGATTAAGCCCATGACAATAACCTACCTGAGTTAAAACGAAGCGCCGGTACTCAGGCGGCGGGAAAAGGAGACATCATCATGATGGCACATGCAGAAGGATTCGTAGCATCTATTCAGACAAAAGACGGTAAGACAGTCAGAGAGTTCGTGGAGAACGGCGAGCGCGTCGTCTATCTCCCCCACGACACAGAGTACACAATCTTCCTCAAAAACAAACACGACAGAAGGGCCGCCGCGTACATCACTATCGACGGTATGGACGCACTGCAGGGCGGACTGGTAATTCCAGCCCATGGCACAACCACCCTTGACCGGTTCATGCTGGACGGAGATCTGACAAAGGGCAGAGCCCTGAAGTTCGTAGCTCTCAATTCCAGAGAAGGCCAGAACGCTACACCGGACCCCGACTCCAGAGACAATGGACTTATCATTGTCAACTTCCACTTCGAAAGAGAAGAATCGAAAGTGATTACTCGCGACGCTATCCTCGACAGTATGAGGTCTGGCAAGTTTGGCGCTCCCGGCGAGATTGGCGGACCTCCGACGATAGATTGGTCAATGGGCGACTTTTCGGCGGCGCCTGTGGCTGAGGCTGAGGCTGCGTGCGAAGAGTCATGCGCACCTTCGGGAGCGACCACGGCCGGAGAATCTCTCAAAGGCGAAAAGATGGATGGTACTGTGTTCTCGGACGATGCGATGGGCCTTGTTGGAACCTTCAGTAAGAAACGCTCGACCGGCCAGCACGTTAACAGGACGCGGCCGACCGGAGCTACGACCCAGGGGGACATAAGTCGCACCGGTTTCCGGGTGTCTTGCATGAGAGTGGAAGACAACAGGGCCGCCCAGATTCGTATCAGGCTCCACGCGGCGAAGAATGTAGTAACGACCAGGGATAAGGTGTTCTGTCCTGAGTGTGGCACGAAGTGCGCCACTAATCAGAAGCATTGCCACGCTTGTGGATACAACCTTATGTGCTTCCTGACACAAGTAGGATAACGTACACTAAGCCACCAACCAATTATCCGGTTTATCTCCTCCGCTCGCAGGGGCGGGGGAGCTTTTTTGTGCCATAAAAAGAGGCCGCCATAAGGACGGCCTGTGGGCGGGCGTCTTTATTGCCCTTGATTGGTATGTCACTCTGTGTCCGGTGGACACGCAGTGAAACAAGACACCCGGATTATAACGGCACACAGGGGGTGTGTCAATTACATTTGCAGTTCTATATTGATACTCTGGTCTGCGGAACCTCCGGTATTCTCGGCGCGCAGAATCAGTGTATGGACGTTTCCGTCCGCCATGTTGTTCACAACTTCGAGTCTCCAGCGGGTTGGCGATAGTGGTACGAGGTTCACGTCGCCAGGGTCGACAGTACCGTAGTCAGTGATGGTCATGGTGATGGTTGGTGACCCTGAGACTTCCATATCGTAGCGGTAGGATTCGCCGGGTGCCAGCGGGGCCGGATCGACCGGGGTCGTCATTCCCGGAAGCACAAGAGCGTCGGCGTATGGATCAGTAAGCCAGGTTGGAGCAACGATGATAACGTCCAGCGGAATATCCTGTTCGTCGTGGCCTGCCAGGTTCTCTGCGCGGATGCGGGCGTTAAACAGGCCCTCTCCCGTGGGAACCCAGCTGCATAGACCGGACACGGTGTTGATGCTGAACCCCGGAGGTCCGGAGACTACGAACCATGACAGTGGTGTTGCGCCGTCGGCGTCAGCATTGTAGCTGAAAGTGTCGATGCCGAATCCGAGCTGTGCCGCGGGTGGTGTAGTGTTGATGCTCGGTGGCTCTCCGACCTTGGTGCCTGCGGCGTTGACTATGAACCTGACAGATTCCACCGGGTCGGCGTTGGTGAAAGTCATGTCCGGGTCCGGGACGCCGTTCTTGGAAACTGACAGTTCTTCGCCGGGCATGAGAACCATGTCCTTGTAGCCGAAGTACTGTTGCTCCTCGTCGATGGCGTCGACGTTGGCGGACATGACAGTGAGGTCGGGTCCTCCGGCTGGTACATTTAGAACGTAACCGTTGGGGTGTACGTCTGTGTACAACCTGAGACCGATAGTAAATGTCCCGATCAGGTTTGGTACCCCCGAGAGCTGTATGTCGCTCCCGGCGAGCTGGGTGTTGATCCAGTTCGGTGTGGGGAATACGGTCTCGATGGATTGGAACACCTCACCATCCAGGTCGAGCGGCACTGTGACCGAATAGGGTTCTCCGACGCGGCCGGTCGGCCAGTTAGGCAGGGATGAAAAGTCGAGTGTTGGATTTGCCATGTCTTCCTCCTTATGTTAGGTCGACTTCCTCCAGACCGCACCGATCGGTTACGATGTCCCAGGGGAAGGCGCTTCCCATATCATACTTGTCTTTGCGAAAGTGTTGATGGGTGGCGATCCCTTTAAACTCCCCAACCTCAGGGAGCTGCATGGACATCTTATCCGCCGGTACCTGCCGGGGGATATCGAATTCCTGGCATAGCCAGTTTATCAGGTCACATACGGCATAGATCTGTTCTTCGGGGAAACGTACACCACCGTCGGCGTCCCGATTTGGGGCCACGACTACGTCGCCCTCAGGCCATATCTTTCCTGTATAATCCTTGTAGTGTATACCCTTCTTCCAGACCGGACCGATGTTTACGATCTCGATACCGATACTTCGTTTATCGTTGTTCCAGTTGTTGGAGTAGGGTTTCTTGATGCCAAGATGGTACGACCAGAATTTGGGGTCGAACAGTTGGACCACAAAAAGAGGTCCTGTCACATCCACGATATATGGTGTGGCGACGCGCCCGGGCCTCAAGAACGTGTTGTACGCGCTCCGCCACGTATAGCCCGCAGTGAAGTGGAGGACGATAAGGTCCTTCTTATAGAGTTGCGCCCAGTATTCGCCCCGGGGAAGGTCCTTCTCCAGCTTTTTTGGTTCTGCGGCGGGTGTGTCGCTGAGCTCGCTTTTGTTTGTAAGGGTGGTAATCGCTTTGTTGGGATGGTCGTAAACTTCCATCTCAGGTTTGGGATGACTCCATGAGCCCTGCAGGTTCAGTACGAGGCCGGCAGGTATGGCGTTGGGGTTGACAATGTTGTGACCTGCGAGTACTCTTTCAGCAAGAGGTTTTGAATAACCTCCGTAGTACTTTTTGAGAATCTGGGAGAGCGTCTCTCCTTTTTGTACTTCGTGGTGTTTGTACGATTCGTTGGTCATAATCACCTCGTTGGCATGTTATGTGAGTAGAATAGCACAATACGAGGGTTGGGTCAACGTCCGCGTCGTTGACGTAATATATAAAGGAATAGTATAATGGGAATATGAGCAGACCACAAAAAGCACAAGTGATACAAGCGCGACATGTTGCATACCCTGATAGACTACCTTATCATGCCTGCTGCGCGAAGATTCGAGCCAGGTATATAAAGATGCTGTTCCCCGAGGAGTTCGGCGATGACACAGGCAATCGTAAAAAAGCCGCCGTGCGGCTCCCTTACGGGCGTCGAGACAATAAACAACATTGACCATATTCGGGTACTGTTAGATCTGCAGGGAGAAGAAGTTGATGTTCTAAACCTGGCTCAGGGTAACATGGTAATGATTTGCCAGGGACCCGACGATTGTATATATCGAGCCACCTGCGGCTTCTGCGATCCCAACTCTCCGCTTCAACCACCCCAGGGGTCTTATTGTCCGCTTGAGATTGTTTACCTCCAAAAGATGTACCTTGGATACAAGGGTGAGATGTGCCCTGACGGCGCTAACTGGTCGTTGATGTGTCTTATCAAAGACGTGTCCGCCCTGGAGTTGCAGATTATGCGTTCAGAGCGCATGCTGGCCGAGAACGGTGCAGTCGTCGAACTAGTGGCAGTCGGTGTCGACAAGTCCAGCGGTAGAGTAGTGGAACGTCCGGAAGTAACTGCAAAACTCGAAGCTTTCCAGAAGCTCCTCAAGGAAAAACTCAGATTTATGGAACAGATGGGCTTAACGCCGAAGGCCAGGGCACAGATTGGCGCGACGGTTACAAAAGATCCGTCTACGTATGCGGCTGAAACTCTCGCCAAGTTTGAAGAGATCATGAGACGTCGCCAGAAAGAACGGGCTTCACGAGAGATGGGAGTAGCTTATGTTCACACCGATGGGGGAAAGAGTTTACCGCCCGCGGGGGATGTCATCGATGTCCAATCCCCCACTGGAACATGCGATGCCGTCGGCCATGAGGACGGACCCTCGGGAACTTATGAGCAGGGGGCCGGCCCTCACAATGATGACGGGCAGAAGCCCAGTAGCGTTTCCGCAACCACAGGCCGTGACATCAAGGAAAGCCAGCCTATCGTCACGGGCGTTTCTGTCGGACGCGCAAACGCAAGTCATGACGACACAGATGGTACAGAAGACGAACCTGACAACAACGATGCGGGCGATGGACATGGAGAATCGGCGATACGGCTCCACAGTCCAGAGCGTCCAATCGGGAAGACTGGCCCGTATGCGCATTGCTTCCCAACAGGATGTGGAGAGGGAGATAAACCGGGTGGGGAACGTGAACTCCCGGGCGATGGTGAGGGTGATGTACTCCGCACGGCGCCAGGTTATACAAGACATGGACCGGATTACGAAGAGGGAGAGGACGAGTCAGCTGCAGATGGCGTCACACGCTACGGCGGAAGCGATCCGCCATTCTAAAACACAATACCATTACTTAATGGGAGCGAACAGGTGGACATAACATGGGAATAAGTGAAGTCAACGAAGCGATTGGCGTAGGCTTTTCGAGACTTGGAAGGTTCGCCGCAAAGAAAGTTGCTTCAGGAACTGTTAAGATGTACAATCAGGCCGGCCGTGCATATAGCGTGGTCTCTGAGATAAACGCTCGTTCACCGTTGCATGGGGCGGGAGACAGGGTTGGCAGAAGGATACTTGCCGGGATGAGTGAAGCTGCGGCAGCCCGTAAAGCTATGATGCGCCCTGGCAAAGAGGTTGTAGAGGACGTTTCCGAGGCCGTTGCCAGGGAAGCGACTGGTAGCTCCGGGGTCCGGTTTGCCCGGAAAGTGGGTGCCGGTGTCGGTCAGGGAATCTTGTGGGGCGGCGTAGGGGCTGTGGGTGTGTTTGCTGTCGCTGACACGGTTTGGGACCGTGGCGGTCGTGTCAGAGAACTTGCTGGTTTGCAACATCAGGCCGAGCGGGATGCTTATATCAATTACCCAGGAACCACAAGAACCGCCGGGCGCACAATGATGGCTGATGGCGATCTTGTATTCGCCGCGCATAATCTACACGGGACAGGAAAGCGAGGGCGGTACTAATGCCGACACACACCGCGACAGAAGCGGCGAAGCAATCCGCGGAGGCGGGAGCCAAAAAGGGGTTCGGAAGCATTTTGCTTCATAACCCATATATCAGCGGTTCCGTTATTTCTGCTGCCTGGGAGGTCTTTGATAGAAGCCGTTCTGCAGCACGCAGAGTCGGAGGCTTCACGGGATCTATAGCTGGCATCCCGGTAGGCGGCACGGTAGGGACTGCAGTAGGCACTATGGTAGGAGGACCTCTTGGCGGCTTTGTCGGATTTGTGGCAGGAGCTGCCGCAGAGATGGTTACGTACGCCGCCTTCGAACATACGTTTGGAGCCATGGAAGAAGCCAACGCACGCGACCAGGCAAGAATGCGAAGCGCGACACGTGTGGGCTTCCAGGTCTCTGACACCTTCCACACAAATTCACGAATGATGTTAACACAAAGACAGCGTTCATTGAGGGCCATCCAGGGTTCGGTGCTGAACGCAAGAAGTTCTATTGGAAACGAAGCTGCAATGATGCATAGAGGTGTTGACGAATATCTGGAGGGGTAATGTCTCTACCGAGACTTCCACAGGAACCGGTTGTAGATCTATTCACTAAACCGCAACATTCGGATGTGGATATCTTTGCCCCGGAGATGGTGCCCGACCAGATCAGGCACATGCCAAAGCCGGACTGGTTTGACGAAAGAGACAGGTCGTTTTTCGAGCCGGACTGGGATAACGATCCAGAGCTCGCCGATGCTTATCCGACCGACGAAGAGCGCAAGAAAGTCATGCTTCTCGCCGATCCGTGCAAGTGGGCGGAGACAGAGATCAAAGTCATCGATCCGGAGTCAAAGCAGGTCGTTGACTACCACCCGCGCTGGTACCAGGAATTGCTCCTCCAGGATACTACTCGTTATCAGGTATGGAGGCTAGGACGCCAGACAGGAAAATGTTTGCCGGGATGGGTTCGTGTCAGTACTGATGATGGCGCTTATGTAACGGTTGCCGAATTACGAAAGATGAAGTCGCAGGACCGTCCTGGAATTACGTCTCTTCAGAACAACTTCAAGTTTACAACCAAAGACGGATACGACGTTCTCGATAATGGCGTTAAGGAAGTGTTTCGACTGACAACCCGCACAGGGCGTGAGGTCGACCTTACCGCTGAGCATCCGGTCCTTGTATTCAGAACCGAGCGTCCAGAATGGATACCTGTCAAAGATGTGCAGCTGGGCGACAGGATTGCGGTACCGTCACAAACACGGTTTGGTATAGGTTCGTCCTATTCCGATCAGGAGCTCAAGTTCCTGGGGTACATGATTGGAGACGGTGGAACAACATGTACAACAAGCCACCGGTGGTCTTCTATCAATGAACGACATATCGAGGAGATGCGCGTCATTGCCAGAGAGCTTGGGGCGCAGTTGAAACGGGTTTCGAAGTCGAAGTGTGACTATTGGTTCAAGTCAATTGTCTCCGGCAGGAACAATCATCAAATTAACCGGTTTCTTAAGGATGCTGATATCGCAGAGCATAATGCTCACACCAAAAAGGTTCCAAAGGACATCTTTCGAGGAACAGAGGCTCAGGTGGCGTTGTTTCTTAACCGGCTTTATGCGACGGACGGTTGGGCTTGTGTGAGCGAAGAATATAAGGGACGAGCGGAGATCGGGTTCTGTTCTGTGTCGGGAGAACTGGCGCACGATGTCCATTCGCTCCTGCTGAAGTTTGGTATCATCGCAAGTCTGTCGCGCAAACGTGTTAAGTATAATGGTGGGATTCGAATTGCGTACCAGGTTATTATCTCTGCGGCGGCGGATATCAAAATGTTCGCCAGGAAGATCGGTATCTTTGGAAAAGAGGAGGCCGTTCTTGAAGTAGTAAAGGCGCTTGCCAGCAGGGCTATAACAGGCAACAGGAAGATCGACGCAATCCCCGCCGGGGTAATGTCGTATGTTGACGTTCGAAGGCGTATGAAGGGCCTAACCAAAAGGGCTGTAGTTGGAGGCTCGACATACGATAACAAGAGGTTGCGTTTAGGAGACTCCCCTTCAAGGAAGAAACTAAAGAGGTATGCGAAGAACCTTGGCGGAGACAGTTATCTGGAGGGTCTTGCGGATTCTGAAGTGATTTGGGATCCCGTGGTTTCCATTGAATCTCTCGGAAGACACCAGACGTACGACCTCTCTGATGTAGACGGTACATACAACTTTGTTGCAAACGATGTTGTGGTTCATAACACTACGAGCATTATGATTAAGGCGCTACATCACGCCTTTACCCATCCAAACTCGAAAGTGCTTATCCTCACTCCGTATGACGAACAGGTCAAGAAGATATTTTGGGATCGTCCCGGCATTAACTTCATGATCGAGAATAGTGAAACGCTTCAGGCGTCGGTGGTTGGGCGGCTTACAAAATCCCCGCCGTACAGAGTGCGGTTCAATAATGGCTCCACTATCACAGGAATGACCGCAGGCACAAAGTCCGGCGCAGGGGGTGGTGCCTCTCGTGGTAAAGATTCCGACTTCATTATCCTTGACGAGGCCGATTATCTCGACGACAACGACTTACGGACTATTATGGGTATCCGTATCGGTAACCCTCATATCAGAATTATCGCATCGTCGACCCCGTCTGGCGCTCGCGGGATGTGGTACAAGTGGAACACGGACCCTCGCAAGAGATGGATGGTGCACCACTACCCGTCCTCTGTAGTTCCATACTGGGACAACATTATGGACTACGACGTGTACGGCAATCCGGTCACGTTTGGAGAGGAGATTCTGGCAGGGTTCGATGAGTACGGTATTATTACCGAGGTGCTCGCCGAGTTCCCCGAAGAACTTGCTGGCGTGTTCCAGAAGTGGTACCTGGACATTATGTTTGGGGATCAGCAAGTTATAGAAGCAGCCGGGCTCAAGAGCTTCTCCAACTATACTTATCCGGCACGTTTTAATCCGAAAACGAGAAAGCGCGTTATGGGCGTGGACGTGGACAAGTACGCTACCGGTCCTGAGATCGTAATCGTGGAGTGGAACGATAAGTACAACAAAGCGTTCATTCTCCAAAGAGTGACAATGCCAAAAGGGCGGAAAGGAGAACTAACCCTTCACGCCCTTGTCGATAAGATCATAGAGTTGGACCGGAAGTGGAAGACCTCATACATATATGTAGACCGCGGCTACGGAGAGATGGTCGTGGAGAACTTACATAAGTACGGTAAGGAGCATCCCGAAACAGGTCTCGGGAAACGTGTTGTTCCAATCTTCTATGGAGAGCATGTCGAGATACCAGACCCCTACAAGCGGGGCGAGTTCACAAAGGTACCAATCAAACCATATCTCGTGCAGCTTGGCGTGCGCCTGACCGAGCAGTGTGCGCTGGTCGCTTCCAAAAAAGATATGAAGCTTAAGGAGCAGATGGAGAATTACCAGGTTGTAGCCCGGAGCGCTACTACAGGGCAGCCCAGGTACACCATGAAGAACGAACACGCACTGGACGCTTTGTTGTTTGCCCTGTTCGGACTTATATCCAACTTCTCCAACGAGCTGATCTTCCCGAGAGGTTCAAAGGGGGCAGTTGTACGTCACGGAAGACAAGGACCCGGAGTACACGGTAAGTATTACATAGACCCCTATACTGACGCAAAGAAACCAAAAGAGGATCCCCGTATGAATGGTGGGGTTCTCCAAATATACGACATTCCGCCTTCAGGACGAAAGCCTGTAGCGCCAAGAGGGAGGAGGGGTCGTATTGGTACCAATCGTAGAATGCCTGGGGCCTCAAATCGCTCGGTGTGGGGCAGGGGGTACCGCGGGAGATGACAACACGAATAAACTTTTCTGAGCAACCAGTCGCGTTAAGAGGACGGCGTTTTGGGAACTTCGGAGAGAAGGAAAACACTTTATCTGAGATTAGAGATGGAGTCTATACTTCTCTAATAAGGCTTGCAAACGTTCAGGAACGAGTGTATAATCGACTTAAAGAGCTGGACCTTGAAGATGAAACGAATCGTCGACTCGCCTTTTACGGCACTTCTCCGGCACAGTCCTGGAGTGAGATAGTCGACGCGGTAGCAGATGACCGGATTGTACCCGTTACAGTAGACGAAGACGAGTACACAGAGAAGACGGTATCTGCGTATGAGAATGTCGAGCAAAAACTGCGCGACCTCTCATTCCAAGTAAAAGAAGCCAAGGACGAGTTCGATCGCACAGGAGACCAGACGGTACTGGAGCGATACGCAAGGCTTTCAGAGGAGTTTCAACTGATAGCCACACAAAAGGTCCGGATAAAAGAACCAAGCAAAGCCCCGAGCTTAGAGCTCCAGCAGGCTGGCCTTCAAAAGAAGGTTGAGGCTTTATTGAACACGAGTGACTTCGACCTTCAGGAAGTGCAGCGGTTGGACTACAGTATTACGGAACTCCAGTACGAACGGGAGTTCAGACGGAATGTTGAAGGGGCTTATGGGAGCATTATCGGATATACAGCTCAAGCCGAGATCGAGAATCTGCAGAATGCGTTCGCGCTTTCGCATGTCGACTCGGTACTCAGTTATGGTTCTGAAGAACATATCTTTCAGCTTATCAGTTCATTTGCAGACATACCAGCGAGCGCCAGGGCAACGGCGTTCGCTTCTTTTGTTACAGCAATAGATAAGGCTGTCTTGAATAGTAGGAGGATGCAGGATACAATAGCGAAGGTCCTGGGAAGGAGCCGAACGGCGCGCAGACTGATCGCGTGGCAGGCCGCGAAACTTGCGACGAAACAGGGAGTGCGCCTGATGCACAACATTCAGCACATGGCGTCCCGCTACGATATCGACGGAGACGACGTGGTGCGGAAGTTGGACAGGGCGAAGGTAAACAACCCGCTGCTTCAGGCTCTTACCGACGCAGTTGTGGAGGGTATGACCAGTCAGAACGATACAGCAATGAAGGGGTTCTTTCATGCAGTATCCTACGACGTCAACCTTTCTCAGGTTGGGCTCATCCTTCTGGATAGACAGCGCGAACAGGAGTCATTACGAAAAGTGATTGAGACGGCTCGTGACCACATCTTCCATAATTGGGATGGAGATGTCGGCAAGTTGGGGCGTAAAGTCCGGCACTTTATAGATAAGTGGAAGTTGGAGGCAAAGGCCGATCAGTTGCAGGAGATGTTGTTGCCGAGTACGATTGACCTGGAAGATTTGAAAACTCCCGGGGGAAGGAAAGGTTTAATAAGACAGGCTCGGGACAGCATTAAGAGAGTCGCGAACGATCCCGTTATGGCGGACATTCGCGGTATTGTCGTTGGTGGACTTATTACCGGAGGGGTCTAATTGGGTAGACCAAGTTGGAGAGACAGATTTCGGGGCTTTATGAATCCTGGCGGTTCATCATCTGTGCTTGTCTCGATGAACCAGTCTCCGGCATACAATGGCAATACTGCGCTTGCGACCAGACCGCTCCCTCCGGTTCCTGTGGATAGGAAAAAGCGGCCGAAGCGTGTTAAGAAGGTAGGTCTTTCTTACGCCCCTCCACAAACGGGAATAGGCGGTGCCACCAGAACATACGAGGCTCCTCTCTTCGACCTCAACGAAGTGAGAGTGGCGTGTGAGATCGATTCGTTTGTACGTCGCGCAATCAACAGGCATGTCGATGCGTTCATGAAGCAGGGTTATGCCATTAAGGGTAATCCGAAAACAGTCAAGTACTTACGCAAACGCTTCCAGACAATGGCAATGATGACAGGGAAGCCTTTCCGTACGTTCCTGGGTGAAGCGGCTGCGGACTTTGTCAAATACCACAACGTGTTCCTGGCGAAAGGTCGCCTGGATCCTAACACACGAATCCCCGGGATGCCAAAGCTTAAAGGTATTACGGATAAGCAGCCAATCTCGGCGTTCTTTAAATTAGCTCCTCCCACAATCAGTGTTGCTCGCAAACGGGTAGGTAATGAGACCCTGATGTGGATGCAGACTGTTGGCGAGCCTGTACCGAAGCTCACCGCTATTGGGAAGGGATCGTTTCAGAAGACGCTCAACAAGGAACCTAACCGGATTCTCTTCAAGCCGGCTAACATGGTCCACTTTTACAAGGACCGTGAGGAAGGCGAGATCTATGGCACGCCGTTTGTCCTCCCATGTATCCCGGATGTCAAAACGCTCCGCGAGGTTGAGCAGTATGCTGTCGAGCTGGTGCACCTGTTCTCAAACCCAATCGTTGAATGGCGCGTTGGTACTGAAGAGCGACCTGGAGAGAAAGAAGATATTGAAGACGCCAGGTCGGAAGCTGAGCTGGGTCCCGTTTCCGGAATCTACGTAATTCCGGGAGATCAGAAGATCGAGGTTCACGCAGCCTCCGCCGGAACAGATGTCATCAAGTTTCTCGAATACTTTGAGAAGCGGGTCTTCACTGGCCTGGGTACTTCACAAACCCAGATGGGCCGGGGCGACACCAGCAACCGTTCTACCGCAAGGTCCATGGAAGACGAATTCATGGACAGGATACGCGGATACCATGCGGAGTTTGCGGCTTTCTTTAATGAACTGATAGTCAATGAACTGCTTATGGAGGCCGGGATTGACCCGATGGACGAGACGGTTACAGCCTGGATAGAGTTCCACGATCCCGACGTCAACCGTCAGATACTCATTGAGAACCAGGAGATTCAGAAGTTTACCAATTATATGATAACCCGGACAGAAGGGCGCCGGAATATGGGTTACGATCCATTGGAAGACGCCGATCGTCATGATACCTACATGGGTCTGATCAAAATGCCGTTGGCGATCATTCAAGCCGTGGACGAACCGTTTACGCCGGAAGCAAAGGATGCGCTCAAGAAGTCTACAGGGATCGGCTCGTTCACTACGAATCCTCCGGACAATTCTACTTCAAAGCCCAGTGGAGGGTCGTCCGACACTAAGACAAAAACACCTGACAATAAGACCAGGCCAAAGAATCAGCACGGCACGGGAACCAGAAGGCCGGCCGGCAGCCGGGAGGACACTGGAAGAGAATATTATAGTCAGAGCGATATGCTTCAAACTATCGGATCCCTCGTTAGGATGCGCGGCGGTCGGTTCGCAGACATGACCGACGAGGAGATAATAGATGCACTTGAGCGTGGTGACAAGGAACTTGCCGAAGTATTGCTTGAGATATATAGAAAGAATACAGGAACGGCAACTCCTGTAGAACGTATACATAGTGGGTTTATCGCTTCAATATGCGCCTCTTTCAGGGAACGTCAGGGTGTGTTTCAGGAGATGAGCGACGAGGACATAGCCAGGGAGATCGCTCTTGGAAACAGACATATTGCACATATCGTACGGGAGATGTATTTCGGAGTCGATATGGAGGAGGGGTTCGAAAGCCTGGGTGAGGTGCCTACTATTGTTGAGCGCATCTCAAAGAGTGCGTTCGCCGAGTTTTACAGTGAGGCATCGAAACCATATCAGCTCCTTCACAAGGACATGGTGAGCCTGGTTTATAACAGGTTCGACAAGGATACGGAACACTTTAATATCGGCCATGCAGAATCCCTGTTCAGGGAGTTCGAGGACTCCATGGAAAAGGTCGAGGAGTCCAGGTTATGGCCGCAGTTCTTGCGAGGTGTTAAAGAATGTATGCGAGACACCAGACGCTCTGTGGTCGACATGGAGCGGATCGAGGGACGCTTTGCCGCCCTCCTTGAAGATTATAAAGAAGAATGGAAGACGTATACAAAGATCGTATATGATAGGTTGGTGAAAAACCTTGCCGATGCAGCAGACCGCCAGGAAGCCGTTTCTCTTACACAGGGAGTGTTTGAGGCTCTGGATTATCTGCACAAAGCTAAGGCTAAAACTCACTTCTATCATTCGAGAAACTTTGGGTACGGATTCACGGCATATTTACAGGGTGAAGATGCGGTTATCATAAAACACTTCTCAAATTGTGAGAAGTGCGGTAAGATAGATCGTATTGAGCTCGATGGTTTTGGACTTCACAAGTTACCCCCCTTCCACTACAATTGCGAGTGTGAGGCCAAGGTAGAATAGAAGGAGGCGCCAGATGGCACGAGGTGATGCACAGTACAGGTTAAGGATCTTTGAGAATTGGGCAAAGAAGCCTACACTTCTCTCCTTTGCAACCCCAGCGCATGGAGGGTTCTCCCCTGCACAGGTGGAGAGGTCTATTGTCGCCGAGATGACTCCTGGTTCCGAATTCTGGGAAGCACTCCAGCAAGGATCGATACGTCCCGAGATATGGGCAATCGAGGCCGGGTCGACGAAGAACCATAACATCTACACGGCCAAGAGGTTATTGAGCGGAAAGCCTGACGAGGACGGCTACCCCAGCGGTGTCGCGTCATGGTCTTCTCCGTTCGGCAAGCCTATTCTCACGAACCACGACATTGACGTGGACCCGCTCGGACGTATTCGGGCTCCGGAGGACGCCAAGTACGCTCGCCGAAACGGGAACGCAGGAATACTTCTGTATCCTACATTGACTCAGCCCGAGGCGATAGGCAAGGTAGTAAGGGGGGAGTATCTGACTGGCAGCATCGGTTCTCAGACAGACGCGGCGCTCTGCACGATATGTGGGCACGACATCGTGGCAACCCGTGAGCTCTGCGACCATGTAAAAGGTCGGAGGTATAACCAGGACGGGGAGCAGGATCCCAAAGGCGACCGTATGTGCGCATGGGAACTCGGCAATCTCTGGTTCCAGGAATATTCTTTCGTAAACCAACCCGCGAAGTCTTCGTCTGCAATTCTGCAGGTAGACACTCGCGAACGATTCGAAGAGAGTATCTCCAGGAGCGGAGAGATCGTGTTCTCTGGCGAGAAGGCAGACCACAAGACGGTATGCTACGGTTGCGTCGGCGAGGAAGGTGAATGTCTCGGTGTGGGCGAGTGTGAAACCCAACCGCAAGAAGCCTTCTACGTCATCAAGCTCCATAAGGAGCGCCGGCACTTCTGGATCCCCGACGGATGGAAAGAAAGTGCCGGAATGGGAACTATTCCCACACCAACGAATGAGGAGGACGCTTCAATGCCAGCAAAGAAAGTTGTGTATCCTGCGATTCCAGAGCAGGAGATGATTGAAGCGAAGCTCTCCACCAAGAAGCGCAAAGCGCTACCCGACAGCGCGTTCTGTGGACCGAATAGATCGTATCCGGCCCACGACGCGTCGCACGTCCGAAACGGACTCGCTCGCCTGGCTCAGCACGGCGGCAGGTATTCGTCTGCTGTCAGGTCCAGGATTCTTGCCTGTCTCAGACGCAAAGCCAAACAGTTTGGCGTCAAGACGAGCAACAAGAAGGAATCCGAAGACAAACAGACGGTTACCATCGAGCTGGTTGATGTCACGGGCGACAAGGCTGTCGAATGGGTCGATAGCTGGTGCGAGTCCAATGGCCTGACAGAAGACCTGAAAACGGTCAAGGCCAAGTCCGACGAGGACTGGGATACTGTGCTGCAGTCGGAGTGGGCGGAATCTGAAACAGACTCCGTTAAAGAAGGAGAACGCGAAGAGCTCAAAGCCCACGAAGACTTTCTGGCAGACCTGGAGGAGGGTGTGTTTTGCGGCCCCAACAGGTCATTCCCGGTCTTCACATCGTTCGGAGCACAGACGGCTCGCGCCATGCTGGCATGGCCCAGCACCCGCGAGAAGCTTACTGTGGAACAGCGGGGCAGGATAATGAACGCTGTTGCCGAACAGGAAACCAGGCTGGACGACAAGGGTCTGTATCCCGGAGCAGAGGGCAAACTTCCAAAGTGGTTCAATCCTGAAGAGTTTGTGATGATTGCGAACATGCAGGAGGACACGATCCACAAAGCGAAGGAAGGCTTCGGTTCCGAGAAGCAGACAGGCAACACGAACACAGGCGAAGGCGCCACCGGAGATGGATGCGGTTGCGGCGCGGGAGCCGAGGAGCTCAAGAAAGTGAAGGATGAGCTCGCAGCAGCAGAGGCCAAGATCGAAGATTTGACCGATACAGTTGCCGTTCGTGATAGCCAGATTGAACAGCTCAACGGACAGATCTCCACACTCCAGGCCAGCGAAGCTTCGCTCCAGAAGGAAGTTACAGAGCTTCAGGAGCAGAACTCGAAACTCGGCGCGGACGTCCATAAGGACCTCGTTGAGAAACTGGTCAAAACTCGTGTGGGCGCGGGAAGCAAGCGTACAGAAGAAGAGCTTCGTGAGCAGTATACTAAACTGCCGATCGACTCGCTGAAACATCTGCTTGAAGATCTGCAGAGCGAACTGGGTACTTCGGACAATCCGATGCCCGCGGCAAGGCCCGCCACAGAATCAGGCGACGCCCCCGCAGGGAATGGTGTTAAGGTCGATAACGCCAGCGGTGGTCAGGGAGATAAACCGAACGAAAGCAGTAAAGCCGTAAGACGTTTCGTCGCGGCTGCTGTATCGACCGGTGCCCTGGCAGAGACTCCGAAGGATCAGTCATAATATCTCTGACACAGAGGAGGCAGTATCATGGCAAAAGCAGCTACAATGGGCCGAGCTCCTGTCTACGGTGCCAGTGGATTGATGCCCCAGCCTTATGTCGACAAGACGCGGGGTCGGACCAATAACCGGCTGATCCGCGGTCCTCACGTCGACATCATCCCGATGCATGGGCTGGAAGTCGATCCGGCGCCCCAGGTAGCAGCGAAGCAGATGGAGTACAAGTGGACATGGGATAATAACACAGCATCCCAGGGCCAGTGTGTGCTCCCCAAGGGCAACATGGTTGCCTTTAATAACTCCGGTCTTCTGGATTATGCTGACATTCACGCCAATCCAGCAAGTGCCACTGTAGGACAGACCAGGTATGTTTCGGGCCTGTCTTATCTCAACCTGTTCAAACCCGTGGCCGACAGGCTTTCGGCGAACAGGCCCGGCATCGCAGTTCGCGGATACTTTGAACTTCCAGTATTCGAGAGCTACGATGATGCAGACGCAGCCGAACACGTATGGGGCGCTATCGTGGCGCCACAGGGCATTTTGCCCGGTGACGTGTTGCGTATCTGCGGAAGCGATCCGACCAATTCCAATGCGGACGGAACTCGCGCTCCCGGATGGTTCACCAATGTTAAACTCCAGCACACGACTCTGGCGGCTTCCGCTCAGAAACTGGACCCGTACGATGATATCGTAATCGCTCAGATCTTCGAGTTTGATGACGGTCCGGTCTTTGACGGTCTCGCTGAGTGGGTGCAGTTTGACAACCCCTTCGAATTCGAGTTCGGTAAAGGCTTCTGGACTGGCAACCCCGCCGACGACGGCTATGCCGCCTATGATGGCGAGGACCGCAGGTTCTGGCGTGACCCGAATTCCAACACCCTGTTCAGCTATGGTCCGAATGACGCCGGCAAAGGAATGTATCCCTACGATCCGCGTCTGCAAGACCCATGGTTCCGCGACGCTATGGGCATTCCGAATCTTTCGGATGGTGCCAACTGGCAGACATGGCAGCAGGACAGGTTTACCCTGGACAACACCGGCGGGGCTCTTCAGAATTCCGCAGGAGCAATCGTCCTCCAGCTGTACTACTACGCTTTCGGCGGAGTGGGTGCGGCCCTTAAAGGCAACGGAGTGGCGGGCACTCTGGACAATACGGACATTCTGGCCGACGGGACAACCTACGGAACCACGCTGGATGTCCAAGCCTGGCTGCGGGCACAGGATGGTGGCGGCGGAACAGAGGCAGTGGCCGTTGACGATAACGGCGAAGGCATTCTGACTCTCACTATCACTAACCCGCGCACAATCGATTACGGGGCGGTCGAACTCTTCTTCCGGGCCAAAGGCCAGGTTGCAGGAGTCCCCGTGAACATTGACATTGCGAAGTGCATCGGTGTTGCGCGCTTCCAGCTCTACCTCAGATAAGGGAGGGAACCTTCAATGTTAAAGCTCTCGCTCAAAGAGATGATCGAGGAAGGAAAACGACCTGACGGGCGCAAGATCGAGAATGTGTCCAAGGTGTCTGAATTCCTCATCGAGATGGAGAAGCAAGAGAAAGCCATCCCGCTGAACTCCAAGGTCTTCTCCACACTCGCCGAGTACAATCTGGATTCACGCGCTAACGAAAGGATCTCCCTGGAGGAGTTCCTGACGAGCGACGATGCCTCCGTGCTCATGCCACGGGTCATTCAAGGCACGCTTCGCGAAGCAGCGGAGCCTGTGCTGATCTTCAAGCAGTTCTTCCAGATTATTCGGCTCACGGCCGGAAACGCGATTGAGTTCCCCAGCGTGTCAGCAATGACCGCGAACGATATCGCAGAAGGCCAGCCTTACCCCAAAGCCATCGTTGACTTCGGCCTCCACAAGTCGCTGGAGATCAAGGTTGGCAAGTATGGTCTCATGTTCGGTGCCACCGACGAGGCCATTCAGGATTCACTGTGGGATGTTATCGGCATCCTCACACGCGGCGCCGGACGCGCTATGGCAAGGTGGGAGGAGCAGAAACGCGCCAACGCCTTCCATATGCACGCTCACGTCCGCTTCGACGGCGCACTGCCGGAAACCAGTGACGCTCACCCGACAGGATACGGGTTCGACCCGTCTGTCCCGCCAGGTTCAGCGCCCGCAGGTGGTCCGGTAGGACCGTCTCTGGCACTCAACGACACCCTGAGCACCATGGACTGGATCGAGATGATCGCGACCCTTATGGCTCACGAATTCACCCCGACCAATGTCCTGATGCATCCGCTGTATTGGCCTTCCTATGCGAAGACCATCTTCTTCGGCGGTCTGGGCAATGTTCCGCAGCGCTGGAATCCTTCCAATGTTCCACTGGGTGAACAGGCTATCGCCGCGGCTTTGCCGTTTGCGATTCAGCCAATCCTCAGCCCTCGCGTACACTTCAACAAGCAGAAAAAGGCCGGCGATCTCTATGTCACCGACCGCAGCGAAGTGGGCGTGGAACTCGTTAAGGAAGATATTATGTCCGACGAGTGGCGCGAGCCATCTCAGGACATCCGCAACATCAAAACCAAAGCCCGAAAGGGTTGGGGCATCCTTAACAAAGGACGCGCCATTATTGTGGCCAAGAACATCCGTGCCGACGTGTCTTACGATCCGACGGTTCAGTTCGTATACAATGTCAGCGGATAATTGCCGCAGTGTGACAAGTAACTGGGACCGGGGGAGCAGTGCCTCCCCCGGACTCCCTTTATATCGGAGGGCAGCATGGGTAAGAATATAAAGATCAGACTGAATGAAGGAAAACATCAGTTCGAATGCGCCACTCCGCCAGTGAGAGTAGACCGCTACACGCCCGATGCCGAGGTGGAGGAGAAGGATTGGAGCAACACTTTGAGCTGGGGTGTGCAGGCAGGTATCATATCCGTCATAGACGAAGACAAGGTGTCCGCTGAGCAGGAGATTCCACCTGAAACATTTGAGGAAGGCTCTCCGATATGGCGCGACGAAGAGGGCAAGTTTACCACTGAGGACAAAGATGCAGATGGCGTCCCGGAGGTTATAGAGAGGCCGAAGAAGGTAAAGCGGCCAACAACCAAGAAACAGTGTACCGCAGAAACAGCCAGCGGAAAGCAATGCAAGAACAAGGCGCTGAAGTACTTGTCGGTGTGTGTCAAGCACGCTACAGATGAGGAGCTCGCGACGGTAGACGACAAACTGGCACAAGAGGGATAACATATGGTTTTTGGGGTAACTGAAGACATTAAAGTCCTCAAAACGTCCCCCGAAGACTCGCAATCAAAGGTCCCTCTGACGACGGAGATTAAAGTATTCTTCTCGCAGGCGATCGATGCAGCGACTCTGCATACGGGTACGTTTATTGTGGCTCGAAACGCTATCACGCCGATAGCGGGTTCGGTTCGCTATGAGGCGCTTCCGAATCCGAAGTTTGGTATTCAGGATGGCGACTTCGTAGGTATCTTCACCCCATCAGAACCCCTACAACCGGAAACGCAGTACCAGATAACTCTGGTCGGTCTCTCGCACCCGTTCACGGGTGGTACGAACAGTGTTATTAAGAATGTTGTAGGGAATGCGATGGGCCATAATGAAGTGTTTGCATTCTCGACCGGGTCGGTGAGTGCTCTTCCGCCCGTTATAGAGCTTCCTGTCGAGTATTCGTCGATAACTGAAGTTAGACCCACCTTTCGCTGGACGGCTATTGCTGGAGCGGATAAGTATGAGATTATGGTAGGAACTTCAGAATTGATGGATCCGCTATACTTACCTCCGGGTTGGTCTCAGACGTTTCCTCTGGACATTCCCGGCGATCAGACGGAGTTCTCACCGGACGTGCCGTTTGAGACTGGCAAGCAGTACTACTGGAAGATGCGTACGTACATCGACGAGAGATGGAGTGCCTGGTCCTTGCTGCACTCGTTTTATATTCTTGAGCCGGGACAGGAAGTTCCATACTTGCCGGAAAGGGAATTCGAACCGGGCCAGGGGGCTTACGAGCTCCTGACAGGCAATGAGCCGTTCAGGCTTATCGCTGTGGAACCTGCTGATATGGATTTGGACCAGGAGCCGGAATACATCAAGGCGATATACAACAAACAGATAGACCCGGACTCTATCGACATCAACAACATACAGATAACAGGGCATAAGGTGCAGCAGTCTGACCCGAATACGACATCGCCAGGGGCCGTTGGGATTGATGACGCCTATGTAGACCCAGAACAGCCCAATATTCTCGTCATCATTCCGAACGGAGGGAGCGCCCCCGTATCTATAGGAGGTAGTGGTTCTATGACTGCCGCATGGTATGAGAATCTGTTCCGTGACATCCAACACCTCAGTGCGAGACGTTATGGTTTTGGAAAACACTTCCTGGACCTCACGGAGCGTGTGAGTGGGCAGGACAATCTCTACACAGACACTCGCATCAGTCAGCTTCGTTTGGCGCGTCGTGAACCTTACCCTGTAGGCGAGTGGATAGGGTCTACGTTTGAGATAGAGGCGCCTGGAAACATCAAAGACGTTCAGATGAGGTCGCGATTTGAGGTTGAGGATGATACCCAGATACGGATCAGGCTATCTTCAGATGGTGGCGCTACGTACATGACAGCAGATTTTGCGTATGATCCCGAAGATGATATTCAGACAGTGGATGTCCCCATCAACCCTGGGGCACATATTCGGGTTAAGGTTGAGATGATGTCCGAGAGTTCGGACAGAACACCGCGGATGGAATGGTTCACGGTGCTGTTTAATGTGGAGGTGAGCCCGTAATGATTGATACTTTACTTTATGGAGGAGGTTTGTTAGCTGGCGGTAGTGCTATGTTTCAAAGTTTTGCTCCCAGCATCGAAAGACCTGTCAACCCTTTTGTCAGGTACGCCGCGACAGCAGCCGGTGCATTGTTTACTGGTGCGGGTGTTTCGGGAGCTGCATCTGGAGTATATAACGCAGCCACTGACCCATACAGCAGCACACCAAGTCGTGTGTTCCATTCGGCAATAACAGGAGGTATGGCTGGCGCAACCCTCGGGGCTGGCTCTGCTTTGTTTCCTGTAGCGGCAAAAGTTATAGCTCCAGGTGGGGCAGATGCGGTACGTGTGTCGTACCAGAAAGGTGTAAGTACTGCTGAAACCTTGATGACCGGACGGCGCGGCGTTCGTGGCGCATACGCGATGCCGGCGGAGGAAGTTCTGGAAGCCACAATAGGAGGCCGAACCGGTAGTATTGTATCTCGAATCCCTGGGGCGCGCAGATACGCTGCTCAAGTGTCTGGTGTCAAGAATGTTATCACAGAACACTTTGGTGAGGAGGCTGCAGCGCTTGGAAAACGACTCAAGTGGGGCGGTGTTATTGGCACTAGTGTCGGGCTTGGGATGGCACTTCTTGGCGGTATGGCGGCGAGCAGTTCAGGTTCGTCACTTCAATCAAACAGACCTATATATTAAGGGGAGTCATGTCACAGAAGGTTGTTAAAGACAGAGGGAGTTCTCTATACGAGCTGGTCGTCAGTGCGGATGAGCAGCAGCGCAACGAGCAGATTGACCAGTCTTTGATGCGACTGATGGAGGTCGTTGACATCAGCGTGGAGCAAAGCCTGGCCGACGAGTTTGCCGCACTTCGGGATTCCGATGCGGTCATAACGGATCGTATTGACGCTATTATGAGCGGCCAGGAGGAGTTCCTGGCGATAGCTCTGCCTGATGGATTCACTCTCCCGGAGGCTGCCGTTCAGATGGATTGGATAGACGGCCATACACATGCAGGTGGTGCGTTCGGTAAACTTATTGACCACCAGACGCTCTGGAATGTTGGAGAGAATGACCATCATAAAAGACTGCACATGCTTACCGGTCCTGACCACGTTGGCGCACTTCAGGAGCTCATCATTCAATGGCATCCGACAGCAGGACACAGGCACGAAGGGGTGCAGACCAGAAAGATACGGCATATAGACCTGGACCTTATAGACAAAGACGATCACCATCCAATGTTCCACATGCTGGAAGACCATGTAGGGGAGTTGGATGCTTCCGTAATCAGGATGGCGGGAGAGGTTCTGTCGGAGGTTCTTGAGCAGATGCAGGTGGACTTCAGGGTCCATGACGATGCTACTGCTACGGTAGCGCATAACCTCACAACCCAGGAACTGGTTTCGCTGGGAATGGCGACACAGGAATTGTGGGCTCGACATGTGTGGGACACAGCAGCACATCCGTTCATGTCCGAGAAGATAAACAATAATGCAGCGAGCCTTGCCGTCATTGCCGTCGACATCAGTAACCTACAGGCTCTGATCCCCGGCATTCAGTCGGATGTATCCGGAATCGAGGCGCGTCTGGCAATTATGGAAAGCGTTATGCCGACCAAGCTGGACGCTGCGATGTTGTTTCCGTTAATCACAGCCTGGGGTGGCGCAGGAGCGGTCCTGGGCGGTACTGTACCGCTCGAAGCGGTCATTACAGACGCAATACAGGCTACGGACGCTCTGTTTACTAATCTGGTATCGGACTCCGCGGCTATAACGGCCCTGACAGCGACGGATCTTGTCGTAACAGGGACAGTGTCTTTGCCTGAAGGGTCCATTGAACAGACTGATGTAGCGACCGGTCCGATAGACTCTTCCTGGTATGCAACTCCAGCCCATCTAAACAATGACCTGAGTAATATCAGGAATATTATGGAGACGGTACTGGGCGATCCGTGGAATCTGGATGGAGCGAACCCTCCGGCGTTTCCGGCAACTTCGGCGTTTGCGGGAAGGGACATGAAGTCGCACCAGGAGGAGACATGGTACCGTGACTGGTTCTTTTCAAGCATGTGGTATCGTGGGCTCATTCTGGATGTGTTCAAGGACGATATAGCGATCCAGGCCGGAGGAAGCCTGGCTGGTGCAGTTATCGAGGACCACCAGCTCAAGGGACCGGGTGTTTATACTACCCGCACCTATTCTTATACAGCAGCCATGTACGATGTCGAGTATGTGATGTTGCACGTTGAAGCGTCAGACCCTGCCGCGGTATCTGCCAGAGTGACTGTAAACGGTGGGGTGGCATGGAAAACGATCACTTCGACGGACTTCGATAAGGCTATAGATATGGTGCCGGACGAGGGTCGGGAAGTTATCATAGAACTGACAATCACGGGAAGTGAGAGTGTATATTCTTACGGCCTGATGCTCGGGAGCACAGAATGATAATTGAAGAAGTCGTACCTGGACATCAGTTTCTGAAGAAGTGGGACTACTACGAGAATTTGTGGTGGCTCGGCTATTCCGCCATGTACGACCACATGAATGACGTAACCAATCCGCATGCTGTTACGGCGGCGCAGGTGACGATAGCGCCCAATGCTGTTGATCCTAATCCGAATCTGCAGAAGCATGTGGAAGATTCGAGTCGCCACATTCATTGGGGAGAACAGCAAACATTCAAAACAACAGGTCTGGCAGTTCTTGGAACGTCTGGTAAGATTACTCTGCCCAATGCGAATCCGACCAGGAATGAGCTGCTATTCATCGATGGGCTGCTTAAGGCAAAAGGTGCAACAGACGACTATACCGTACAAAACTTTGTGGCGAACCCTACCGAGATTGACGTTATCGATCCGACAGAGGTTCTTCACGACCAGAGTATTGTTATTGTGCTCTATGAAGAGCGAAAGTAAGGAGGCGCAGTTATGAGAGGGCAAAAACCGAGATCACACATGCAGGGAGTTATTCGGGACGGGCATTGGGATGTTGTCCTGGAGCCTGATCTTCCCGCAACATACAGTCAGCTGTCAAGCGGTATTATATTTCCGAATCCAGCTGACCCGTCGGAGGTGTTCGAGGATTCTTTTAAACTGGTTCAGATCGTGGTAACGTCGAACTTCGACTTCTACTGGAAGTTGCAGATTAACCTGAATGCGTCAGGCTCACCGCTCAGAGCAGGATACAAAGTGATCTATGGTTCGGCCCTGACGAAGGTACCGGTGTCTATGCCCCTGGCCATTGGGGCCAATATTGTGAAAGAATCGATTATGAAGTTCGAGTTCGACAATGGGGGTGGAGGGATGGGTGCGCCACCGGCGGTCGGTGGAGAGGCGGCCAGAATTCAGTTATTCGGATACTTCAATCCAAGAGTAATTAGGGAGCGCGACAGCTAATGTTAATAAGGCACGAACGTGTAACATTCCTGGGAGGATTCAATGCGAACCCCGTTAACGGAACGGTGGACTTGCGCTGGATTCCTTATATATCTACAGGCGTTACGCCTCCCGCCAACGCATACAAGCACGACTTTCTGACAGATTTGCTGACGGCGAGTTGGGCGATATCAGGAGGCGGTTCCGCCAGTATCTTTACGTATGGGACTGCCGAAGACTGGACGCATGACGATAACGTATTAGAGATGGCTTGCTCCGGGTTTCAGGATGTAAGCATGGAGTCCACATACTTCGATATCGGAGCGGGCGCCAGGCAGGCTGTCGAGTTTGTCATTGACATGAGGAATATGGGGAGCAACTCTCAGTTCAATTTTGAGTACTCCTCTTCAATCAATACGTTCAAGATGTATATCAAACAGGATAACATGTATATCTGGTCGGACGTAATGGGAGGCTGGATTAAAGTATATGACCAGGCCGCGTGGCCGGCGTCGCCGGACATTCTGAATCAGATATGCAAGTTCAGGTTCACCATAGAGCCGGACAGGACCTGCTTTGGGTATGTTGCAGTATACGACACGGTCGGAGGGGATTGGGGTATCGCAGTTCCAATGTTGTTCTGGGGTGGGGCCAATCTTAACCCACAGTGCGATGCACCGCCCACAACGAATGGGCATGTAAAGATGGAACTGCAGAACCTGGCGGGTTTAACCACTGTCAGGGTGGACCATGTTAAGATATACGATAGCGGAGCACAGGCTCTCCCACCATTCAAGGGTGCGCTTGGCGAGCCTACGTTTGACCATTATGAAGTTCACGTGTCATCTACGCCCGACTTCACCCCAGTCGCCCAGGGTCTTCCGGGAAGTACATGGTTTCAGGATGTGACTACATGGACGACAACCCAGATAACAGCTATAGGACTGGCTCAGGGTTCGACAAACTACATTAAGATCGTGGTAGTAGATACGGCCGGTAATCGAGAGAGGGTCAGTAACGAGATGCTGGTTGTTATCCCTAAGCCGGACTTTATGACTCTGTTCGTAAGGGTTTTGGGGTATGAGAAACAACATGCACCTCTTTGGGTCAGAGTATTCCTCGAAGGTGCTGAAAGAGTGGTCTTATGGGCGAAGGCTGTATTGGGAGATGAAAACAATGCGTGGTTGTTTACAGGTGTAAGGGCCTTGGGCAAAAACTTCTCATGGCTCTGGACCAAGGTTATAGAAGCCGGGGAGCAGAATTCCTGGTTGTGGAGCCAGGTGGCGAAACTCGGCCAGAAGTATGCGGTCCTGTGGGCTTCCGTTCATGCGTATGTCCACACGTGGGTATGGGCGAGGACTGCGCAGAAGGGGTCAAGTTTTGCGCCGGTATGGGTCAGAGGGGGACGCGGAACCCGGCGGTCGTCCTTTCTGTTTGCTCAGACAAAAGAGGCTCCGGCATTCACAAACCTGGTCCACCAAAAAGCAAGAGATCTTCTCGCCAATTGTCAGTGGGCACAACAACTGCATGGCGACATGAACAGTTAAGGAGGAATTACGATGGCGTACTTAGAACCTAAAGTAGAGTTCTGGAAAGGGGCTGTCGGCAAAGCGTGGGGTACGAGTGTTGCTAATCTGCCTGCTCTTCAGGGAGCGACTTATGACGATGCGCGAATATCCTATGGCGATGGCTCGGCAGGTGGATACCCCGGACAGAGCGGGAACTGGCTGAACAAGATTGCGACCGGCAATCCTGACTCGGTTGAGGGGGAAACTGACCTGTGGGCCGATCCGCTTCCGGCGGCGCTGCAATCAGCGGGTATCGATTCTGGCGCGGGTTTCGTAAACGAAGCCACTTCTGAACGCGATATCCTTCAGGGGAATCTGTCGTGCACCTTGAATGTGATTGTGTTCAACAATCGCGAGCTGCAGCAGGGTGGCATCGATGGGGTGTCTTATACGACGGCGGAGAACTGCAAACTGCGCATGTTCGATGAGCCGTTCTCTGATCTCCAGACAGCAGACCCGATCTCTACCGTTGCGGGCGGTGAGCACAGGTTTTGGCCAATTGTCCGGCAGCTGTCTTATTGGACGTACAGTTTTGCAGGGACAGCGTGGACTCAGCAGGCAGCCAAAACCTACCCAGGACCGTATGGGTTAGGGCAAGGTTCCACGTTTGCTGGTGGTGCGGGAGCGAATGCTCCACTGCTCGCTCCGTCGAGTCCAAGCGACTGGGATGCTGTTCCGACAGGGGCTCCCGAAGGTGTGGGGCAGTTTTATATTGGGTCCGAAACCAAGAGTTACATCGGATGCCTTGACACATCTCTCGATCCGCCCGCAGAAAACGACGGTGCTGCAGCCGAGATCCAGATGTTGTTAGTCGTTCCGTCCACAGCTGTAGCAAAACTACACTGGTGGGCAATGGCAGTCGAATACACGTTCGTGGTGGAGTAATATGGCAGATATCGTGGACTTTACATTTGTGCTTGCCGGAGGAGAGATTCTGCGCAAGTCGGAACTTCCGTCGGACCAGTGGAAGCAGTTTTGTCCAGTGGAAAGAATGGAGATTAACGGACATGTCTACCCACTGTTCGCTAAAGACGTTGTTGACGTCTACGTGGAGTGGCAGGGCAGGAAGATAAGAGTGCGCACTAAACCCCACTGGGGTGCGTACCGGTTTTTTGTCCATCACAATGGAGTGTCTTTCATGGGCCAGGGTGTTGGCGCACAGACGGGAACTACGTTCGGAGTAATCTATACGGATTACGGGTCGATTCATAAGTTTACTTTCACTACTGACGGCAATATGGAGCCGTCGGTCGAGGTCTTTGCACATGTGGAACCAGTCGTGTAGGTACACAGTCAGAATCAGCGGAATACGAAGCGTTGATGGGGCCTCTGCGCCCACAGAGTCGTTTTCGTTCTTCACCCCATTCAAACCGATGTGGGGTTCTATCGAGCTGATTGAGCTTGACCTGCGCGCCCTCCTGGGAACTATCCCTCCAGAGGTGATCCAGATGTATGCATACCAGGCGTCTCTTGATGCCTGGCGCGCAATCAAGCGAGGGAAGATATGGACGCCTGTGCCGGATGTAAACTATGATTTGGATCAGTTACTACAAAACGGAACGGACGAAGCCCTGGTAGGATATCTGGACTGCTACGTGCGGTACAGAACCCAGTACTTACTTCTGGTCAGCTACTTCCCATTCCTTGCCTCGGGAGGTACAGGGGAAAAGACTCTGGGCGACTTCAAGATCAGTTACAAAGGGAGTGTAACCGATCTAAAGAACGCTCTGGATAGCCATATCGTTCCAGAGATGAATGCTTGTTATTGGGCTCTGTCAGGAGAGCAGAAGACTAAGCCGGCCCCAAGGATTGTTGTCAGGGGCGCCTCTGCGGAAGCTGTTAGAAGACATAAGAAAGCACGCAGTTATATGCCGCCCGGAATGAGTCATAGGAGGAATTGGGACAAGTGGTAAACTTGAGAAGGGGATATACACCGCTTGGGAGTCGCAGTAGGCTTCGGGCCGACGCCAGCAGGATAAGGCAGCCCGAGCTGGTCCATGAGTTTGAGCAGTTCCTTGACGACAACGAGGGAATCGGTAGTATGGTTTTGTACTTAAGAAGAGATCTGGACGTCAAGCATGAATGCTGGCAGACGACCAGTCAGCATAGTAGAGGTATAAAAGCGTGTCCCGAATGTTACGGTACCGGGTATGCGGTCTCGATTGAAAGGCATGTGGCACGCGATTGGGGTGAGGCGTCTCCAGGTAGACAGGCGCAGTCATACCCACAGACAGAGCCGGGACGTGTTCCGAATCCGTCTCACAGTTTTGCAATGAAGCCTAATGCAAGGCCCAAGGTTGGGGACTTTATATTCAAGGTCGAATGGAATGAAGCCACGGAGATGGTTTTGAATCTTATAGAAGCACACGAAGTAGAGAGAGTAGAAGACAAACGCCAGGAACAGGGTGTCCTGGTTTTCTACAAAGTCTACTGCCAGGGGGCGGGCGTTAATGAGCGTGAGGTCGAACGCCTTCTACGACAGGAACAACGCATCAGGATAGTGGATTAAGGAGTCTGTATATATGTCAACTCCACAGCAGGGAACACATTCAGACGTTGCCGATTACAACGCGGACAACTTACCGGAGCACGGGTATGGTCCCGGCAATAGTTCGGGCAATGTAGACTATACGGGGGAGACCAACTTCCCCAACGGGGATAACGACGGCATCGACCAGTGGCCGGTGCACGACGACGGCGTTGATGAGAAGTGGTTTGCCAAGTACATCCACAACCTGTACTGCGCTATTATTGCCGTACAGAAGGTTATCAAGACGTCTCTGTCCTTAGGTTACCTCAGAGAAACCAAAATATACGAGTTTGAATATCCGGATCAGATCAATCCGAATCCGGCAGACTTCGACATAGCTATTCCGGTTAGTGACCGGCCAAACGCTATAGCGGGATCCTTCTTCGTCACTGTGAGAGGCAGGGAGCTGTCGTCTACAGAGTGGGAAGAGAAGGTCGTAGGATCCGAGGTTGTGGGAATTACCATCAAGCTACAAAACCTGATGGAGTACCAGGACCTTGTAAGAATACATTACGCTACAACGGTGAGTGTATAACATGGGAAGCCGAATGAAGGATTATATAGACGTTGAATCTGCGTTGTGGTCACGCATTATATTTGTGTCGGCCATGGGCAAAAACCTGGACGAAGATGGAAGTGTGTACAGACCATTCAAAACCCTGGATGCAGCCGTGGCTGCTATGACAGACTCGGACGTCTATGTTCTGGTTCTGAAAGATAGCACTTATACTGTCACGTCGTCGGTGAACTTTACGGACAAGAAGGTTCACATTTTCGGGGAGTGCGGTGGTGTGGAGATCCATGGCGATGGTGTTACACCTATTGTGGCTTTTGCTGATACGGAGCCGATAGCTGTATCCATGTCTGGTGTGAAACTATTTCCAGAGGGTGGTGCCACAGTCGGGCTTTCCATCGATGGCGGCTCTCAGGTCGGTAACGTGGTGCGCATCAAGGATGGTCAGGTCGACGGGAAGTTGGAGCTGACAGGGACGATCTCCACGGTATGGATAGAAGATGTGATAGCAGATGACATAGACACATCGTCTCTGGTACAGCTTATAGACGTGGGCGGCCTGCAGGCGGCAAGCAGGGATGTGCTCAACAACGTAGACCCGGCCACGTCGGTTCAGGTCAGAGACCACTCCAGGGTAGTATGGTACAAGACGAAGACGGTTGAGCAGGCTCTCGACGAACTGGTTGCAGAAGTCAGCAACATGGGCAATATGTGGGGCGAGCCTGTTGACACAAAGGCAGAACTTGCCGCTCTTGACTATACAAATCCGGACCTGGTGGCGGACAAGATGGCACGTCTTTGTGAGGAGAACGGAGCCATCTACAGGTACGATGCTGAGTCTACGGCTACGCCGGACGGCGAGAAGGTAATCAACCCGGACGGGAACACGGGAGACGGCAGGTGGATAAAGATATCCGCGGCCGTTCCGAATCACGATTCTACCGGCCCGTCCGGAGATGGACCGGAGTACAATCACCTGAACGACGCTCAATTGCAGGCGCTCAAGAATGTTCTGTCCAAAGGGCAGATGACAGTTGGGACAACATACGATTCTGCCGCGCCAGAAAGCGGAGAGATCACTATCGCGCATAATTTGGGGACCACGAATATTGTGGTCCAGTGTTTCGAGGCTGTTGGTGGAGGGAAGTTTGAGCAGTTTATTCCCGATAAAGTATCCATCGAAGACGGCAATACTGTTAAGGTTACCTGGGTTGGCGACGTGACCGCAAAGATAAGTATAGTGGGGATGCTACCATGAATATAAGAGGACATCTTAACGTCCCGGAAAGGGACACTGTAGTACCAGGGCACTTCCTGAACCTGTGGGTTGAGCAGGTCAGTTCACTCCCATCGTTCGATGTGAGCAGAGACCAGGGCCGCGTACTTTACCTGACCAGTACAAAGGAGTTTTATGGCGGAACGGATACGGAATGGAGGTTGATGCAGCTTATGAAAGGGGTATTTATATCTCAAGATCCGGTAGCCGTTACTATCCCTGTATTGGGAAGTGACGTTCACGTTGCATTCGATACGGGCCTTGGTGCGTCAGACGAGGTGTTTCGAGTGGATGCCGGTGTCTTCCAGCTCAAAACCGATCCTGGAACCGATGTCGTTCGTGTTACGTTGCACGTGTTGGATGCGGCTGAGGTTTTGACGGAGGTTACTTACTTCGACATCGACGCAAGCAATTGGCAACAGCCCCACTTCCCGGACCCGCTGAAGGCGGTCTCACGGCATGTGCAATATAAGATTAAAGCCTGGGACGGGGTGGACATAGCGAACCCTCCGGTTGATGGTTCGTTCGAATTTGATATGAGAATTCAATACTCCAAGGCAGACAGGAGTTAAGATATGTCAGAACCGATTGATGTAACACAATTCATAAAACTTCGGCCGGGGCGATTCCAGCCCGCGGCTCAAGCGCAACTTGACCTGTTGGCGGCAGGAGGGTCAGGGACGTTCAATCCCGGAGACCGTATTAAGATCATCATGCCAACGACGATGTCGATACGTGCTATCAAAATCAAAAGCAACACAGGAAACCCGGTCACTGAGCCTCCGAGAGTGAGGTTGTCTCGTGACGACTCGACATATCTACCTGTAGCTGGAGGCACCCGTTACCCGCGAGATGGCCACCCTGCCGTGTATGGAGGCGGAGACAGTTCGGTGGACTTTGCGCCAATGCGACACGAAAGTGTTCTGTCCGTTAATGGTGATGGGGGTTGGGAACCCGATGAGTGGCGGTTTGAAAACCTGCAAGATGCGTCTTCCTGTATATTCGCCGCAACAATGAACGACTTCGATGCAGCGTATATCACTCCGGATTTGCATAGGTTTGGAGAGTTGCCAGTAACCACTGACCCAATAGCATACACTCACAAGCCTATGCTGGCAACTTCTTTTGGTGGCGGTCTTTATGGGGATGCCGGAGGGTTGGATTTCGTAGGAGGGCCATATAGTACCGCGGCACAAAACAATGTATATCGTGCGTTTTCTCTTCCCCCATCGCTTTTCCAGGACATCGGTGGGGCTGTCTCGTTCGACATATCGTGTGTAGGGGATTATGAAGGAGTTACATGGAGGCCCGGTGTTCCTTTCGCGTCAGCTTACGGCAATACGAGTATCAGTTATTCATGGACAAACCCAGGATTGTTCGGAGCCTTAAAAGGATGGTCGTCTTCAGGTATTTCTAATGCCCCATGGCATTCGTATCACCCAATGGTGGGTCCATGTGCTACGCACACCAATGCGATCAACGATGGTGAGCAAAATTTGCTATCGTGGATGAACTACAATTGGTCGCCGGGCACTCAGGGACCTATAGTCCCGTCTCACGTTTTGACCGGAGCTTCGCTAACCCTTTATTCTCATATATATCTCAGGAAGAATGCTTATTACCCTCCGCGTGGGTTCTACACTTATGACGACATATATGCAAAGAAGTATGAGACAACTGACCCTCCAGCGACGTCAGACGATTGGCACGTGCCGGTTGTGAGTGAGGCTGTGTCGGGCATGCCAACCGGATCTGGTAGTGTAAACGGCTTCTGGGATTTTGGCGAACCAGCAACACCAATACTTCCGAGAGACAATTTCTACCACGTATGTATCTCATGGGTTTCGGATACTCTGGATCTCTCGTGGAGCGAGCACGATAAGCGTTCGGGGATCTTGGAAGATAATCGTGCCAGAGTAATGGTTAATATTGTGACTCCACAATGGGAATGGATACAGGCTTTTGGAACGAGCAACTTTGCCTTTACTGATCCGGTGGCGCTTGCAATAGGTGATGCGGCCTTTTGGGCAACCGACGCACCCGATGGGACATGTTTTGTTGATAACGTCAAGGTGTTCAAGAATCCAAAGTTCTATGTCGGCTCATTCGAGACGGCCTTTACACAGTTGACCTGTGACTTCCAGTACGTAGAGATTGAGATATCTCCCGACGAGGGAGGGTCGGTCACTATCGACGACCTCCTAGTGTCTATCTCCGACTGGTCCATTGGCTTCAGTGACCGTGATCTGGACAAACCACAAACTTCTGTGGATCTCAACGCAGAAGGGGTAGTAACAGCCAGAGGGGTAGATTCGGACCCTTATAGAAGTTACGTATACAATGGACATCCTCTCAGTAGCCAGGAAGATGTTGCTATAACTATAGAAGACACCGACGGTAATACAGAGAAACTGATTCAGATATCGGCCCACTATTGGATGAACACCGGTGACATGACTATTCAGTGGACTCCCGACTTTGTGGACGATCGGTTCGCTGACGTTCCCAACAATATACTGGGCAAGGTGCGTTCTGTAATTGGACCGCATGGTCTATACCGTGGTGTGGACCTGACGGCATTGGATTATGTAGGGGGCGGTACAGATTCGCTGTTCTACAAGTGGATGAATTTCGATGGTGCTTCATGGGTTACATTCGATGGGATATTCTTTAATGAGGCAGAATGGACAACGACGTTCCAATTACATAGAACAGGAATGGATGTCGGATCAACCGAATACCTGCTGTTCGAGATTATGGATTCTGTAAGTCTGGATTGGATTCGGGTTTCTTTATACTACGATGGGTCGGAGCGTCACCTGAGAGTAACTGCTCACGACGAGAGTCTGGCGACTACAGTCAATTACGAGCCCACAGAATCTACGGACCAGGACTTTACGCTCAGCACAGCATTTATCGGGATAGCCTTTGATGGCACAGATCTGAAGTTTTATAGAGATGACGGGGCTGGCGGAGCTTTGATTCAGATGGGGGCAGGCAACACGTCGGCGGCCGATCTTGCTAATCTCGTATTCGATTCCGACACTACAAGGCTAAGGGTTGGAGCTTCACTGGATGACGACACAGCGCCCGCCATTATTGCAGATGCTGGTGGAATAGACAATTTGAGAATCTACAGGTTTGACGCTTCGGACGAGGTATCCTATCCTGTTACAGATTACGAGACAGGTCTCACGTATTCGCCAATAGATCAGGACCGAAGCAGTGTCATGCCGGACTTGACCCGCGAGTTCAATTGGATTGGTTTTGCAGGTCTTGGAACTCCGCTGAGATTTGAGACAGCAAAAGACCAGACAAGCCCGACAGATCTCGACAATGGAGACGTAAGGGGAGCGTGGACGCTGTCTATTGAGAGCGATGGCGCTGTAACGATAGATGCGGAAGGTGACATATATTCCGATATGTGCGGATTGCACAAGTCGAACGCACAGGCGAATGCCGGTCTGGCATGGTGGTATTCGGACGAGCTGCCAAAAGATTTGGTGTGGTGTTTTGAGTTGGACCTAATTGTAACCGATCCAGAGGGGTGGATATTCAGTATGGTTCCAACGTACACATGGGATTTTGATAGCCCGCTATCCACTTTTGATACGGCAGACAGCCTGATAGTAGGGGCCAGCGTGAATGCGGCGGGAAACCTGGTCTTCTCGTATTGGGATGGCGCAGCAAGTCAGCACGATGACACAGGAGTTGCGATAGATCCAGCAAAGAAGTACAGGTTGCGCGTACAGCGTCTTGAGAATCCGGACCATACGCCACAGGATGTCGTAGAAGTTACATTGTTCACGGAGGGTTGGAACATCATACACCAGTTCCAGCAAGCGTTTGTATGGGGGTCGGTCAGCATGACATTCAGGACTGTTGTAGGCGACCCTTACCCTGTACCCTACGTAACTGCAACAATGTATATCAATAATGTAAGGATGAACTGTCCAGTACTGAGTGGATTGAGTATGAGGGGCCAGGCGATAAACGGAGGATGGGAAGAGTCAACGGCAAAAGGCTCGGTTCCTTTTTGGGTGCGCACCATTGTGGCAGATGGTGACCCGCAGGCAGGGTTATTGCAAACCAGAGTCCGGGCCAGCGGAAAGCTAGTTTCGATTAGTGGAGATACATAATGTCAGAAGAACAGTCTGAACTATCGCTTGGATTCTTTGTGGACTCAATAGCGCTCTACTATCCGGTAGGGTCGTGGGGAAACGAAGAACAGATACAGATGGAGTTCTTTGTGAGCTACGTGTATGAGCCTGTAGAGACAGGGAACGCCGGCGACTTTCTTGTGGCGTTTATTCTTCCAGCTTCCGCACCAATAGCAGGGAGTCAGGCGGCCCTTCCTGAAACGTCCAGCGGGGTAATATCATGGGAAGAAGGAGAGTATGTTAAAAGATATGTGTTAAGGAGAATCAGGGGAGGCACGACGGAGTATTTATACAGCGACCTGTCCTGGAATACAGTCGACGATGTAACACAGCTCATGTCTTTTATTCCTGAGAGTGCTTTAGTTACAGGACAATTGCTTGGAGGAAGTGGTATAGTGCCGTCCAGATTCTTTACATACGACGACTATCAGTCTGGGGATATTTACGAAGTGGCAGCTGAGTCTATAAGTCCGTTAGACCCGCAGGCGGGAACCACCCCTGTGGAGAGAGGGCGCTCAGACTGGCGGGCGTGTAATATCGAAACGCTGGATTCTGTTTCCCCAATCGGAAGACTGACGATACAGAGAGGTTTGGTAAGGTAATGTCACCAGTTAAACCGACATTCGCACACTTTCTGACAGCGCCCGACAGGCGGATGCTGTGGTGGACGTCTCAGGCGGGGGAACTGGTGTTGCTTCGAAGGTATCGTTCGACAACCGGACAATATGGCATCCTCCAGGACGACGGGACCTGGAATACGTCTGGGGCATTGACTGGTAACGAGTTGGTGTTCAAGGACCCACCGGTAGTCCAGGGACAGGTGGAACATCCGTTATTCCTGGCAGAAGGAGATTTATCTACCGATGTGTACTACGTGGCAGACTACGATGGGGTGAATATGCCATCGAATTGGATACAGTTTGAACCCATTGGTGAATTGGTAATAGGAGAACTGCGTACACAAGATGATCTGAGACGGTAGCATTATGTGACAGCTCAGTGCTATAATTGGGAAAGAGTGAGCTATGGCTAAAACGCTGACAAGAGACAAGGATGTTGCCCCTAAGAGTGCGGGGTATAATGGCATTCAAACCGACAAGCTGACCGATTACGGCCAGGAAAACAAGTTCCTGTCTGCGGCGCAGAAGGAAGCCCTCACAGAAGGTAAGAACGCAGACAGCATGCACTGGCATAGCGGATTCGGAGCTCTTGCTGTACAGATGGGAAGGAATGCTCTTGTTGTTCCCGGGCAGTATCTGTGGGCCAACGGGATCCCCAGCAATGTGGTGGGTATTCCGCTGGCGGTTAAGGGAGAAGTTTTATCTGTGGCGGTTGCTGTTACACAGAATGTTGTGGCTCCTGTTACTCTCAGAGTTACCGCCAATACGCTTTCTATTGATGTGACCATAGCCGCAGGTCAGAAAGTGGGCTATGTAGCAAACCTTACAACCAAGACGTTTGAGGCTGGAGAACAGCTCTCTTGCCGTGTTGTGAGTGGTCAGGCTGAGAAGCCTTCCGTACTCGTGGAACTGCGATGGAGACAGTGATGCGGGGCGGTTTGTTATAACAATCTTAACGGAGGTGACATACCAATGTCAGCAAGACTCAGGAAGTTGCGAAACGACCACGCGTCGAATACGTGGGATGTTTCAAAGTTAGGGTTCGCCGCTCCCATTGCTGCGGGAGGCGGAGAGCTCGAATTGACCCTCAGCTTCACAGATGCCGAGATAGGGGATGCTCTTCAAAGGGGCGATCTGGTACTGTCTACGGATAACGTGCTGGTGGTCGAGACGCCGAGCGGGACGAAGGATATTACTTCGGTCGCAGCATTCGGTACTTACACACAGCAGCAGATTACAGATCAGACCAATTCCGAACACAATCATGAGGGGGTCGACGGAGGCGGGAAGCTTGATGCTCTGGCCGCTTTAACCAACATCTCTGCCGCACCCGCAGGAACGGAACAGGTCCTTAAGACGGACGCCAGCGGCAATCTGGCGATGGGTGCGGGGAAGATATCTTCATCTGCAACATCGTTTAGCACCACTGATCTGGTCAATCGCGGTTATGTGGATTCTGTGGCTCAGGGGCTTGATCCGAAGGAATCTGTCCGCGTCGCCACGACCAACACAGAAGCCGACATGGATCTGAACAACCCGGGAACGTCGGTCATTGACGGAATCACGCTCAATATTGGCGACAGGGTTCTCGTGAAGAATCAGGCATCGTCCCCCGAAGAGAATGGTATCTATACCTTCCAGGGGTCCGGGGTTCAGATGACACGGACCGCAGACTTCGATGAAGACGCGGATGTCACGGCAGGAGCCTTTTTGTTTGTCGCGGAAGGCGCAGAGAATGCAGATTCCGGGTGGGTACTTACATCCAATGACGACATCATCATAGGAACCACAGCACTCTCCTTCGTCCAGTTCAGTGGGGCAGGACAAATTACAGCTGGCGTAGGTATGACCAAGAACGGGAATATCCTGCACGTTGGTTCTGGAGTCATAGAAAAACGTGGTGGAATTGATTTCCAGGCAGACGACATAGCGGTGACACCGAAGACTAATTCGACAGCTGCAGATCAGTATGGCGGCCTGCGTGTTAATGGGACTTCTGGAGAACTGGAAGCCGTAACGGACGACAGCACTCTCGAGGTCAATGCAAGTAACCAGATACAGCTTAAAGATGACGGAGTTACAGGAGCGAAGCTTGCGCCCGCCGTAGCAGGTGACGGTCTTCAGCAGGATGCGTCAGGAAACTTGAATTTTGATGCCTCCGACGTGGCCGGGGACGGTCTTGAGGATGACGGTTCTGAGAATCTTAAGGTCAAAGCGTATTCTGGAACTGACACTTCAGTTGCTCCGGTAACTGTAACAACCGACGGCACTGGAGTGGACACTGACGATGACACGATCAAGCATACGGCAGGTGTTTTGCGTTGCGATCGTGCCCCAAGCAATGGCCAGAAACTGATCTTGACATTTGGCCGTCGCAGTACTGTGCCGGGTGACACGTATCTCAAAAGCGTGAACGGGATCTTCGGCTCTGTGTCAACTTATCGAGCGATAAGGGCTGGCAAGGTAACGGGGATGTCAGTTCAGTGTGGAACGGCGCCGGGAACCTCGGTAGATTTTGAGGTTCATAAAAACGGAGCTGTGCTGGATGCGACTGTGGATGTGAACCTCACTGGCGGTGCGGCGGGTGGAGAAGACGATGGCGCCTCCTTCGCTAACAATACGTTTGCGGCAGGAGATCTTCTCTCAGTTTACGTGACAAACCTTGTGGGTTCTTCGCCGAGCGACGTTGTCGCGCTGGTAGAGATTGAGCTCACAGCTTAAGGAGTAGTTCATGGCAACAGCTATAACACTTAAAAACACGACGGCGTCACCCATTATTCTAAAGACGCTTGGGGGCAAGTCGGTTCCGCAAAATAATGGTACGCTCGTCGTTGTCCCGGATCTCGTTAGTGAGTCTGAGATGTGTCACTCGTATTCTGACGAGATACAGGCGTACATCACAGCCGGAAGTCTTGTGTTGGTTGTTGACGGTGTAGAGCAGACGCCTGAACAGGCGGGTCAGTGGATGGATCCGGCCTCCAAGTTCGAGATAATGGAGGCGGCGGGGGAGAAGGGGTGGATAGGGACTATCTCGTGTGGTGATACTGGCAAAGACTTTGTCAGCACAAGGAGAACTGTGTGGAAGTCTGTTCGGTCGTTCACATTTCCTGGAACGGACAATATGCATCGACTGCCGGAGTGCGCGGAGTTTATTATCTATACGGACTCCGGCAGCAATTATGCTCAGTGCAGATTGTATGATGTAACGAACAACAACCAGATCGCATACGCAGAGTCCAATTCGATTAACGACGATAACCTTGAGACAGATAACGCATTGACAAATCTCCCTGCAGGTAAAGCGGTTATGGAGTTGCAAATCAGGAGGGCGGCTGGAGATTTCGTCAGAGCAAGAACCAAGGGAGTGTCGATATTCTAAGGAGGGCTTATGTCAGAGATATTGTATAAGTACAGATATTATTGCGAGACGGAGGCCGCCCTGGTGTATGAGTGGCGCGACGATACTGAGGACGCGCCGACACAATGCAAGAACGACGCCAGTCATGTTATCGATGCGGATTCTGTTACCATTGTTCTTACTATTGATACCGAGGAACATCCAAAGGTGGACGAGGAGCGCGATCGCGCAATGAAGGTCAAGCTCCAGTTCCACAGGAATGGACAGACGTTCAAATGCGAAGGCGCGGGGGTTCGGTTGAACATGAGCACAGCGCCCGAAAGGGTTACCGATTATACTCCACGTAACAACTCGGTAACACTTACTGCACAGGCGGTGAGTGCTCAGGCAGACCTGGCGGTGTCAAGTGTTAAGGGGTTTTCCCTTTTCCAACAGGTAACGATAGATAGGGGAGGCGTTGCGGAGACCGGCTACATTGCTTCTATTGATGTGGCGAACAATGTCATTACCCTGGCCGCGAATCTAAGCAACACCTACGATATCGGGGTTACAGTCGACGCCGACCAGGTTGAAGTTTACAAAGACGGTGATGATACCATCATCGACTACTGGGTTACCGGACAGAACGAAGTGACAGATCTTGCGGGGGCAGATTTCCAGGCAGGGCTCAGTATGATCGACGAGGATTATGGATGGGCTAATGGAGATCAGATTCATGCGGAAGTACGCGTTCCCTACGCCTCTAAGACATTCCAGGCGCAGGGTTCAACGGTGAATGGAGGGGCTTTCTGCGATAGAATGCCTATGTGTAAAACCATAAAGCCAATGCCGAATGACTCCAGAGAATCAGCTACAGCTCTCAGCCCGGACTATATTGTTCGTATCAGATTCAGTTCGGGAGAAACCACTCCCACTGAAAAGTATGCTGTGTTCAAATTGGAAACGTGGAGGGCGTAATATGTCAGCAGGACAAACATGTTTAAACTGTAGTAACCTGAACAAAGACAATGTTGAAGAACCGAAGTGCAAGGCAGGGTGTACAGATTTCCTTAAACAACTTGTGTCAGGGAATACTTTGACGTGCAAGAAGTGGGAGGAAGCGGTGGCATGAAGACGAAGGGTCGTCCCATATACATCTTCAGCGACCTTCACTGGGAACATCCAAAGGTAGACGTCGGACAGTTTGATGCTACAGTGGACCGGATAGAAGATGAAAATGCCTGGATCGTTCTGGCTGGCGACATCTTTGATGCGTGGATGCGTAGTCCAGAATACTGTCATGAGCATTATTATAGTCGGATGGCCCGAATTCGGGAACGGGTACTGCTTTATGTGCCGGGAAACCATGATGGAGACATGAGACATGAGATGTGGGTTCCGTGGCCGATGGTGTACCCATGGCACAAGATTGAGATAGATGGCCGCTGGTGGTTTATCACGCATGGGCACCTCTTCGGAAGGTACAAAGCAATTTTTATGGTTACGGACTGGATTGATAATACTCGCGTCTTCAGAAAAGTAACCCGTTACATAGTAAAGAGGAATTGCCTGAAGTTATCAGGACGCAATAGTAGTGATAAACAGTTTATCTCAGAGGTGGTAAACAAGGCTCTAAAGAGCGGATGTCATGTGGCAGTGGCAGGGCATACTCACATCCAGTCGGTTCAGGACGTTGGTCCGTGCAAGTTCGTGAACCCCGGGACGGCTGAAGGCGGACTGACGTGGATAAAGTACCAGGACGGGGAGTTTACTGCGGAGGCTTTTGTGTAATGTGGGAACCGATCATTCAATTCGTCCTTGACAAGGTAGGAGTCCCCGGACTGCTTATAATTGGATTAGGGATAGCACTTTATGTTGTGTGGCGCAAGTATGAGGTCCAGTGCGACAAGTACGAGGTGCTGGTAAAGTCTCAACAAGAACAAACAGAACGGCTGGTTCTTGAGACCCGAAGTCAGGCTGAGAAGTGTCGCCTGTGTAAAGAGGAGAGCGAGACTCGACACGACCAGAACATGGGAGAGTATTACAATACCATGCGTGAAGAGAATCGCAGGTTATGGGATCGGACAGAGCAGACCCTTAACCGGCTTGCCGATGGCCTGGCCCCTCTCGTAAATCGTATCAGCGAACTTTCGGGCAAGTTGAACGGAATAGGGAGATACCAATGAATGCAGAGCAGGCAGCGGCTCTTATACCAGAGTCGGCCAGGAAAACTGTTAGTAAGCTTGAAGACACAGTAGAAAAGTTCCTTCATGCGGCGGAGGCATGTGGAAAGAGCGTAGACGTCGTAGTTCAAAACGGGGGTGTTGTGACCATTAAAAAGGCTGTAGAGGATAGTCACAGGTCGATCTTGAATGGTCAGGACAAGTGGTTTACAAACAAAGGATGAGGCGCCAGTATGTGGGAGATGGATCCGAAAGCCGTTATTGGGCACAGCATTGCTCTGTGTATTCTGGGGATTCTCAACCTGGGGACATGGGGCGCTGTCGTATATCAGTTCTGGAAGGATCACCAGAAAGGATCCAGAAAGGGATTCTTTCCGGTGGTGTTTCTGATGGTAGTTGGTTATCTGTTGCTCGCAGCCGGTACGCTGGTAACGAGGCTTCTGAATGTTACCCGGTACTATGGTTGGACACCTTCTGTCGAGGAGGTTTCTGTTTCATTGCTCGCACACATATTACAAGAAGTGTTACTTGTCGTGATGTTCGTGATGAGTGTCGCGATTATGGTTCTAATAAAGAAACGAAGGAGAGGTGAGTAACATGGAATGGACATCTTACGCACAGCAATTGCTGTACGGGGTGGTTATCCCCGCGGGGCTCACAGCCCTGGTAGGTATTCTGGTTGCCAAGGCGCCAAAACTGGTTCACGCTGTTATTGTGAGGTTTGAAACCGCAACAAACATTGATATCAGCGACGACCTGGAAGCAAAGATCACGGCCCTGTGCATCCGTGGCGTAAATGCTACCGAAGAGGCGGCTCGTAGATTGCTCAAGGAGAAGTCTGAAAAGATGACTGGCGATGCCAAACTCAATATGGCCATGGATGTAGTTAAGAAGGGGTTAACGAATCTTGGCGTGAATGTGCCGGATGACGAGGAACTGAAAGACCGCATCCATGACATCGTTAATGCAACACGCGGACTCGAGGAGGGCAAGAGCCTGGGGGAGTCCGATTAGATCTGCGGAACAAGAAAGCTTTCGTAGGTCTTGTTAAGGCTAAAAAGAATTCACGTCTCTCGTTTGGTGTCGAAAAGACCATAGGAAAGGCTCCGACGGCAGTTATCGGCTTCGTGAAGAAGTGGTGATATGGGAAGTATAGGGCAGATGGGCATAGGCGCCGGACAGATCGGCGCCAGTGCGCCCACTCTGGACGACATCAAGAATCTGAACGACGTCCAGGCAATAGGGGCGTCGTTTCATCTTGCAGCAGACCACTCCAGGGACATCAATGAACGGCTTTGGTTTGAGGTAATCCTGTATGACAAATTCCGGCAGCCTGTTCCAGGAGCGCACTTTCACCAACAAACAAGCCCGGCATTGTTTGTGCCTACGCCGGGAATAACCCAGTCAATAGATCCGAATGCAGAGGTTCTCCTTGCGACGACCATGAACCTCACACCCAACCAGGACTATTGGGCTACGGTCAGAGCGACGGTGGATCCAGAGGGAGAACAATCTCCCTCGGCTCTCCGGTGGTGGACTGCATGGAAGTGGTTTAAGTTTCAGCCTGTGTTGATTGTCTGGGATGCCACAGTTTCCAATGTCAGGGTGTGGGAAGATGCTTTTCTGGACGAGAACGGGCAGCTCCGCAAAGACGTGATTGTACCCAATGGTGGCGTCTGTAATGGTAGTGAACCTTTTTTCGAATGGGAGTTCGACCAGGCTGTCGATTACTTCGCCTGGACGATAACAAAGAACAAAGCAGACGCTTTTCTCACACAAAAGACAACAAGTAGATTCGTGAACACTGCGGGCAGGCCCCAGTTTGACGGAACCTGGTACTTCAAAGTGGCTCCGGTGTGGAGCGGCGTGGTCGGGCAAGTGTATGTGCATGAGTTTACAATAGTCGGGACGGAGATAGAAGTCACGTGATAAGAGTGTATCGCACAGGAACTGATGTTGCAGAGTTCCGCCCGGGGATAGATCAGGTTAATGTAGAGTGGGACGTCAACTACTCTACAGGGTGGGTTCGTATTCTGTACAGTAGGGACGGAGGTGCGACATGGAATGACACGACGTCCCGTATTGCCCCCGGTCAGTCCAGGATTGAAGTATCTGTCAATCAAACATCTTTCCTTGCCCCGGCCGGTGTCCCAACAGTTAATGCAAAAGTTATGGTTCAGATGTTTGAGACGGAGGTAGCAACTGACGAGATATATGAGGAGATATCTGACGACTTTGTAGTTACTCCGTGGCCCGATGGTTTTATTAAGGCTGTCTTTCCAGCCTCGATTGCGGAACAGAGTACTTCAGATTCCTCTATGGTTATTGTAGGGCTTGGAGATAGCAACCTTGTCCCTAATGGACATCTTTTCCGGGCGACCGAGCAGTATCAGGTGGACAGGCTGTTTCCTCCACACACGACGGTAAACAAGGCATGGCGTCTGGCCCGGCTTCAGAATGGTGTTCGGGATATCTATCTCATGAGGGCCGGTGATTACCATGAGTATCTTAATTTGGGAGACGGTTCCCCGAGGTCATATCAGTACGTGTATAACGCTTACAGCATTGCGTACCAGACTCTTTCAAGAGTCCGGTTCGGAACGCTGTGTGCTCCAGACGCAATAGCCGATCTGTATGATGTTGGGATGGATAACTTATTGGCGGTACAGCTTGCTGACTTTTGTTACGAACACTCAAAGTATGTACACCCTATCGCCGCGGTCCTTCCGGCGACCACAGTCAGGCGTTGCAAGGAAGTAAACGCTGAACTAAACAAGGAGACGGTACCGGAGGGTTCTGTACCTGTTAGTCTGATGCAGCTCAGAGGGGGTTCTGTCGTTCAGTGGGAAGGGACGGGAATGCCAGGCGTTGGCCTGATCTCGGCATCCTTCGGAACTGTGGGCGGTTTTGGGGTGGTGGAATATAACCACCTTACTTACGAATTGACATGGACTGAGCCGGGTGGAGGGCAGGGGACACCTCAAGTGGTAGCCCCGGGAGGTACGTATTCTCTTTTTGGCAGTAAGGGGAACACCCTTTCCGTTCTTGTGACCTCTCTGCCGGCCTCAACTGTGTTTTCGGACATGAGAGTGTCGTATTACCCAATCCATCCTGGAGCTAAGTTTCTCTATTCGGTTTACGGATATACCCGGGTCGTGTATAATGATCCTATAACAGGGGCTCGCGTAGAGGAGGACTTCAATATATCCTCGGCGGCGGGCGCTGTCCTGTCAAGTCTTCCAGAGGAGGTAGACCCTCTCAACAAGCCAATCAAAGGTCTCGACTCACGGTCACCCGTTCTGTTTGAAGCCTTCATTGCCACCCTGAAAGCTTCAGGCGTAAACGCAGTGAGGCATACAATAGCAAAAGGAAACACTCTTGGTACTAATGTGACGATGGTGCCGGTAGAGGACAACAACGGAAACAAGCAGGGCTGGAGCAGTATTAAGAACCTCAGGGTGGCGAACCAGATTATTCGCAGCATTAAGTATGCTGTGGAAGGTAAGTTTCTGGGCCGGCAACGGGTGCCAATGAAGCAAGTTGAGGCTGTTGCGAAGGCTGCGTGTCGTCCGTATGTAGGGGTGTCGATACATGACTTCTCGCTTGCGGCAATTCAGATTGACATTTATGAAGCGCAGATTGATCTCGTGCTTGTTGTGATCGGTACTCTGGAGGAATTGCAATTTGCAGTTAATGTGGGAGTATAATGAATACGATATTCACTCCGCAAGGAGATAGAATACATACAAGCCTTTACCCAAAGCTTACTCCAAAGCAAAGGGTTCAGGCTGAGGGTAGTGCGTCGTTTGAGGACTTCTTGGAGATGCTTGTAGAGCTGGGGAAGAAAGCGCTTCCAGGAGTCATCATAACAGAGGAGGACCCCGACCCTAAAACCGAGACGCCGGTGGTGACGGTCGAAGTGGTCCACGAGACGCCTGTACCCGGAGAGGTCAAGCCAAGGATAAGGGATACGTTCCCGACATACAAGTGCCAGCATCAGGACATGAGCCTGGTGTGTCGTCGGGAAGTGTGTACCAATTACCCTCAGTGGGAGAAGACTTGCGGGCAGAAGTTTTATCCGCCAAGCGCAAGTGAGTTCAGTCCTGAGGGCGAGTCAGTAGTTGTCTGGGGACAACGCCTGGATACGCTGGTGCAGTTCAACTGCTGGGGTATGACTCCACCAGAGGCAGGCAGGTTGGCAGCCAGATTTAAGAGGTTTATGTTCACATATACCGGCGTGTTCAGACTGAAGGGGGTTAGCGACATCCTCTATTCCGAGCGGTTGCGAGATCGCACTGTCACAAAGTGGCGGGACGATATCTTTGCCCGCTCTTTGCGCTACAGGATGGTCTTCGAGGACTTGTATGTACAAGAATATGAGGTCATCAGGCGCATTGCAGTCGAGCTCTCAGAAAGTATGAGGCCGATTGTTGAGGATGGTGTAAGCTTCTTCAGTGGACGCATCACCATAATTTGACAGGAGGTGTAACCGCTAATGGCGAGAGTTTATCCAAACTTAGCAGGCTTTGTCACAAACTACAAAGATGGCGGGCTTGCAGCGCCTCCTCCTCTGGCAACTACTGAGACGGTTCTCCTGGTGGGAACCTCTCCGGACGGGCCGAACAGCGCCCCTGTGGTGGTAACACTACCGCAGGCGGCCATAGAGTTCTTCGGGGATCCTTATGATAGCCCGAAGGCCACTCTGGCCCGTGCAATCAACGATGCGAATAATGCCGGGGCACGAGCTGTCCAGGGCATGCGTATCGGAGGCGAATACGCCGCGCTTGCCTTAAAGGAGGCAAACCCAGCATCTTACGCCTACGTCGAGATCGACCCGGAAGTCAGTTTTGACATTCCGGAACCCACTTACCAGGCGGGCAGCATTACAGGCGATCCGCTTGCTCCAGATGTTGTAGACAATTATCTGTTTGCTATCTCCGGCTTCAGTGAAAACATGGCCGGAGGCAATATGATAATGCGTTTCACTCTGGCGGGCAACAACTACGAGTTCGCTTATACGCTGCCGAATCCGCTGCCTTCGTCCGACATTGAGGTCGACGCAGAGGCGGAGGGTCTTCCGGTTGCGTGGGTAGGGTCAGCTTATACGGACCAATCGCCGGATGGACTGTCCGGCCAGTTCGTAAGGTGGGATGTCGGGAACATGACGAATCCCACTATCGCAGCCAACCCGGCCGTAGGACAGGGTCTCTGGGCCAACACCCCGGACACTACCTACGGAAACATCGACGTAGGAAGCAATTACGGCAATCTCACAATGTTTCTCAGTTATACAAGCTACCGCACGAGTGCGGTAGGAACAGCGGTCAACCGCGCTATGACAGCGGGGGCTGGCCGTGCAGCAGCAATGGCAGATCTGGAATACGGATGGGAGGGCCTTGCGGCCAAGCATTACTACCTTGCCGGAGCGGGTGCGTTACCCGCACATGACGACACGACCGAGGAAGATAAGGTTCGTGTTATCGGCTTTGGCGATGTAGGACTGCCGGACGGGGCCGAGGTCATCGTAGGGATCGACCTGAACGAGAACTTCCCGGGTTCGCTTCCTCCAGAGATGCTATGTCGTATAGCCGCCAACAACAGAGTTGAAGCTGAAGCTCTGGCGGCGACCCACCCTGATTTCCTCTCTTACGACAGTGGCGCCGGATTCACTCCCGGAGTTACAGCAGGGACTGACTTCACACTGCCACGGGTAGAGCGGAAAGAAGTTCAGTACGTAGGGAACACGAATCTGTTCGAGATCACTGGCGGCAAGAAGCTGGCAGTCGGAGCATTCCGTCTGGAAGGTTCAGCGAACGACATTGCTGTATCAGGAGCCGGAGTGCAGGCCAGTGTCGGATTCAGAGTTGAAGATTACAACCAACTCACACCCGGTGACCAGATCACCCTGTTCGACGGAACCACAACCACGCAGCTTACAGCAGTCGCGGGCGCTCCAGGGGCCAATGAGTTCACAATTGGACCCGATAACGGGCAAACCGCTGCCAATATTGCTGCAGCCATCGATGCGGTAGCAAACTTCTCCGCATCATCTGGTGGTCAGGATGTTTTTGTCAAGGCGACAGCCACAGGTACGGCGCCCAACAACAATTGGTACATTGACCTTCCCGGTTCTTCTTATCCTAAAGGAATCATCTTCAACAGTGACCTGACGATGAGTGGAGCCAATTACGACTTTGTCGACCAGGGAGGCGGCCAATACCGGTTGGACGCAAGGTTTGATCCCGCGAATGAAGCAGACATGGCAGATGACGGCATCACGTTCTTTGGAGGGGGCATTACCTTCCAGCTTCGTGAAGGCATTCACTGGCAAGTCAGTGCGGGCGACATGCAGGCTACTGCGCAGAACTTTGCCAGTGCCATGACCCAGGCGTTCAGCCGTGTGGGTCTCGGTGGTATGTACTCCCAAACCGTTGTCGATCTTGGTGGCGGGACATGGGAAGCTCAGATTACCATCGATACAGCAGGTTCCAGCATTTCTTATTGGACTGCGAACCCTCAGGGTATTAAGCAAACTCTTATGGATCCTCCGCGTTTCTTTACCGGCGGAATGGACCAGGGAGATGCTTATGTAACGTTCGACTTCTCCATAGGAACGTACTCACCTGACACAGGTTGTAAGGTTATCATTCCGTTGAGTGGAGGCAGTTCGGCTGACGTTACATGGAACAGTGGAACCGCCACCTGGGATTGTGCGTGGACAGGATCGGTGTCAGTGGCTGATCCGAATAACGGACCGCAACATGCGGGCGCTATCAGTACGCTTTTCAATGATGCAGCCAGCCCGAGTGCCGGACAATGGGATGTGAGTATTGAAGGCGCGAGCAGTGAGATTGTTCGCTTCTCAGCGACACCCGGTGGTCCCCTCCAGGGAGCGGCAGGGAATGGCCTGACATTCATGACAACCCAGGACGACGGCGCAACTCCAGGTTGGACATCGGGTGCGGCTTCTGTGGCAGGGCCACAACTCACAACTGACGACGGCAACGGCGTTCCCGTATCGGAAAGTGATGGCGACATCATTTCTCAGGGGATGAATCCACAGGCGGCGGCGTTTGAGATATTTTTCGACAGCGTTGCGGACATGGTAGGCGACAGCATTACCATCACCCCCGCCGGTGGGACCGCAGTCACTGTGGCGGCTTCGACTTTCAATGATCCTAACAACTTCGAGATCGGAGCGACAGAGGCCGACGCAATGAACAACTTCATCAGTTGGTTCAACACGTTCGGACCTACAGCATCACATTCCGTCAGCAATCCTGGCGGGACTACGGTAAGAATTCAAGACAATTCAACGGGGTCAGCGGGAAACAACAGTACGCTCACAATCAGTGGCGGACCTGCCGCATCGACCGCGTTTGACGTCACAGGCCAACAGTTCCTTGATGATGGTCTTGACAATCAGCCGCTCTTGACGGTGGCTATCGAAGATGGCGGAACAGATTACGCAGCCAGCTTCATCGGAGAGATCGGCGGTGGAGGGTTTAACTGGAACATTGTTTCTGGCGACCTTACAGCCACAGCCGTGAACCTGGCAAGCGCGATCAACAATGACGCAGGTATCAACCCGTATGTCGAAGCTCATCGCGAAGGTGTAGACGACGGGCTGGGGAACATCCAGGAGTATGTCATTGTAGAAGCCAAAGCCTCGGGAATGAGCGGAAGTAACCTCGGTAACTCCATGAGTCTTTCGGAGAACACCGACGATACGACAGGCGTTAAGGCGTGGAATCCGACGGACGCAGATACGTCAAATGTCCCGAACCCGGCCGATCTGATCCAGCTCGGAGAGCTTGTTCCGGTCAAGATTCAGTTTATCGGAAGTATGGATTCGGGGGATCCGGACTACAACCCGCTAATGACACTGTTCGATCCGGACGATGTCAATGTGGGCGACCCGGATCACGTGCCGTTTACCAACGACAACGCCGCCCTTGGCAACAAGGATATCGGCGGACCGGCGGTGGGAACGACACAATATGGAAACCTCAAGGTAGACCTGACGACAACGGCCGCTACTGTACAGCTGCAGCGTTCCACGCTGGTACCGACCGAGACTCAGGATGACCTGTTCTACTATGACGCCCAAGAATCTGCCATCTACATCGCGGCAGGCTACTTTGACATCTCGAACGATCCGGGCCTGAACATTCAGGTTGCGGCTACGTTCTACGATGACGTCAAGGCGTTCGTGTCCTCTATCGACGTGTATGCAGGAGCCGACGGCTTTGTATACGATGCTGTTCCCGATGGGACAGGAGCGTTGCCCAGCGGTGGCAAGATCAGGATTCCCACGGCGGAAGTGATGTTTGCAGCAGACATGGAGTTCCGTCTGTATGGTACAATGTACCAGGATTCCACTGGCGGAGCTGCAGGAGCAAACACGATCAACACAGCTCTTCAAGAGCAGACAACTATGTACGGTCAGCTCGAGAATCTCTGGACGCTTCCTTACATTCAGGATAGCACTACAGAGATTGAGCTTATGGACCCGGAAGGACTGCCCACGGGTGAGACCGTCAGCATAGAAGTAATACAGGGCACAGCAGGAACGGCGCTTGCGCAGGTGCGCGTCAAGGACATCGAAAATCCCGACATTGTAGAGGGAGGATATCGCTATCCTTATCTGCAAGGATCACCTGTTGGAATATTCGGACGTTCTATCATTGTGGACGAAGCACTGGCATCGGGTGAGTCGCTGCGAATTCCTTACATTAAGGCGGACGACAATGGTGAAGCCATTCTCATGAAACGCGGGGCTGGCGGCCAGGCACCTGTTGTGGGGACTGTCATGAAGAGTGACCATGAAGACGCTGTCTTTACACTCAACTCCGGCAATTCCCTTCAGGCGGGTGAGTACTGGTATTACACCGATGTCGCCCTCTATCTGCGGGCTATCTACCCTGGAAGCGTATACGGCAATGGCGTATGGGACGGAGCCTCCTCAACTACAGGCGTTGGTGTAACCATCGACCTGGCGGGGAGTTTGGTGACGGACCAGATGACGATGCGTGTATCGAAACCCGCAGGCAAGGGATTCCCCTCTGAGTTCGATGTCGCCCTCAGCGCCAGCCCAACGCCACTGTCCTATCAGGACGTGACCGTGGGTATCAACTCTCATCGTGATAATGTGGTTGTAGAGGCTCGCTTTGTTGCGGACTCCGACCACCCTGTCGCGAACTTCCCGCAGTATGAGAAGCCGCACAACCTGCTCGACAACACAGATGTTGCCCCCGCTTATCTGATTGGGGGCGATGATGGTGTGGGCAAGGACCCAGGCTACTATGCGCAGAAGCTGCTCGGCACACAGTATGATACCGGACTGCTTCAACTGCTGGAAAACCAACCTATCGACATCATAGTTCTTGTAGACATGTACCTGGATGCGGAGTCACGCAAGAAGTACTTTGGCCGTGACCGCAAATTCTGGTACAATGGGGCTCGCGGTATAGTCATAGTTGACTCGAACGGAAAGCCTCTGAGGGCTGATCCGAACGATCCGAACGGCAATGACACGGTAACTAACTTTGGTCAGATACTGGCCGAACATTGTTACCAGACATCATTGAACGGGCAGGAGCGTATTGGAGTCATCTCTATGTCCCCCGCGACGGACACCTCCATGCGTGGAGTGCAGTCTCGCGTGACCCGTCTTACAAAGACTGTGGGCGATTTCGTAACTCCGATGTACAACGGCTTCAGAACCACGAATCCAATCGATGGAAGAGTGGAAGATATCGGACGTTACCTCTCGGTTTGTGCAGGTCCGGAGATTCTGTCGGCAACGACAGGCCAGCCTTCGACCCTTGAGGTCGTGTACGCTGCCCTTACCTCCACCCTGCCTGCAGAGGCTGCTACGACTCATAAACCGATCCTTAACATTGGCACGCTTGGATATAACTACAGCAATGCGCAGCTTGACGCCCTCACGGGCTTCCGTTACGTTACGCTGTATCAGTTCAATAACGTGGCCTATGTTACGGACGGCATTACCGCGGCCGGAGATCTGCCCAATAAGCCGGGACGGTTGTCCGACTACACCAGGCTGTCCACAGTTCGTGTCGTACACTCTGCTATGGCAGGCGTGCGCAGGGTTTCTAACCCGTTCCTCGGACAGCCTAACTCAATCCCGCAGCGAATGGCGCTCAACACGGAAGTGGATGAATTCCTTCGCTCAATGGTCGATGCGGGGGTCCTCAGCGATTATAACTTCACCATTCTGTCAACCAGGGACATGCAGATAATCGGCGCACTGAGGATCGAGCTCGAGCTCGTGGTATGGCTCGAACTCCGAAAGATCACGACAGTGGTGTCCCTGTCACTACCGCAAGGATAAGGAGGTGTAGAACATGGCAGGAGCAGCAACTCAATCAGCACTCTACGAACGGACGTTCACGTCCTTCGGTGGTCCGGACATTGTTCCCATCTTCAATAACCGCGTAATCGGGGAGTGTCAGGCCATCACCTACAGTATTCGCAGAGAGAAGGCGCCAGTTTACACCTTCGGTTCGGCGGATCCGCGCTCTTATGCACGAGGCAAACGCGGTATCGCAGGCTCGGTGGTGTTTGTGCAGTTCGACCGCCACGCTCTTATAGAAGAGCTGCAGAATGTTAGGACCGGTCAGGGTCCGGCGGTCACTCGGGACATCCCGGGGACCAATGGCCAGTTTGTGGACGACTATTCCAATCAGGGTGTCGTACTGCCCGCTTCTAATTACGAGAACTCGGTTCTCGGAGTGGACACATGGGGTCACTCGATGACCTCCATGTTGAGCCAGGCAGGTGCGGGCGCTTATGACAACTTCACGGACCTTCTGCAGGCCGCATACGTGCGCAGAACACCGTGGTATTCGGATCAGCTTCCGGCGTTCCATATCACTCTGACGATGGCGAACGAACAGGGACAGGCCGCATCCATGAGAATTCTGTACGCAGAGATTCTCAACGAAGGTGTTGGAATGTCTGTAGACGATACGGTGATCGAACAGGCGATGACGTTTGTCGCCCGACGTATCATTCCTATCAAATCGGCAACGGACGCCTCGTTCGATTTCGGAGCCCAGAACATTCCGATAGCATGATAAGAGGTTACGGGAGAGGGCCTTCGGGTCCTCTCCTTTCTCTCAACTATGGTACAGAACTTCGATTACAAAAGAGGACAACAAAGCGACAACACGGCGCCGGTAACGCTGCAGGATCTTTCGACATCCATCTCCGGCCCTAATCTCGTCGCGGCTATGTTTTTGCCCGGGTTCGGACTTCGGGTATTTGCAGAACTCGCAACAATATCATATCAGACATACAGAGAGCTCGCACCGGTACCGACTTGCGGGCATGTGAACATCCGTGGTATTGCTAAAGGTCCGCGATGGGTGGCCGGGTCTATCGTATTTATCTACTTTGATAAGCATGCCATACTGGACATCCTCGACTATCACAAAACGAGTGCCAATGCAAGAGGTACGTCGTCAAACATTCCGGACATGCACGTGCTGGATCAGCGCCTGGCCATGCTTGCCGCTCTTGCGGGAGATTTGGGTGGGAAGCTCAAGGCAATGGAAAAACGTACCGCGAATATGATATCTAATGTGCATGGAGCGAGCGAGGCAGATGGGCTGCTTTCTCTGCCCGGTCCAATAGGTACAGGAATGAGTGATGTGTTTCGGGCGCTCGGGGCGGGAACCCAAGCCACAACAGAAGCTGCACCCCCACTTGAACAGAGCGCCATTCAGCAAGAGATAGACGAAACTCTGATAGAGATCAAAAGGGCTGCTGAGATAACTCAGGGATCGCAGGCCGGGTTGGATTATGATAGATGGAAACGCTTTAGCCGCATGATGAGTCCGGATGCTCTTCCTCCTTTCAATGTTCTCTTGTTCGGGGCAAACGAGGCCGGTATAGCAGTAAGGGCGGGCATCTATAATATTCACATTCAAACCGACGGTGCGACCATGTCGGTAGAAGATCTGGTAACTGAAGGTGTATGTCAGTACATGGCTCTCGCTGTCGATCCTATTGATCCCGCTATTGGCTCTATGGCGCGGCATACTGTGAAGGAGATTCAGCAAGCTTTAAGTCCTGCAGATGTCAACAAACGACTCCATTCGTTTGCCAGAAGTTCTGAAACGATAGCGCAATATATTGACCTGACGCAGGGCAGGGCGGGGTTATCGCCAGAGATAAGAGCGAACCCGGATTCAGCAATCAAGTTTGACGGTCGTGACTTCGATGTACTTGTTGTAGACGAAGGAACTCCCAACGCTCATGTGGCGATTAAGTTTGCGGCCCAGACACCATCCAACTCATCTATTCTTGATCGGGACTTATTCCCGGATGTAGGGGTCGTATGGTATTGGCTGATGATTACACCTGGGGCACAACACATTGACTACGACAACGTAGTTCAGATTGTAGAACCCGATGATGACAATATAGCCGTTCGTACTGGATTTGTGAATAATACAGAAGGTAAGAAGGTGAAGGCTCTGGTAATTAAGATAGAACCTGACCAGGCCCTTGAAGGAGACTCGAACGGTGTATACGACCCTACTGCCAACGCGAATCTCAACTTGTCATTTGAAACTCTGGACAACCTGGTCCGGGAGAGTGAGGATGTAACGGACCCGGACAGACCAGCGTATAGAGTACAAACTGGTTTCAAGGTGAAGGCGGTAACTGCGGACTCTGTACCCGGCGAGGAAACGCTGGTTGAGGGATTCAGTAATACACACAGTACAATACAGATATTAAAGGCAGGCTAATGGCACCGTACGACATCAACCCTTTGGAGTACTTCGCTCCACAGACACTTCCGATGATGGACCGTAATTGGTACCCTCCGGAGTTCTTTACTGGTTGTGACGTTAAGTTCGTAATAGCTCGCCGGGATACCGTGGACTCTAATCCTACAGGAGTGGTTGACTTGTCCGGGTATCTTGAAGATGATATAATGGACTTTCAATTCAGTGCCATGCAACCGAAGCGGCCACTCTACAGTTACGCTTCGTACAGGTGGCACCGGCTGATTCTCGGCCAGCTCATCATACAGGGTCAATTTGCGATACCGTTCACCAAGAAGTTTAAGGTGTTTGAGGCCCTGCAGCAGGCGGCCGCGGACGGCAGGAGGTCCAATTTTCATTCCGATATGCTGAATGGTAGTCTCGCCCAGAACGCAGAGAGACTCAAGAAGAATTGGGAGGGACTGACATTGGACGAGAAGATACAGGTCATTAAGGAGGGTGACCTGTCAGGCAATCTTGCCGATATGCTAACCCCGATAGGCTTTGACTTAGCCAGGGATGTCACGTCAACACTGGGGTCCAGGCGCTGGGGAGTCAGAGACAGGTTTGGGGTTGGAAGTGACGGCCTGGAGATCATTGTGCATTATAGTGGTGCCGATCCCAGAGCCATCAACGCTTTTGAGGCCATAAAGAACCGAGCAGCCGAGACCATAGACGAAGCGAGGGATAGAGTACTGGCGTTGCACAGAGTACACCTGCATTCCGCAACACAGGTGATTCGTCCGAAAGGTTCACCGGTACTTGAACAGTATAGTTTCGTAGCATGGGACTTTGATTGATAAGTTTATAAGATGAGAAAGGAGCCAACTGACATGGATCAGAATGGCAACCAAGGACAAGGACCTGGCGCACCTCCTCCAGGAGCACGCCCTATGAAGAAGGCGGATCCAATACAGGTACAGGATACGTCCGTGGAGGAAGTGGGTACGGGACAGCCGGATTATCCGGCACAAGGAATTCCACAAGCACAGCAATCAGCAGGTCAGGTTCCGCAGCAACCGAAGGGTGTGCCGCAACAACCGCAGCAACCCCCGGTCGATGATGAATGGACGCCGGACGCAGTGGGAGGGGTCAGAACCAGCCTCGAGGGAATCGATTGGAGTCCGCCGCCTCCCGAAAAACTGGCCCTATGGAAGCGGCCTCCTCCGAATCCAGGAGAGCAGTTTGATCCTGCACGACACGGGTTTGGAGACGACAAGATCAGAGAGGTGCTGTTCCCCAATGGAATGCGCTTCACGTATCGGATCTTGACTCGGGCAGAGTACAAGGCTATTATCTACGGACCGTTCACCATCGAAGAGCGCGAGAACGAGATGTGCAATCGCTGCGTCTTATGGCCGGAAGGAATTGACTTCAACCAGGCGTTTCTCAGGGAGATGTACGGACTACCGTCCATGATTGTCGAGTATATTATGGACCAGTCGGGGTTCCTCCCCGCCCTTGAAGTAAAAAAAGTGTAGACTCTCACAGGCGTGTCGTCTTAAGTGGGATGGGACTGATCGATCTCCTTATTGCGGAGGCGTTCCCCACCCTATCTATAGACCAAATTGAGGCCATGGACTGGGATACCTGGCTTCAACGAGCAGCACAGGCAGAGTATGTACTGATGAACTTTAGGGGCATGACGGAAGTGTCCGTAGATATCCTGCTGGGCGTGCCGCCAGAGATTGTGGAGGCGGAACGCAAACAGGCAATTGAGGAAGCGCGGAGAGTAGAGCGCCTCAGGAGATATGGAGAGCGCCACCGCAAACCAGGTGAGAAGGGTCCCATTGATAAGAAACAGCAAGAGATGTTCCTTCACGAGCACGGAAGAACCAAGATGGAAGCTCTTGCTCAAGATATGATGGGAATCCCTCAGGGCATGATAAACGAGGTTGACTTCTCTTTTCCGAAGGACTTTACAGACGCAGTGTACGGGCCGCAAGATCCGGGTCCTGAGGGAGAGCAACGATGATCTCGAAGTTCAGCAATGATGCCCCATACACAAACGAGCGGAAGAAGACGCCGCTCCTGGTCCGTGCAGGTATATACGCCGGTGCCGCCCTCCTGGGGCGCCAGGTTCTTCGCTCTGAGTACGTCCGACCGCTTGTGGGAGATATTGTAGAGCATCTTGCGGGACAGATCCCAAAGGTTTCGCAGGCACATCGTTTTCTTCTGGAAGGCCATGAGCAATACTTCAGACTTCTGGCCGACCAGAACCTCTTGTGGAGAACTTCGGTTGGCGCACTGCCGAAGTTCTCTGCATTCACGGGAGAAAACCTCAAGGCAGCCCGCCGCGTCTTTGCGGAAGCGGCAGCAACCACAAGATCAACCCTTACAGATAATGTGGCCAATGCCACAGCTCTCGGTGATATGCTCCGCGGGATGCGGGGCGTTGTCCGTGATGTGGGAGACGTGGCGACGGAGATTCGCTCCCCACAACACCTTTCCCCAGAGATGCAGGGGCAGCTTCGTTCTTTTCTAAGTAGACAGAAGATACCAACAATCCTCTCTAATATAGGTTATCCCATTGATTCCGTCAGCGAACCGGCTATGGGCGTTTTGGACGAGATGCAACGTATGGTAACTATGGGCAAACGCTATCGTGGTCAGGGTGGTGGCGTACAGGGTGTTAAAGAGCTTGCGTCCTGGGAATCCCTGATGACGGACCAGCCAGCGAAACTGAGAGACATAGCTGCAGCCCTTGGGGGAGGGGAGTTATCGGCAGCTGACGCGAACATAGCAGCTCATGCCTGGCAAAACATAATGCTCACGACCACTAGACAGGTAAGAGAACAGGCCGGTCGGGGCGATATAGTAAACAAGCTTATTGATGCAGTATCCGCGACTATGGGACAGGACGTTTATCAGGCAGCTCATCCTTTCTCTCGTATGGTCCAGGGAATGGCGGGTTGGAAGCTTGCCACAATTCAGGATGTAGCAGAGGGACCTGGACTCAAAGCATTTAATATCCCCGACCTTGTTGGTTTCTTTGGGAAGAGAGCCGAGTATGTTCCTATCCCCGGAGCTCTGGCTGACGACATTGGTGAAGCGGCGGTGAAGGATTATTTGCGTACACCGGCCGCCGAGAGAATGTTCGGCAACCTCACGGAAGAACAGGCGATGAAGCTCGCAAAGTTCGAACTTCAGAAGTCACGTATTCTCGCCAACGCAGAACAGCAGTATGTAAAACGGCTTGGCAATGTGGTCGTGGACCCGTTCATATTTAAGGACCCGACAGGCAAGGTTATCGATTTGAGAAAGGTCGGCTTTGGACTGGACGATATAGCCGGGGCCTTTGAGCGGAACTTCCAGATTCCTATTGTGGGATTCAATCCCGCCAAATTGTTCTTTCACTCTGCCTTAAGAGAGAACAGACGGATGGCGCCGTATCAGCTTCTTCACTTTGGAACTGAACATCCTGAACTCGGATGGGTCAAAAAGGTATCTGGATGGGAACATGCTATCGATAAGGCCGGGAACATCAAACAGCAGATGCTGGTACTCGGCCAGGGGCACTCTAAAGGGGGCGCCCGGTTGTTTAATCTGGAGACGGGTGCTTTTATGAAACCGGAGGAGATGCCCTTCGGAGTTGGGTTGAATCCGGTGACCAATCGCTTTGGGCCTATGCGCTGGATCTTTGATAATATCTTCTTTGGTAAAGAGATAACGGAAGATATGGCGATGATGCGGGGCGGCAAGCTGAATGAGAATCCGGCGATCGGCAAAGTATTCAAGATGCTCGACTTCAACCAGAATCGGGAACCAACAGGGTTCTTTCAGCGCCTTATAGGACATTGGAAAGATCCGTACAAAGCCTCTAATCCGAATTACATAGCAAAGCGACTGGCCGAGGAAGCGAAAGCGGCTACTGAGGCCGGACGTGAGATTGAAGTTTTAAACATAGTCAAGGATCTGCGCCGAACAACAGGAGAGCCCATGGGGGCAAAGGACGTGTTCGGAGTAGTGGAGAGGATTCTCGAGAAGGACGCCACCTCGATGACGGGCGCGACCAGGGACAAGCTCTCCGAGCTGTTGGAATGGGCAAAGAAGGGCGACAACGATCTCGCTACCTACCTGCACCAGGTCAAGGGGATGCCTGTGAAACAGGCCACCGAGAGAGCGCAGGTGCTCGGTTCCGCGGAGTCCGTCGATGCTCTATCCAAGATGCTTGAAGTAACCCACAGGATCGATGGCATGGAGAAGCCCTTCTCTACGTATCTCAGAACTGACGCCGACGCCCTGGAACACCTGTTTAATATCGTTAGGCATGGTGATGCGGCCGATATCGAACGAGACATATACAAACTCGAACGTCAGCAGAACAGGTTCCTTCTCAGATACATCGAGGCGGCTCAGCGGGGCGGTATCCCCCACTTTGATAAGAAGCAGCAGTACCTGTTCAAGCAACACTTCAAGTTCCAGAAAGGAACGCCAGTCCAGGATCGATTATTGCAGATCCATGAGGCGGTCAAGTCCCGTGAGATACAAATGCCGTCCAAACTGAAGTCTCAGTTAGAGGATGCATTGGAAAAAGCCGGGGTAGGATTCACGACGACAAGAGACGGTGCTGTCGTCAAGGTCCCGGCCAGGAAGGTGAAACTCCAGAGAGAGCAGCGGAGTGATCTATGGCGTTTGTATCGTGAAACAATGGACCAGGTAGGCTATGACATCAAGCCATTCAAAGCAGGATATAAAGAAGCGACCCGGGAGATGCAGGTCAAGACTGCCGAGGAGATTCTCGCTCAGCGTGGTGCGGACCTGGCAGCGGGCGGTGGTGTTGTTCCCACCCGGTCTGAGAAGTGGCGAACGAGTACATTTGAAAGGTTCTTTCAGGAAGGGGCGATAGATCCTGGTGGAGTAGCCGATTCTATGGCACTGCGCAAGCAGATGAAGGAACAAGCGGTAGAGGAGTTGATGAGTTTTCAGGGCAGGGTTGAACAGCGCCTTATGGCAGACTCCGGTTTGGCGCCGCTGTCTAAGAATTGGATGGAGGCCACCAAAGAAGGTCAGGCCCTTATCGGCAGACAGGAAGAGCTTATCAATATGCTGGGGGCTGGAAAGATCAGCCAGGCGGAGTTCCTTGCGGCGCGGGAACGCCTCACGGGACAGGTTGACGAAGTGTTGGAACGTATCGCTCAGTTTGACCGCATGAGTCTTTATAGTAGTTCGGAGCTGGATGCACATGCGCTCGCCAGCAGATGGGCAAGAACATACGAAACTAAGATTAAGGCGGGTAAGCCGGAGACGTGGGGGCCGCTGGCTCCTGTTGAGAAGGTTCGCCCATATTCTGGGGATAAGTATGTGGAATGGGCAATGCCTGAAGAGCGTCAGATTTTGTTTGAGTCTATCTCTCACAGAATCATGAACGGGCCGAAGTCGTTTGACAAGCGCCAGATTATGAGAGAGTTCGCCGACACTTATAAAAACAGGCCAGAGATGAAGGATATGATCGAAGACTTCATCGACTTTGCAGAGAAGGAAGTCGGCGGAGAGCACATGGCCATGAAGGATGCCAGGAAGCTTGTCGACCGGCTCACGGAACAAGAAACCAAGGCGGCGGCGATTGGTGGTCCGGAATCTCCTCTCGATTATGTCAGTGATGCAAAACAGATAGCCCAGAACCTGGCGGTTATGAGAGGCAGGAGAATTCAGGACCTGAGCGAGCAGATACTTGAGTTGGAACGCAGGAAGGAACAACTTGAATACGCACCGTTATCAAAGACCATGAAGATGCTCCGCTCCCAGATCGACCCGACACGTCCAGCGCGTATTGATGTACGACCAGGACTTCCTTCACCGTTTATTCCTTTTCTTGAAACAGATGAAGAGATTGTCAAGACGGTAGGGCGAGCCGCGAGGGAGGCTTTAAACGAGTATTACGTTGGCAGCGCCCTCAGTGAGATCGATAATGCAAGGCGGTTTATCGATCAGCTTGGTACTGTTCTTACGGACGTGGAAGTTGAGAATATGCATCGCACCTTCGACCTGTTCAATTTGCGGAAGGTAGCAGGGCACGGGCCTGCTGTCAGACAGAAAGCTTTTGTTGACACTTATGAGGAGGCCCTCAAATTGTTTGCACCCAGAACGTCACAGACGGTGCGGACAGATTCGCTAATGAAGGTTGGTGTGGCAGGCGATCCGACTTTCGAACAGTTGATGGATGTCCTGGAGCAAAAGGCTAAAGAGCGTGGAATAAACCTGAGCGAGGCATTTCAAAAAGGCAGGGTTAGTATGCGGCCGGTCGAAGAGGGCGTGTACGAAGTGGTCTCCACAAGCACTCGTGATCCTGTAGATGTTAGCGAGGGTTTTGTGAACAGGTTGCAGGCATCAGCGAATAAACATTTCGGAAAGTGGTACCAGAAGTTCCCTCCGTACGATGAGTTTGCGGATGTGTACCGTCGAGGGCTTGGCGAGAACCTGATGCTCCAGAAGAGCCTTTTCCGTTTTGACCCATTCGATGTGACGGGTAGTATCAAAGAAACGTGGAAGAACCTGAGTCGTCTTTATTCAGGACAGGATGAGCACGGTCTTGCTACTGTGATCAGAAAGATGTGGAAGCAATTTTCGCCGGACAAGTGGGAGGGTGGCAAACTTACCACAGATCTGGACCACCTTTCAACCACGATGTTCTGGCCCACCTATTTGACACAGCGCCTCAGCCGTGGTCTCGGTGAGTACGGTCTTGGTTTTTCTCTGTCTCCTGATAAGCTGGGAACAGCTTCCAGAACTTATTATAACCTGTTCAAGTATCGTGTAGCTCCGGTTGTTGCAGGCGCAGGGCTGTTGGCATACATCGATTGGGAGTCCGAGAAAGCAGACGACGCATTCAGTCTTCCCGACACACCAAGGGTCAGGCTTTCCCGAAGACTCGCCAATATTTATGTAGGGTTGCGCCTGGACATCGCCAAGGTGTTCGACACGGTGGGTTTAACAGACGAATTCAAGAGAATTCATGAGGCGTACCCGGGTATGGATATTGCCATGGAGTCTCCACCCGGGATGATCGCGGGTGCACTTGGGTTTAACGTCCCGCAAAACGAGGAGGAACTTAAGGAGTGGTACAGAGAAGGTACCGAAGACGTACGTCGCGGTCGTTGGTGGCTTCTCGGTAACAGTCCATGGGGAGGCGGTCGTATTACCGCTCAGGTGCCGAATTGGTACCGTCGAGGAACCAGCGGATACCGCGAGGATACTTTGTGGGGAGGTAGCGACGAGTTCTGGCAACACTATTGGCTACCAACTCCGCGCTATCCTCTGTCTCCCCTTAAAAGGCTGACCGACCCGTATTGGTGGGAGAAGAAGCATTATGCCGACAGGCCCTACCCGCTAACCGGAGGAGCGTTCGAGGAGACTATGCCGTTCGGTGGAATACTCAACGCAACGGTAGGGCGTATCATTAAACCGTACAAGGTTATGCATCGTGAAGAACTAAACGCCAGAGCCGCATTCCTTGGAGGTCAGAGAAACAGGCACCCGGCACTGGAGGCAGCGCTCATCGAGCTTGGGACCACCCCAGGACCGGAACAGCTTGGTCAGGGAACGACACAGGGAGTCCGTCTGATAGGTCCAGGGGGAGGAGGAACGGGAGCTGTCACCCCTACATACGTTGGGCTTCTTGCAGGAGCAACTCCGACAGGTCAGGCTATCCCGGTAATGTCGGAAGATCATTCGGCAGAGAACCAAATTACCGCCATCAATACCGATGACAGACGAAAGATGAGGCGGAGAATGTCGCGGCGCCTCAGCTACTTCCACCGTAAGATCAATCCGGAAGAGGTCATTCATCCCAACGATCCGTACTACAGGCTTGGACAGATTCACTATAACATAACGGAGACAGCGGGTATTTTCGGGTTTGCGTCTACCTTCTTTACGCAGGACAAGTATGGCTACGGGGACCTGGGAGCGCAGAAGCCGGTGGCTCAGAGAGCCGATAGGGCCTATGGGGCTGAGAGGTGGTTTTGGGACCAGGGTATCGGTGGACTTGGCGGAGGTGTGTCTGAGATAGGGCGTCGTTTTCTGCCACACAGACGCCGTCAGATTCTTGAGTACAACCCCATCTTGAACAAGATGCCGTCGTGGATGCCGGGAACCACCGGGGTTGAGCAGAACTATTATATAGATTTTCACAAAGGAGATCCGTTTACAAAGGTGGCTTTTGGCGAGGCCAGACTGCCGGGACCTGGATACGAGAAGTTACACCCAACCCTTCGGGCGTATCATGGAAACTATGGCATTGAACAGTTCCGCGCATCATCTCTTGGTCGAGACTTGAAGACTACTGTGGCGTCCTTCCTAAACCTGGGCCGTGAAGCACACGACTATGACCCCAACGGAAAAGGTTTAGGCAGGTTGCCGTATGAAGGGCCAGGTTCGCCCACGTATGAAGGCACCAAGGCCCACCGGAGGCTGCAGGCGCAGTGGGCTAAAGAGGGCTCTCTGATTGAGGCTGAGCGCTTCGTGTTCGATCCCAGAACCAAGGTGAGTGGGCACATTGATGCAGTAGTGAGAATGGAGAACGGTTATAACACCGTAGTGGAGATCAAAACAAAGTCGGCGAAGGCCATCAAGGAGCTTGAGGCGCCGCAGCAAGAGCACATGTCCCAGGTCAATTTCTACCTGTATTCACAGGGGCTTCCGTTCGGGTTCATATACTACACAGCAAGAGACAAGCCGGATGTGACCAAAGTATTCAAAGTTCATTACGACCCGGAGAGGCTGCAACGTGACCTGGAAACTGTAGAACATGCGCGGCAGATTGTGTCCGACTGGGACAGGAAGGGTATCCTGAACAGACCTGAGTTCTATAGTGATGTAGACAAGTTCAAGATTCTTGCAGATGTGGCTCCTTACTCCCAGTCTTTCTGGGCTATGAGGCGAAGGATGTTTCGGGACAAGGAAGCGATTATGCAACAGGGCAGGTGGAGTGAGGTTGAGCGGACTCTGGAGAACCATAAGCGAAGGATTCAGAAGTATCGCAAGACAGAGTATCGCTATGTTGGTAAACCCGATCCAAAGGACGCTTCTGCGGTAGAGAGAACTCTTGGTTGGATGTGGGAAAAGTTCGCTCACATGGACACTCCCTTTCACACAAAGTTTCTCCAGGTTAGATCCGCTACCGAGCAATATGAAAGGAACTATCTGTACGGAAACGACTTCACCGACTGGGGCAGGCCGGTTAGCGCTATTCTGGTACCGGCGTATCGGGGGTTTGCGCGACATAACCCTGTCGTGTCTGCCGGTTTGGGGGCCGCACTTGGTTCCCTGTTCTTTAAGCGAGGCCCGTACCGAATCATTGGCGCTTTAATTGGAGGGTTGGTGGGCGGTGGCATGTCTGTGGTGTCTCGCTTTAGGGCGAGACTTCGTGGCCGCAAAGCGCCCATTCCAGACATTAGGGAGAAGGAATGGGAGTTGAATGAATACTTTGATATGCTCGAGTATGTCAAGTTCCGGGGTCTGTATTCGAGGTATAAACAGGCACTCCAATATGTGGGCATTGATATGGACAAGATGGACCCGGGCCGTCAACACCCGCAGCTTCCGATAGTTGATTATGCCAATGAATACAAACGCAGGTTCAAAGGAACCGCCTATGCGGCCGATGTATGGAACCAGAGACAGGTTATGGCCGCATGGCCGGCGCAGATACGTGAGTTCTATCCGATCTTCGCCAACACGAGATCGGAGAAGGAGCGGGAGAGGATATACAATCAGACGCCAGACAACCTCAAAAGGTTCCTCGCTCGGGCATGGGCAACAAACTCTCCCAGATGGATGTCGGAATGGCGCGCAGTGGAAGCGAGGAAACCTGATCTGAAGCGTTACTTCGCAACTCACGCGCTACCGGGACCGCAGTGGGAAGGGTGGAATCCGAACGTCAACCTGGACGAATACAAGTACAAGGTTGCAAAGAATGAGGGTATCAACGCAAAGCGGATCGGGTTATGGGACGACGTGGCAAGGGCCGCAGAGGCCAACAGAGTCAGGGTATTAGACTGGAGGAACGGGAGTTTCAAAAGGAACTCCCTGGAGCACAGACTGCGTGCTGTTTTGCATGGGGCCGGAGTTCGGGACGCTGATATCAAGGTAGATATGCAGGACTATCACGAAAACCGAATCGACCTTCGACTGAATATGCGAAGAGACTTTACTGGAGAGATCATTGGGGCTCTACATAAAGAAGGCTATCATAAAGAGATAGAAAGTGCACACGAGGACTCGGAGCGTTTGCAACAACTAAACGCTCCGTTTGAACTACAATGAGCAATATGAGATATGAGATAGGGAATGTCTGGGTCGACAATAGTTTTGTGGACTCCATCGATCAATACGGCAAAGTGCCTGACGGTCGTGAGGCTCGTGTATATATGATCGTTGGTGAGGACCCCGATAGCGCACAGGACCTTATCGTTCAACAGTATAATGTAGCCAAAGAGAGGTTTAGTCCCGTACCTGACGATGTGGCTCGTATGACCAGAGATGAGCTCAGGGCCGGAGCCAAGTATGGTGGCAAGTTCGGAGGCTCCATAGGGATGCGCGGAGAAGCTGCTGGAGCCAGGGCCGCTCGTCAGGTTATGATAGAAACAGCCGGTACGAACATGGTAAGTCAGATGATGTTCGTAGCCAGGCAGCATGTTGCAGATCGTGCCGGTAGGTCCAGAGGGCCTGCTGCTGCAACCCGTATGTTTAAGGAATACTTCCCGCACCTCATAGAACAGAGGTCGCCGGACTTGAAAGCGTTTGAGAAGCTCGCAAGAATAGCGGCCTCCGCAAATACTGATGTATGGTCAGATAATCTTAAAGAGATATTCTTTGGCAAGGAGCATGGGAAGTGGATTGACAATCTTCACAATGCCGACCCCACGAATCTTGACTTCATGATGCGACGCCTTGCCAATGAGGGTAAGGACGCTGGACTGTTTGGCATTATGGGACAGATGTCCAGTCTGGGGCTGGCTCCCGATGCGTCCATGGTCGAAGCTGTGTTCGCAACCCCGAGCAGAACGGCACAATATCAGAAAACACAGAAGCTTATGCTGGAGCTGAGTCAGAACCTGGCAGAGGAGGCTCGGACGATTACCACCAGGCGTATCGCTCAGTTACAGGGGGCGCGTACCGGTGGCTTCGCTGTCAAGGACCTGCTTCAGTTGCAACGCGAGCACCTGAGGTATGGGATAAGAACCGGAGCGTATCCGGCAGGCCAGAAAGAGGCTATTCTGCGCAAGCTCAAGGATCTGGACGTTCTTGTCGGGGATGTGCGCAGGAAGATGACAGCCCTTACGCCTGAAGCGGAGGCTGCGATTAAGGACCTGGTGGGGCTTCGGGCTGACGTGTCCCGTCTCATCGACAAGTCATACGATAACAGGCTGGCAGATAGAGTACTTGGATCTACGGTAGACAACAGGTTGGCGAGAGTTGCCAGGATTGGTTCAGAATCGTCCATGGCCCTGTTCAGTGACGTCACGAGACCGATAACAATCAATCAGGCTCAACTGGCTGGACAGACTCTTGCTCGCCGTATGGGGATACTGGCACGACCGGAGTTGAGGCCGGGAACCGTAGTAGACATCGTAGGTGCTGTCAGGGGAGCAATTCCAGGCCAGCCTTATAGAGTGCAAAGGGTTGGCGGTGAGACCGTACTGAGACCGCTCAGGTACTTTCAGCCCGACTTCGCCACGGCGCAGGATGTGACCCGGCACTTCATGGAGACGGATATCGCAAGACAGCAAGTTCTCTTAAACAAGATGCTTGGACTGGATGAAGGTGAGTTTGCCTTTTTCTACAGACCCAAAGGGACACGGGCTAATGATGGTGTCACCCGATTGATGATGCGGAAAAAGGCCGTGGGCAGGAAGGGTTTTGAGTGGGTATCGCGAACTGTACGCAAGCCGACTCCAAACATGCCTGCGCCGCGGGGTGTGAAGAAAGTAGTGGCCGATGGAGCACAATATTATCTGGGGCCGGGTATCACTGGTGGTAACGTGCAGGACACTGCGGATATGATGCTAGACAAGCGAGCCAAAAAGGTTTCGCGAGAACCGCGTTTTGAATGGGTAGATGAACCCGGCGCTCCTTCTTTTAAACGTATGGAAGAAGTGGACATCATTAAGGCGTACAGGGAAACAGAACGCCTGGGGATGGTATACGAGGGGGCGGTGCCGGAAGCCAGTAAACTGCAGGGGATTATTGCCTCAGCCAGAGATGCCCGCTTTGTACGTGTTGGTGAAGAGGCTGTCCCGATTTTGCGCGACGCCCTGGAGAAGGCGGGGCATGGCAGATACACTGAGTTCTTAGAACTACTTAAACACGGATTGGTTCCCATGGAGACGGGTGCTGATTTTACTACCGCAGTCAAGATGCTTAAGCAGCTCTATGTCGAACAGGATGTGATGTTGAAGGCCGAAGCAAAGGATGCGGTGGTTGATCTGCGCAAAGGACTGGAGACTGCGCTTGCCGAGTCTGTGGAGCGGAACAACTTCAGCAGGATCTCTGGAGAGGTTGCTGCAGACGTCGCAGACATTATCACAATGCACGCTCGCCTTGATCAAAAGTACAAGAAGGTCCTCGGAGTGACCCCATTCGAAGGGCTCGATTTCCTTTACGACAGAGACGCCGGGCATGCTCAGATCAAGCTTCGAGACGACAGGGTAGCTCGCATAGCTATTGAGAACAGTGATGAGATCCGCAAAATCTCTATTGCAGAAGCCGTGTCTGGTGTTATCAGGCCGCGCGTTGTGCAGGACGTTATCACTCAAACGCCTATTGGCCCTGACAGTCAGTACTTTGCCAGCCTGGCAGAGCAACAGGTGGGAGAAGGTTTTCTGACGCAGGGAGAGCGTATTCGGGTGCTCAATGACACGGGAGCAGAGGCGAGCCTTAGCATGAAGGTGGCCTTGAGTCGGGTTAATAAGGCGGTTCCACCCGGAGACGCATTGACTCCAGCTTCTCTTATGGGGTTATGGCAGTCCACGCCGGAAGAGACGTACGGACTGAGAAACATGAGGACCATTGAAGGCTATCGTTATGTGGACGAAGACGTACTGGCGAAACTACTCGACACGCGGTTGACTCCAGAGCAGATGAAAGACAACATCCTGGCTATCGCACGAGCTGCTGGTGTTAAGGCTGATGAGAAGCGTATCGCACAAGAACTTGCCGGGCTGCAGGGAATAGACGACGTTACCAGGGACCTTGTGGTTAAGCGGTTCTTTGAGGCTCAGGAGGTCGGGCAGGAGATGCGAGGCGAGGTATGGAACATACTGCTCGATTACAACCAGAAGGCAGCAAAGGCTCTGACAATTGAGAAAGCGGCAGAGACAGCAGCCCAGTCGCTTACTTCGCCAGGTGCAGGAGCAATAGTAGGAACTGACAAAACGCTGATGGAGGATGTCGCACGGGTATTCGCCGAGGTCAATCCCAGCAAGAAGTGGCAACCTATGATTGACGCCTCGAAGTCTGTTCATCCTGCGGGGATATTTAGCAAGGAGTTTCTGGTGGCCGAAGAAGCTTCTCTTGCAATATTGGGAGCTGAGCGTTCTGAACTGTTGAAGGAATCCCTGAAGTACAGGATGCGTAGGCTTGGGCTTAGGTCGTTCGGAGAGGCTACCGCACATGCGGCACAGATTATGAAGGGGTTGTCCTTCACGGAAGATCAGGTTGCCAAGTTTATGGATCTGATGGAAGTAGGCGACCACATGACGGACGAGGCTCTTGAAGCTGTCATGGGGGCCACCACGGCACGCCGATGGAATATTGAGCCCATCATGGAGTTGGGACTTGGCGAACAGGCTTACATATTACCTCTACGCTCCAAGGCTATGTTGCACGAGAGTTTGCGAAACATTCATGAGAGCATAGGTTTGGACCCCCTCATAAGAATGATGGAACGTCAGGCCGGAGAGGATTTCGGCAATCTATTCAGAGCAAACTTGTTTGCGAAGATTGATCCTCTCAGGTTACCCAGGCCGCAGGATCTTGTTCAAGAGTTTAACGAGATCAGTAGAGAGATAGCCCCGGTATTGAAACCGCTGGCGACAGGAGAGATACCCTTTAGTGATGTCGATCCGGTGTTGTTGAATCGCATGAACAAGTTTGTTAACACGTATGCCGGAGACATCAAGCCGTCACGGGTGCGCACCGCCCTTGCTACGGTTGTTAGTATAAAGGCGCATACAGGGGAGTTAAAGCCGTCCACATACGCTTATATTGACCCGAGCAGCAAATTCTTCTCAACGCCGTACAGTGAATTGTCAGACGCCACGAAGGTCATTAACAATTACGTCCAGGCGCTCGATGCCGTATCGCCGGGAGCCTCCCCACTTCCGGTATGGACAAGCTCAAATCTTGTAGGCGCCACTGTAGAGGAGAAAAAGAGATTCGCCTTTCTGTTGGGCGAACAGGGCAAAGAGAGGGTGTTTCACAAGTGGAAAGTGAGAGATGCTCTCAATACCGTAAACAAGGTGTATGCAAACAAGTTTTTTGGGCCGGTGCAGGATCAGGCTGCGGCATTAGAGCAGTACCTCAGCCATATGACCGGAGCCAGTCCCGATATTCTGGCAGGTGTAGGGGCCGACTTCTTCCGTGACCCGTCGGAGTTATCTGCTGCTCAGGTGTCCCGTGTGAGGGAGGTTCTTGAGCGTGTCATCATCCCGACAGGCAAACACACAGGGCGACGTATCGGAGACTTTGTGTATGAAGAAGGCGGACAGCGTTTTCTGACAGACGAAGGTCGCCGTGTACTCGCACAGCTTCGACGGAGTATTGACCAGGGTCGGGACGACCTGGCCGGGTTCTCTCAAATTATAGCGCGATACGCCAAGCCGGATATGGCAAACATTCCCTTTGGCGAAGGGCTCTCGGTCAGAGGTGCTTCTCAGGTCGGAGGAGTGGCTAAAGATGTTGTAGAAGCTGTAGATTCGTCGGTTGCCGCTCACGTTGCAACACGTGACATTGAAAGAGAAGTGACGGAGGCCATTGCAAAGACAAAGAAACCATTAACGCCTCTGGGTATTCTTGGAATAGCTGCGGCGGGAGCGTATGCTGGATACCGGATGTTTACCGACCCGCTAGAGCAGGACCATAAACCTCAGGGGTTCAGGAGGTCTTTCCCATTGCGTGGGGGAATTCACAGACCCTCACCCGATTTGCGCATCCCTGTGGAGAATCCGAGACTGCAGAAGGCCAGAGTCATGGTAGACATTAACGCCTCAGGAATAGAAAGCGACGAGCAGGCAAACACATTGCAAAACGCTCTTCAGGCCGCTGTTGCTGAGGAGGTACCGTTCCCTGTCAATAGAGAACTGGAAGAGGAGAATGACGAGCAGGCTCGTGACCTTAATAGATTTGGCAAGATGGTGCTGGCCAACAGAATTGCGAACGAGAGACCAATGTTGTCGAGGTGGACGCTTTGAAAATGATGGTCCCACTCCATGAAGACACAACCCGACCGGGTACATTCTGGACCAGTCCGGGGTCCGAGGGCTTTGGCTATGTCGTAAGTAAAACAGTTGACGCCAATTCTGGCACAATAGAAGTTTTTAGGTTCAGTTTCGACGAGGCTGGAGAGCCAGCCACGAGCGATATATTGGTAATGACAAAAAAGCAGCTCGAGGAGGTAGCTGTCGCAAGAGGGCGAATTGGGGTTGAAGTTGCCAAAGGTAAGAAGGAAACACGTTTGGTTAGCAAGAATGAGCTTGCGACACCGGACGGACGACCTCTGAAGAAGTTCGAGATCAAGGTTGCAGAGAGAGGTCGGAGTGCAATGGAAAGCGCCGACCTGATAGAGCGCGAACTTAAAGAACTGGCAGGCGAAGACTCATTCGTACGAATGAAAGCTGTGGGCTATAACCTGTGGTCAATGACTAAAGCAGGACATGACCTTCCCAAGTATGTGAAAAACTCCGGTTCCATTAAAACAGGCCACGTTCCCAGTCCGACAGAGTCGGTAGTAAAACATCGCAACCCACTGGGGAGCCCACCACCATCGAGAGCTTCCAGTACAAGAACCGTAACTATTCCGCCGCCACGCCCGGCAGAAAAACACATTCTGGAGCAGTTGGACGAGCTGATAGAGGGTGTTGCGTCTCGGGGAAGTGGAGCCAAGGAAGCCCTTCAGAGCGTAGTGAAGGGTAGAGGAAAACTGATAGCCGGACTGGCCGTTGGGGTTATCGTCGTACCCGCTATCTTTCGCAAACTGACGGGGGCAGGCCACAGAAGAGACCCTTACGACCCTGCCAATCTCAGGCGGCTCCAGGTCCAAAGAGGGACTACTCCACAGGTGGACCGGATAGCTCATCGGCGCAATGTCCAGAGTACATACAATCGACGGCCAAGTATGGCAGGCGGAATGGGTCCACACACCAGGGGCCACATGGCTGCTGAGATGGGCGTCCCCGGAGAGTTTATCGGAGGGATCAGACCACCGGTTGTGCCGATTAAGTTTGCCCTCAAGAAGATGGTGTCCTCTATCGGTATCCCGGACAAGATCGCAATAGACATCCTGCAATCTGTCCGTCAAGTCCAAAGGCCCGTGAAACCTACAGTACAACCTGCTGTTATAGCCAGAATGACACGAATGGGTTATCTCCCAGTGTTTCAGGGAAGTGGCGATGCTTTGAGACCTATTAAGGTTATGGGCCAAAGTAGAGGCATAACGTCACAACTGTCAGCCACCAACCTTGCGTACATGACCATGAGAGACGCGGATCAGCTCGCCGCTTTTGGAGGCAAGACGTCCGTATTCATTGAGAATCTTATGGCCAGAGCGGGGCGTATGGTAGGGGTAGGAGGTACCGCGTTACGAACTCAGGCAGCCAGGGCCGCAGGAGCGTTTGATTCGGCGGTGCACTCGTCAGTAAGTTGGTTCGGCAGGGCGAGCGGGATGACCGAGATGCTGGAGGCACAGAGAGGGCCGCTTCTCAAGCAGTTAGACAAATCTATAGTCCGTAGCAATAAACTGATATCAGAGACAGAGCGTCGACTGGTGGAAGTTCGTGAAGCCGGAGGGTGGGACAAGGTAGTTTCTACGAGCCCATTGATACCTCCGAGGATTGTGTCTCGACCTATCGCGGAGACAGCAGACAACCTTACACGAGAAGTGTCTCGTTATCGCGATACTGTCAGGGAGTTTGTGGACTCCGAGATGCAGTCGGTGTTGGCACTGCAGGAAGCCAATTCGGTATACAAGGAAGAGATACAGGCTATGACGGAGTCGTTGGCTGAGCACAACAAGAAGATGGCGGGAATCATTGGCGAAAGTGCTCAAACGTCGACAGTTCTGCCGCGGGAACTTGGCCCGGAGAAGCTCAGGCACCCATACAGAAAAGAAGGCGCTGTGTCAACCCAGAGAGATCTTGCTGTTTCTATGTCTACGCCGGTTAAGTTATCACAAACCAGGGTTCCGGGGCCGATTCCAGATATTCCGGAAACGATAACTGGTGCTGCAATCATGCTGAATGAGACGGGCAAACTACACCCTACGGCAGTCAACAGAGTTCTGATTCCGGGTTCTGGCCATGACGTGCAAAAGGCGATACAGGTAGATAACCTTGTCAGGGATTTGTTGTCGGTGGACGGCGTGAACGTGACACGCGCTCCTACGGGGGTGGTTGAGTTGAGTCCGCAGTTGCTCCGGAGAGAAACAGAGCGCATCCTCAAAACGGTTGATGCGATCAGCGCAAAGAGAGGTGGAATGAGAATTCCCATGGACAAGCTGCAGGAAGCAGCAAACGCCTCGGGGAGAAGTCTCGCTCAACAGAAAGTGTTTAGAGCTATGTTGCATGGCAAGATCGCAGAAGATGCGACTGGACCTCTCAGGGCAGAGATCGCTACCATGAAGGCGGCTGTTTCAGGACAGCACGGTCTTGGCGTAAGACAGAGCGGCCTCTTGATGGGTGTTGGTGGTATCGACGAAGCGGTTGGGGCGGCCGGCCGCACTCTGGAGACTTCCCGTATTCATGTTAAAGCGCCCGAATATAAGATTCCGCCGCGAGTAGCACACCCGGATCCCTGGATGCAGGTGAGGACAGACATGGGGGCTGAGATGTATGTCCCGCAGAGCCGTCTTAATGAAGGTCACGCTTCAGCTCTTACGGGAGGGGTGGAACCCGGACTCAATAAGTTGCCGTTGGCGGGAACTTCTATAGATAGAGAGATGGTTTCTACTGCGCGTACCAGCGTAGACCCGCGCATGGGACCGACCGCCGCAGCAGAATCACTTCAGTCAACCTCTGGCGTTAAGGCGGGTGTTCCGAGTATAATGAGTCAGGGAGATCGGCCAATTGCTGAAGCTCGAGATGCCCTTCGCGGAATGGCTCGGCAACAGGACGACGCGATGGAAGACATAGCGAGTAATATGATGGACAGAATGTCTTCCGGTACCAAACAGGTTCTCGAAGCTGATTATGTGGGGGAACAGTATAAGCGTCTCGCGAAACAGGGAGGGGCAACGCCGAGAGTTGGAGAGATGTCGCAGGCCAGTACGGTCAGCGCGTCGAGCCATGCTTATATCGAAGCCCAGGGACCAACGCAGGTCAAGGTGTCGATGCCGAATGTCAAGACCGAAACGCCCAGGATCGAATTGCCGGAAAGTGGGATACTTCACCATTCTACAATCTGGAATCCGGGGGAGGTTTATGGCCTGTTAGGGGCAGACACGAGATTGAGAGATCAGATGTTATTGTATAACATTCAATTACCAGGAGCGTGATATGTCGGTAGCATCGTCAGATACAACTGCATTCCAGGATTACGTGAGAAACCTGGACAGTAGCAAAGATACGTTTATTCTGGGACTCATCGATTTTGAGGTTCCACCTCAAAACATACAGGTACAAAGGAACAAGCGGATGCGTTCGTCTCATGTGTTGAGACAACATGCCCCTACGAAGATCAGTGAAAAGATGCTGACCACGTACATCACGGTGGGTTTGCAAGTTGGGCCTGAGGAATTTAATAAGGTGGTAGGGCTGGCGAGAATGTACCGTTCAACTCCATTTGTTCCGATTAACTGTAATGGTCTCAATAGTGTTCATCACATTGACGGGGTAGCTTTGCACTCTCTTTCCATCAATACGATCGAGCAGCAGCCCAACGAACTGGCCGTTACTCTTGGATTGATGGAGTTCAATCACAACATATACATGCCGTGGTGCGATAACTTCCCGGGGTCATTTAATCTGGAGCTGTACGAGTGGTTTATCTTGCACTATGGCACAGATACGTATCCCATAATGGACACATACAAAGCCGAAAGAATGCCTACTTACCAGAAGGGCATCTACGAGTTCTCGCCATACTTTAATATGTACGGGATCGATCCTGACAAGTTAGGAGCCGCCAAGCGTTCTGCCAAGTACATTGAACTTATAATGTCCACATATCAGATGGCGCAACAGGTTCTTGCAGTAGGAGACAACAAGGCTGGTGACATTAAAAGGGGATTGCAGAAGTATCTTGAGGCGTTTGGCAATGCGATGGAGAAGGAGCCCGACCTTTCTGTTAACACAGATGCAAAGAAAGCCCTGTATGAGATATTCGCACTACTCCTCAGCGATTACCGGGACGGTTATAAAAACAGAGAGCTGTCCAAGGTTCTGGTTGGGGTGGGTGCCGGTATATTGACGGAACAGGAGATGGAAGGAATGGCCGGAGGTGGTACCGACGCCGCGGCCGAGGCGCAACTCAGGGCTTTCGTGAATGCTATCAGTTCTATGCGGAATACTCGAATGTATGATTATATGGAAGCCGTGATGGGGCGAGGGGCGGTCGATATTCACTCTATCACCACAATGCTGGAACTGGGTATTGCCGACCTCTACAAGAAGGCAACAGTGGAGGTTCCTGATCTTATTAGCAAAAAGTGGGCGTGTTTTGGTCCGTCTGACGTATTCACTACGACCCATGTCTCGTATCGGTATGTCAACAAGTTTGCTCCAATCACTGTAGAAGGCAGTGCCGAGCATACCTATCAATTTATGGGTGGCGGAGATGCAAGCGCACGTGTGATGATAGGGGCCAGGGACAATGCGGTATCCAACCTCCAGAGTATGCTCAAGATGTCTTCTGAGCAGATGACAGGGGAGGTTCCTACCGGATACTTTGAGATTGACAACAGTTTGCTAAACATGATGGGTATGAAGTACGCGATCCCTCTGCACGTGGGTTCGGCAAGCTTGCCCGGGTACCCGGGGGAATGGGTTGTTAGTCTCGAACTAACGGATTACGATCGAGGCCAGAATATCAAGGAAGCTCTCCAGCCTATTAAGTCTTTCTACGATACTCTCGCCCCAATTTTGAAGGGGGACAATAAAACCACCGCCACCACAAATGCAGAAGAATGCAAGGAACTGCTCAAGAGACTGGAAAAGGTTCGTATTCAGTTCAACAGTGGGAGGCTTGAACGGGCAGAACTTCGCAAGTTAGAGCATGATATCAATCGCGTAGCGTACAAAGTTTCTCCTGTAATGTCATTCCTTAAGAATAGGTCGGAGTATGGAGCGATGGCCAACATTGCCAGGCATAGTGCCACAAATGTTGATCTGAGTACTTCACTTGGTTTCGATCACGCTAAAGAATGGCTTGAGGGCAGCGTTAAAGTGTGGGAGAGCATCTCCGGACAGGTTAACGACTTATACCAGCCCAAACGATCCTGGTGGAGAATAGACACGTTGAACCCAACGTCTCAGGAGGTCCTCGGGCTGCTTATACAACGCCCCGACCCGAAGATTGACAGTGACAATTATATTCCCGGGCTGACCCCTCCCGACATCCAGGTAGCGGAGCAAAACAAAGGGCTTAAAGAGATGAAGGAGGGGTTGGCAGAGATCGAGGCTTATCCGGATCTGTTTCTTCCCAGATATGTTGAGGTTATCTACTTTTTAATGCGCAAGAATCTGGGACGCATTCGTGCGGGACTCGTCAATTTCTTCACGAACAACCGGGGCGTTCTGGCTCATAGTTTCTCGCCAGAGGATGCGACTGACATTGTATTGGAATCCATCACAGGGGGTATTGACTTCACCGAACCTCGCGCTTCTATTGCGGCGTTGGAGAACCTACTTCACAGCGTGAACCAGGACGGTGCCGAGAAGGTGCCATTCCTGAAAGCGATCATGAGCGTACTAAACGACAATGGAGGGTTATACGTCGACCCTGACTTTTATGTGGTACCACGCAATGCTTATCTTTCTACAGTTGTGAACATCCTGGCCGAGCAGTCCGGCGATCCAACGGCAGGAACATGGTTGGTGGATAAGTTTGGCGACAATATATATATCGGAGACCTGACAGGGATGCGTAGTCCGGAAAACTACAAAGCGTCTCTGGAAGAGAGAGCTCGCGGATTAGATAAACAGATAGCCGTGACCTGGTTCCTGGATGAGGGGAACGAAGGGGCTCAGATCATACGCTCCATCAATGCCCTTAGAGAGGCCTTGATCGAGATTGCGACCGATCTTGTAACTAATGAGGGGTGGGTTGATGCGATATCGGATACGGCCAAATGGGCGAGTATTGCTCTGGCTGGTGCCAGTCTTTACAGTGGGGTGTTGGCTGGAGCGGCGCCTGCGGCGATATGGATTGGAGTTGAGCTGCACAATAGACTCAAGAAGATATCGGGGAAGGGCTTGGGAGGAACATTGTGGGATGTCCTCGCCGAAGCTCCGGGACAGTTGCTCGGAGTGGCTGGAGCTTTCGTAGTAGAAGCAGCGGGATCGTCAACTATCGACGAGGCGTGGGACCGTACCTTTGGAATTTTGTTTGATGAATACGCAGACGCCCAATACATGTGGGATGCTGTACGTGATTCGAGTACTGATGAATATAAGATATTTGAAGAGCTGAAGGGGGTACCCCAAAACGCTATTCGTTCTATCAGGCTGATGCTGGAGCGTCAACAGGATAGATTAAGGGAGTGGGAGGATAAGAAACTTAACCTCGACAGACAGGTTCACAATGCGCAGTTTAATCTCCACGATCTGAATGAACGAACCCTCAAGAGTGCATTGAGCACCGCCGAGCTACAAATCCCTCTTATGGCGGTTGTGTCTCGTGAGATGAATCTGACAGGCGATACTCATACGAATAAGTTTGCCCAGGAAACACTTATCAATGCCATTATGCGCGGACCCAAGTACGCAGGTAAACCTATAGACAAAGTGTACATGGGTGCTCCTATGAGTGGTGTCAACGAAAGCAATCCGGGCATTCTTTTGGACGAGATATATTACTCCGGCAGAGATCGGTTGATTCGAGCCTTTCCAACAATGAAGCTGTTGTTTATCAACGAGCAGCCGCGGGTGTATGGGATGAAGTTCTGGACGGACGTGTTCGCCTACAATGCTATAGAAAGCTGTGCTATAAGAAGACACAGACAATATGCAGCCGATACGTGCGTGCTCGAATTATCCAATATCACCAGAAGTTTGAGTCAGAAGCCGGTTTCAGACAAAGTGGAACAGGTCCTTAAGATGAATCTCGCCGACCCCGGTCGGTTAGGGGCGAAGGAAGAGGGCTTTGGAGACTGGATGCTTACCGGCCTCGACTACATGTGGGACTGGGTCCATGACTTCGCTGTAGATTCCGCAAAGAGCTTTAACCATGCTTTTCGCAAGTTGACAGACGAAGAGCTGGCCCAGGTTATTCAGACGCGGATTATGAGCAGGTATGCGGGATTGTACCTGAGAGAAGGCGTTAGGATGTCCATTCGCATTGGCTACAGCGGTAATGTAGCTGCTCTCAAAAACCGTTTTACCGGAACGGTTACGGAATGTAATCTTGGAGATACTATCACAGTGATCGCCGAAGGTGATGGGCGTGAGCTAACGAATGTAATGGGATGGAAGCCATACCAGGAGCCGGCCTCACTTGACAGAGGGGCTGAAGCCCGTGATTTTCTGGTAGGAATGATGGCGGCAAAGGGAGAGTTAGGTAATCCGCCAAGCCGGTGGGCTGAATTCTGGAATGTTGTCTGGAAGGGAACTGCGTACGAAAACAATCCCTACGGTATCTATCACTTTGGGTCTCAGTCGTATAAGGACGCTGGTTTCTGGGACAGCACGTGGGTAAGTGCCGGGGCTGCGGTAGGGGCGACAGCCGTTTCGGTGGCTACAGAAGGACCTTTCTGGTGGTTAGGGGCTCTTGTTGGTGGAATTGGGGGCGCCGTTCCAAGAAGTGTGGCCAGAGGGCCTGACCGGTTAGGTGTGACAGAGCTTGAGATGAATATGTACGCTCCAAACGATATGGGTTATATCGGGAATGAAGATTGGCTAAGTTATCTTTCAAACCTTCCTCTGTTCGGGGATATGGACGCCAACCTGAACTTCCAGCCTGCTGCGGCCGGACATACTTTTTGGTCTCTGTCGCAGATGTTCGCAGATGTGGCTCCGGACTTTATAAGAACGGCAGAGCCTTTCGAGTTGCGTTCTACGTTCTTCTTTGGTAAACCATACTGGAATTATGTATGTGAGTACTTCTACCCTGAGAGCGAACGAGTCCTCGGCAGACTATTCCCTCCGGGCCACGTTCAGACAGTGGGTCGTATCGCAGACTTCCACGCCTGGCAAGTGCAAGCCGCCAAACAACAGTACTCAAATCTCGTTACAAGTGGCGCATGGGAAGTGGGCGGTGGAATTATTGATATTGCATTCGGGACTAAAGTGCTTGGCATTGCCGCAGCTGTTCATGGGGGCTTGAAAGTTGCAATAGGAGGGCTTGGTCAGCTCGTAACCGGGGCGGGAAGGGACATTACATACAGTGCCAGTGGAGAGGCTGTCGTCCCCAAAGAGTTCTTCGAAAAGGATTCGAGAGGGCGTATCAAAAGAGATGTGCGCAAAGATCCTCTGTCAGAAGCTCTGGATGCAGGGATTGGCCCGGACATGCTCCTCAACTATCTGGCCCCATGGGAACGGCAGGGAATGGTATACAAACCATACATGCAGTTCCACGTTCTTACTGACAGGACCGACTTTGTAAACAACGGTATAAGAGCCTCCAGCAAGAAGTTGTACAACGTCGTTACGGCGCGAACGCTTTACTCATACAAGAACCCAGACGGCAGGCATGTTGATCAGACCGCCAAAGCCGATACAGACATCCATCCAGAACACATAAAGAAGATCACAGTGAACAGCGGGATGGTTACGAAAGCGGTTTCCAGATTCCCAGTCTTCAAATCGATAACGTCTTATCTGTTTGGTACAGCAGGATACACTTCATCGATTGCGCGATCGAGATTGCGCGACTTCATGAAACAGATGTACCAGGGTCAGTGTGTATTGATAGGTAACCCTTCAATTAAACCGTACGACATGCAGTATATAGCTGACGCTACCAGGGACATGTTTGGAATTGCTTATGTGAGAAGTACTGTAGACATAATCTCTACACAGGATGGGTATCTGACCATTACAGAGCCCGACTGTGCAGTGGCGACCGTGGACAAAAGGATGATCGATCTGTGGGCCTGGGGTGCGGAGTTTGCAAAGCATGAGTATGCGCAACGAATAGAAGAGCAGAACTTTGTTGCTGAGGTAAAGAATTTGCGCAGACAGTTCAACCTGTCTCTCGTAGAATTTATGGACGATCAGCGTAACGACGAATGGCATGTGTTTGCCATGCTTGTGGGTCAGGGATTCATTGGAGAGGTTCCGGGAGTGCGTCTTGTTACGGACTTCGACCAATGGGGCACTCGTATTAAAAACCTCGCTGGAAGATGGGCCAACCTGCCGGAACCGGAAGTGAAGGAAGGAGAAGTAGGCCCTCTAATCACAAGGAGAAACATTGGCCGTAAGATCATGCAGTCCATTGACGATATCAATATGGCGTATGATTGGTCAAAGCTTCAGTTCCGTAGCTCTATCGACCCGGCAGTTACAGCGGCACAAACTGAGTTTATAATGGATGTCGAAGCGTTGCGAGTGGACTTCGCAGACGACATTGAGGATATTGCGAGGGTATTGGAGTCCGGTAACTTTAATGCGGCGGTCAATTTGAAGGCACGGCTCGGTGATAGCAAATTCCGACAGCTGACAGAGATATTGGATCGCAATGTTAGCGAGATGGCGGCCGCACAGAGTAACATTGCATTCAAAGAGGCTGCATACCGCGCGAAGATGACAGTGATGGATGAATGGTTTAACGGTGGTGCATTACGTGCTGAAGTTGATAAATTCTTTAAGGGGAATCCCGAGCTGTTGAAGAATCCCGCTGTGGGAGTTACAAAGCACGATGTGTGGAGGCATATAGATGACATTCCGGCGTGTCGCAGCAGGATAGCCACGAGGGTCGGAGAGTTTTCTGATCAACTTAACGCAATCGTCGCCAGCGACGCCGACAGGTTGGCTGCTATCAATATGTACTTGAGGGTAGACAAGACAGGGTTTGAAACCATACGAAAGTATATGATGTTGCGTCAGTCGCTCTTTGACAAAGCAGAGAGTGGTTGGGCGATGCTGATGGAAAGTAAACTGGGTAAGTATGTGTCTACTGTAATAGATAACTTAACCCCGGCCAGCATAATCGCGGCACGCCGTTTTGCCGGAAGCATGCTGGCAGGAATCAAGGCCGGTGGTATACTTTTATTGACCCAGACCATCGTCCAACACATAAACAATTGGATGCAAAACAGACAGGCTGTGACTATCAACTGCTTAACCGTTCATGGGATAGAGTTCTCTGCGGGAATGGAGGGCCATCAGGGGTGTATTGTCGGAGACTCTCTCGGGTTCTACGATAAGCTGATCGACAAGATCTTTTCACCGTTCTCGGAAACATACTACAGTACAGACCATATGGATAAAGTTGACGCTCTGACAACCCCTCCGGTAGAGAGGGATAACAGTAGTTACAAAGAGGCCAACCCAACGGGACAGGCTGCAATAGATCAGATGAAGGTCGATATGGTAGACCCAGCGTCTCTTGCAGTTTTGAAACCCACGAAGACCCCGACGTTTTTCCATGCCGGGCCGACAACCAAGTACAATATCTGTTTACACTTCACTGCTGGAGGAGAGACGTCGCCCGACGCAGATATTCCGGATTGGAACAGTCGAGGCTATGGAACACATTATATGATTACAAGGGATGGTTCGATATACAAACTGGCCGACGAATCGAAGTGGTCATATCATACGGGGAGAGGCTCATTTGGGGGTCACATATTTGACCAGCACACTATTGGTATTGAGATTGTCAATTATGGACCTCTAATTCAATTACCGAATGGCAAGTGGTATACTTGTAGTAAGCGTGAAGTGCCGCCGGGTGAAGTTGCAACTGCAGACCAGTGGCAGGAGGCTTCTGGTCCGGTATGGCCCAGGGCTTTCTCGTTTGTTACGCCACAGGGAACAATTACAGAGAATCCGAAAGCCTTTCAGGACTACCCATCAGTCCAGGTTGCTGCAATTATCGCTTTATGTAGAGGGATTATGGCAAGACACAACATGCAGGCTCAATTCCCCGATGAGGTATGGACGAATTATGGGAAGACAGGTATTCCATGGAACTGGAGCGGAATATTCACTCATCACCAGGTTCGGCAGGGCAAGTTCGATTGTGGCGCCGCTTTCCCGTGGACAACGCTAAAGCAGTCACTTGGTTTACAGGAGGTGAACCCGTAATGTCTACTATAAAAACAATGGCACAGGTCCTCGCCGGTAAACCGGAGGATATCCAGGTGTGGGTCAGGCAGGTGGGAAGTACGCATGCCGGACTCTCTATTAAAGCAAGGATACTTGAGCTTCCTGAGTTTGATATTACAGAGCAGGGAGCAACTCTGGAACAGTTCTGCCAGGCTTTTGCTATTACCGTGTCGGCCATGAAACTGTCGGCCAGCAACGGATTGGCGAACCAGGCCAGGGGTTTGTTCCGTTTTTATGAAAGCGAGTGGGCCAGTATCTTGCAGCGATCGTGGGCGATCGATCCGAATATTCCTATAAACTTGACGTGGGCCGAGGCTGTTGCTGACGAGAAGCTGTGCGTGGATGTTGGTGTGGCATGGGCCAAGTGGCTGTATGATAATAGGAACGCCACCGGCCACTCTCGCAATCAGGCCATTACCGGTAGAGCGACGTGGTCGGATGTAAAGGACAGAAGTGAGTGGTTTAAAGTAGCGAGTCTTATGCTTGTAAACGAGTCCCCGAACAATATGACACGACTGGCCAAGTGGACGATGAAGGCTCTTGATGCTGTAGTTTGGAACGATTCTTTGGAGAATTGACTTGCTACCTTATATCATACGAGTATAATGGAAACATACTATGGCTGCGAATACTGGAGTTTACAACAGTCGAATTGTGGGCTCGGCAGAGGAAGCTCGGGTCCTGTCTAAGGGTGGAGTGAGGCACACGCCACGTCCCGGAAGTATGGCTGTAAACATGTTGATTGAGCGTCTCAAACAGAATCTTCCAACCCACGGAGAGGTGCGGAAGACCGGCTCCTGGCGTTTTGCAAACCCTGCTCAGATCAGGCTTCAAGCTGCTGTAGCCTTTGACGAAAACACGAATCCTGTAGGTATCCGTGGATATCTTGGAAACGCAATTCATGGAACGCCGTCTATCGAACAGCTCACATCAGCCCCCAGTCTCGGTAGTGGCCCAACCCTCGGAGGTCTTTCCGCCAGTGTACCTCCTCCGCATGGTGCAAACGCAGACGTTAAGACTGACGTTATTGATAACCGCTCTGCGGGGGATGGTAATTATAATACAAGCAACGGGATGCCTCAGACACTTACCCTTCGCGAGATTAACACCTATGACGATGGACTGTTCGGACAGGCCATGCCCGAGAGGGCTTGGGAGGATATGGTGGCGGACACTACATACGTTAGAACTCCTGCTGATATCCATAGGGCGTCCGTGCAGGATGTCCGGCGCGAGATATATCCGGCCAGGCAGGCAGCTCTGGATGGGACGCCTAAGCGGGCCAGCGCGTTTCAGGCGGGAGATATTAGAAGTAGAGGGAGAACACAGCCTGTACCACGTACTTCTGCTCCCAGGCGACTCCGTGGCGATTATACGCTGAGACCTGAGACGAAGGGTGATCTGTTTATCGGTTTTGTTGGAGGGTACACTGTCAACTCACCGTACGGAATTCGGAATGGAAAGTTGCACGACGGAAACGATCTTCCATTCAGCACAGCGGTTTATGCCGGGGCTGAAGGCACAGTTACGTTTGCCAGATATGCGGAGCGCGGAAGTGCCTATAGTGGTTATGGAAACACGGTTGAGATTCAGCACCCCAATGGTTATCGCACGTTTTATGGCCACATGCATGCCACTCCGATGGTTTCGGAAGGACAATATATTGCAGCAGGCACCCAGCTTGGTGTTGCTGGCAACACAGGCCACAGTAGCGGTATTCATCTGCATATTGGATGCAGGAATCCTCAGGGACAATCGGTAGACCCGTTCTACCATTTCTTGAATCCGGATAAGTACACCATTACTGCAGGAGGTTCCAATCCACAGGTGAGAGCGGAATACAGAAAGTATGTAAGAGAATATACGGCAGGGATCGAATGATGGCGCAAGAGCAAAACACAGCAACGCCTCCGGATCGTGATCAGATTGGCGCGACAGGGATCGTGTGTGCAGCCGTTAGGATAGAAGACGGTGAATGGGAGCCTGCACAATTTAAGGACCCGAACACCGGAAGGATACTTGACAGGGAGGGGTATCGCGACCTTCAAATCAATAAGAGTCTGATGGAATGGAATACGACGCAGAAACCCATTCTTGGAAGGGATCTGCTACTCATTGTTCAATTAACCGGGACATCCCGGGTGGTTGAGGCAGAGATAGCTAAAGACAAGATCCCGACTATGAAGAAGTTGAAAGCGTGGTTTCTGGGAGCGTCTGTTAAGCTCGGGTCGGCCATTCATATTATAGACGAGGAGACGGCCCAGGGGATTGGGCGTGTCAAGGACAGTCTCGGCATCAGAGGGGCGAAGGTGGCTCTCAGTAAAGACGAAGGTGGTAAGTATATTGTCGATACGTTCTTGGACGGAGAAGCTGATGTGGTCGACATGTCGGGATCACAGAGTGGAGAGTAATGAATAAGCGAATACCAGTTATACCCGACCTTAGAGACGGAAGACCTGCCGATTCATACAAGAATCCGGTACGACAGAACTCTCTGGCGGCAGCTTACAAGAGTCAGGACGAAGTGTCTTTCGGAACTGTCTTTGAGACATGCCAGAAGTTTATGCACGAATTAGGGACCTATCGCACACACTGGGGCGTTAGGAGTACGCGGCATGACGACATTGTGGAGAGGTTTCCTCGAGAGAGCACCTATGGAGCCTGTGGGTCGGTGACATGGTGTGACGACCGGATGATTGTTGGCGACGGTCGTTATGTCAGATCGGTAGTCGGTATGAGGCGAGGGCGTCTCGGCATCCACCAGGAGGGTGACGAGCACATTATGGGAGACCTCGAAGTAGACTTCGACTCGCTTCTCCACGGCAGACTGACCGTTGAACAGGCCACCAGGCTCGCTGACACTTTGTTAGTAAAAGGGGAGTCTGTGTTCGAGGCCCTTACCAGGTTTATGGCCAGGGTTCAATTTGAGGATGAAGCCACTATCGGCAGTGAACACCTGATAGTTGACGACAAGAAGATAGGCGAGTTTGTTAAGGACACTGCCGTGAAGGGGCTTGTGACAATTGATGGCAAAGCTATTGTGAGGAAAACATAATGGGATACTACAATCACGAAGACTTCGCCTTCACGTATGACGGGGACTTTGTCATGGACACGGACCCTCTCGACAATGGCGAGGATGTAGGCTGGGACATTATGCTGGCATCCAAGTTTGCAAGGAACCGTCGGCGCGATGATATGCAACTTGCCGGTTCCCACCCAAACAGCGACGTTGCTACATTGAAACAATTCTATATGGAAACCTTAAAGAAGATGTACCCGTCTCTGGCAGATGGTGAATTAGAGAAGTTGATTGAGACATGGGGTTATATGCCGGAAGACAGGTTTGAATCATTGAAGCAGTCTGTGAGAGATATCTGTAAGACAACGAATCAGGACTGGGGAACGTACCCCAATGTAGGTGCAAACCTCGAAGAGCAGGTAGGAGACAGCATGACGATGGTAACGGCAGAGGCACTCCGCCAAAAGATTATCGACGCTCTTACTCGAGACGGGCTGGTCCAGAGTCCCCACCTACTGGTCAAGTACTTTATAGCAGACGAGAAGACACTCCTGTTCGCCGTAGAGGTGCTGACGGGAGTTCGTATGGTAATTCGAGAGATAATTCCGTTCTCGTTTGTTGAAGGGCCGTACCTGATGTTGAAGGAGGTGGCGTAATGCCAATACCGTTCCTCCCAAAGAGCGCTGAGGCGCTGCGTGTGGAGATGAAAGCGTTCCAGGCAGCCCTGGGCATTGGGAATATATATGAAGGCGGCAAGGCCAAGGCGATGTTTGACGAGTTTGCGAACATCATGGCAGAGCTTCATGGCTCTACGTATGACGGCATCAAGAATTCCAACTCAACGACAGCCACCGGGCCGTTTCTTGATCTTCGAGCCAATTCGCTTGCTCTGACCAGGGTGCTTGCAGAAACTGACGAGTCCCTGAGAAACAGGATACAGATAGCGCAGATCAACAGACAGGCGTGTAATGACATAGCTATTGATTCCAGATTAAAGACACATCCACGAGTCCAGGACGTAGCCTACGCCGACTTCGTATACGGCAGTGGTTCCTTCGCTACGTTCATCGACCCGATAGCCAATACTCAGGTTGACGCAGAACTGCTCAATGATATAGATACGATTCTTGCGGGGGTAGTGGCCAAAGGGGTAATGGCTCCAACTATGTCTGTTGAGATGCGAGGAGTACGTATGGTTCTGTTGGTTCGTGGAGTCAATCTCGTTCCCGAGGTGATAGCAGAAGCCGTCAGGGGTTATCTCGAATCTCTAAGGAGAGCGCAGACAATGGCTATTGACAGGGTGCGCGCCGCGGCAGTTGGAGCGGGTGCGTCGGGGGTTGAGTTCAAGGAGATATACCTGGACCAACAGCCGGTTTTACCGAGAGATATTCCAGCGGCGTGGGATGAAAAGATTGTTCCAGACCCCAACGTTGCTGAGCCAATACAAGTGATTACATAAGGAGGAAAACAATGCCACAGCCAGTATTATCACTGTATGAGATGGTCGGCGGAACACCGACCCCAATGCCGGTGCTTGACTTCAATACCGTTGAACGCGGTGGCCAGAGCATCGAAAAGACTATCCGCATTTACAACAACAAAGGGGGCGGAGGTGGCGTATCGGCCGCGATGAATTGTCTCCTTACTCTTGTGGCTGCGGACGGTTCTGAAGCTTCTCCGCTGGTACAGGGAGTGTCTCCGGACTTCCAGCCTGCTTTAAGAGGCCGGTGTTTGACACTATGCGAAGTTGCGAAAGAAGTGGAGCTCGGCACAGGGAATGGCGCAAACCAGAACTTTCCAATGCCGGCGGGCGGAGACAACACTTACGTAGACCCGAGCATGGTTCCGAAAAAGGAGGTGCCAACAGGTTCCAATCCAAACAGCACATGGACCGACGACACCTGGCAGATTACTGTGAATGAAGCTGGACCGTCTTCCAGCCAACCTCTCAGTTATCTACCACCAACATTCCAGGTTACACATGCAGGCGGCACTGAGACGTACAGCACAGAGAACGCTGTCGTAGATTACAGTGGTGCTAATCCGGTTATTACCCTGGATTCGAGTCCTGGTGGACCAAACGCAGGAAAGACTCCTCCCACTGGCGATCCGGGCGGCGTGATCGATATCTTTTTGGATTATCGCTACACTGTCGAGATTGCACCGGGGCAGTTTACGGTAGATGCCAGTCAACCCACGGCTGTGCTCCAGCTCAATGACCCGCCCGCACAGGATTGCCGCGTGTGGGGAAGCTGGACATATCTGGCTCCCGAAGTGGATTTCGAGATCGTTGGAGGTAGCTCCAGCCGTATGGACATCGGAGGAGTCACAACGACTATACCGGACGAAGTGTCTGCAGGACTCAATAACGATGTGGTCGCGGAGATCCCTGACGAGTTTGCTTATCCCGGCAGAGGATATGCGGAGATCGTTCTCAAGTTCGACATTCCCGCGAACATGTCTCCGGGTCCTAACTACACGTGGAAACTTAAAGTTACCTTTGACGCACTATAAGGAGTAGATATGCAGGTTTTCTTTGACGGAACTGTGACTATCCGTAGTGCCTTGATATGGCCCGGAAAGATCGGAGTCAAAGCTCCCACGCCCCGGGTTAAGTTCTTCGATGGCAGAATGGCTGTCAAGAGCGTAGGCTGGTTTGTGTTTCCAGGCAAAGTGGGGATTGTCAGTAACGAAGCTCCATACGAACAAATGTTCGACGGTCGTCTGGACATTGGCGGAAGGCTCGATTTTGAACAAGACGGTGTCGTGGGAGTGAAGACGCGGATCGATCATATTATACAGAGAGGAACCGTAGAGATTGTCTAATACTGTTTACTTTCCTCCTTTTAGAGAGTATCCCGGAGATCCCGGACTTGCCAGCACGGTGTCGGTAAGTGCGAAAGGGTTTGCATTCTTTGAAGGCAGGCTCGCTGCCAGTGTTAAAACGGCAGGCGACGAGATGCCTATTCGTGAGTACGACAAGGTTGTGCAGGTAACATTCGACTCTCCTGTCAACAAACTGTCGGCAACCAAAAGGAAAAACTGGCAACTTGTGGATGACGCGGGACATGCAATCATTCCGGGGTCTGTTTCAGCAGTGTCAGACAGGTCAGTGGTTCTGTCAGTGCCATCTATTGAAGCGGCAAGGATGTACACGATATACTACACTATCAAGGACTCCAGTAATGTAGACGTCCGTGGAAGCATTGAGGTTAGGGGAATATGAAAGCGATAACAGCACACGCATTCATTATACCGACTATCCCGACAGACATTGGGGAGTCAATGTCGTCTAATTGGCCGACATGGACCAGGGTGTTTTATGACCCGAAGTCGTTTGGGAAAAGGCTCATGAATGTAGTGGGCCGCCCTCTGGAAGACTTTCGGCAAAACCTCCTCCTATGGCGTGCCCTCTCCAATCCGTTCAGTGCAGAGTCTACCATTTATGAGATTGTTCATGGAACCTCCAGCTTTACGCACTTCCCGCCGGAGTTGTTTAAACCCTTATGGTTTGTTCCCGTAACTTCTACCGTAATTGAGAAGGTCGTGTTTACCCAGGACGGATATAGCGAGCAATTCAACTACTTCCCTAACCCGCACTTCTTTGCCAGTTATAAACAGGCGGTCAGATTTACCACGCCGCAGGATTGGTGCGTTTTGCTGGACATGACGGACCAGGAGCTGGGCCGTACTGACAAGTACTTGTTGTTCGAAAAGAAGTACGACAGCATCACCATCCATTTTGCAGCCGACGCCAACCACAATGACCCATACACAAGAACTGTATCCAGCAATTCATTTAAGTTGTCAAACATCTGGGACCAGATCGACGAGTGGGGATTCGACATGGGTGTCGAGAGGCTGCCTGGTGAACACGATATGTTTTACGCCCGGCGTCTGAATGACATCTTCATCCATCCGAGTAACGCTACAGGTCCCGGGATCAAGAATGGTGTACGCCGGGAGTTTGGGCTTCTAACCAATCCCGGCGAATTCAGGCTTCCGATTTTGTACGATAACGATGGGGTAGATGTATTTGGAGATCCGGCCCGTGTTGCTGAACCGCGAACTGAAGCTCCGAGAATTCTCCAGGTGGCAAAGTGGGACAACATTATCGAAGATGGAATCATCACTGTACCGTCTGTTCTCGCTACGTCTGAAGTGCCGACAACTCGACACAGCACCCTGGTTTATTATCTTGTGTTGAGGCTGACAGGGCCGGGACACATCGTGCTTACACCCGTACCGGATCACGTATATGGTTTTGCGTCAGTTGGATTTGACGATGACGACACATATACTGTGGCGTATCGTTGTGTCAAAGCTAATGGAAAGAACAACGACCAGTTTGTGTTTGATTCCAACGCTCTAACAATCGAAGTTGATTACGTGGATTCTCCAGACGGGCGCCTGCCAATGGACAGTCTTCGATCAAAGTACCCCGGGTTGACTGACAGTGAGATCAAAGATATTTATTACGCGGACCACCACAGAGCATACGACAATAATGCTTACGTGATCCTTGAATATCGTATGAGAGTAAGTAGCCTGATGCCGGAACAGAAACCTCCGCAGTACGTTCACGTACGGAGCGGGACTTTTCACAGGGCCGGTATCCCTCAGGCTCACGAATACCTGTTACAGACTATGATGAGCCGTGTGTTTGCAATTAACGAGACGGACTACCGGATGGTCCACTTTGAAGGTTTCGATGGTCCTGCCGACTATTCAGAAGAACGTAAGGCACATTACCTGGGCATTAGTCCGGAGGCCATTCAATACCGAGCTCTGCGTCCTGATGCATACGCTACGTGGCAGAGGCGGCATGAAGCTTTCAACGATATCACACAGCAGGGAATGAACCGGATCGGACACGAACGGATGGCGGAGATCATCAACGACACTACAAAAGTAATGTGGAATCAGTGGAGGTGGGGTCAGGGATTCTGGTGGGAGGAAGCTGTATTCGAAGACCCCAATACTATATTGAAACTCAATACTCCGGGAATGGAGCGGACACTCACGTTCGTGCCGCACCTATGGGACACAGAGTTCCAGCCCGATCGTAAGAGGACATGATGGCAACGACTCAGGATAACTTCGTTCCTGGCGGAACGGATTGGAAGCTCGCACTTACGGCCGACAAGGAGGCTCGCGCTTATAGTGGAGTTGGCGATGGCGCCGACTGTATGGTACATGCTCCAGAAGCTCTTGCAGATGAAACTGTGTTCGATTATACGGTTTTCCTTGCAGGGGAACAGATAGTAGAAGAGAATGTACATGTACCTGTAAACACAAAGTGGCAGATACGGTTTACAGGCAACATGACAAACCCTGGCTACTGTCGGTGGAGGCCGTACATCAATTTTCTGTCATGGGGACGGCGCGCACTATTCCCTCGACCCGCAGATGACGCACTCGATCCGTATCCAGATACTGAATATTACGCCAACCCTAAAGCGCCCCCTGTGGTTGTGTGGGACACAGCGTACTTGCGAGAGCGCCTTTATGCTGCTTTCCAAAAGTACGGAGCAGCCAAGTACCCTGAATATCAGGGAGGCATAGTGCGCCGATGGGTGCGTCCTGCCATTCTAAACGACCTTGAATTCTGGACCGTCGATCTGATCCCTCCATTTGATCCGGATGATGTGAACAGTTACGTTCTTCATTACGTAGATGAATTCAGTGATCTCACGCCCGACCTGAACATACACCCAAACCCACGTTATTGTCTGGCGTGGAGTAATGTAGGAGACGATAACTACTATCCAATCCCGGAAGTCTTACGAAAGAAGTACGTACTTATCAGCGAAGTATTCCGGCAGGCTCTTATCGATTACCTTCAGGTGCCTCACGCAGACACATACGACCACAGCCGTAAGAGTAAGATGACCTTTGGGATGGTAGCGGGCGGAACTCCACCTCTCGTATTCTCAAACATTATCGCCTACCACGATACGGACTGGCATCAGGATTATTCTGTACCGCAAGAAGACTGGTATACTTATGACGATCCAAACAGGGAGAGAATCCTGAACCTGTCTGTGGATGGGATGTCTGCCTCCGGCGCTCAATGGGCGGTTAATGCTGAAGGCGGCCTCTATACGCTTATCGACGACATGGATCCGCTCAACCAATCGCCGAATGTCTTTACTGTTAAGTTCAGAGTGAATTATGAGAATCTGCCAGCTGAAGTGATTGAGGACGGGGATGTGATATTAACCGTAGAACACTCCCCGGAAGAAGAGTCTTATGCTGCATGGGATGTCACTTTCACTACAAGAGACGCTTCCGGAGATCCTGTTGAGACGTGGATGGAGGATTTTGACCCCAATGGCGGAGGAACTACGACCTGGACGATTCCCAAGTCGAGGTTTGTTGGCGTTAAAGAGGTCGAGATAGAGTTCCTGGTGGATCCGGCACGTATCGCCATGATATACGACTGGGAAGAGAATGAGCGCCGCTATGATACTGCAGGTTATTATGACGGCCCTACCCCAGAGGATACCTTATGGGTCAAGTCCGTGGAGATGACGGTTACAAATGCGGAGGCCAGGATTACACCCAATGATCCGGACCTGATGTTTATTGAGGCTGTTGCCGAGTATGCAGGCTCTCTGTACGATTCCAGTGTTACCAACCCCTCGCCTGATTATGATGCGAGCGCCATGATGGCGGCCGGATTTGAGTATTCAACCAGGGACAACAGGAACATTATTGCAACTGCCGAGGTTCCCACATCTGACGGAGGTGTGGAAGTTGTCAGCGCATTAACGTCTACAGAATTGCACGTGGTTGCAACTACGGAGTCCACAGCTCCATTAACCGAGCCATATTTTGTTGCGTTTCCGTGGAACTTCCCTATTGTATCAGACCCTCTCGCTCCTGAGAACTGGCATGAGGGACCAAAAGTTAATATCAGTATGAGGGCAGAAAAGGACCTTCCTGCTGAAGCCCAAATAGATACCATTGATCGGAGATTTGTAGGGCCAGGCCAAAACATTCAGCTTGTTTTGCACTCGACAGAAGGAGCCATTGCTATTGACGGTGTTGACATGACAGCCATGGGTATGAATGTTATTGTTCCGACGTCTCCCGCAACTCCGGACCATGTGCATACCCGCCAGGAAGGCGACCAGATGTACGAGGATTATCACACAAATACAGAGTCCGGTTTCTGGTTGCAATGGTTCGGTCCCGATGATAATACAACCTCTTTTGACTATGATAGGCACCTGATTCTTCGAGCAGCGTCGGCGTACAGCAAGGACATGACACTGTCGAGGCCGTGGAGGAGTCAATCGCTGTTTTCGGTTTTGGACCAGGTGGTAAAAAGGGACATTACTTACAAGTCCGACTTTCAGCTCAGGGACCTTAATGCGGCGAAGATTACCGACAGGACACAGAACCCTCTAACTTATACCGGATGGACCGGGATTAACCCGGATATGACAGACCCGACCAATGCTGTCGTGATAGAAGTGAACGGGAAGTACCTTCTGAAGGGAGGAGCCGGGGGAGCGCCACCTCTGTTCGATGTCGAGAGCGTATGGCCAGGAGTCGCCAGCGATGACCCGGCAATTGCTAAAGAAGGCGTTACTAATTTGAGGTGGGAAGTTGCAGACAATTCCCCCTACGTTGACACATACCTTATACAGGATCCAGTATCCGGCGACTGGACAATCGCAGCCAACATGAATCTCAATATGGAGATGTTATGGTATCCCCGTTTCTCGTCCGGGTATTATTACATCGGCCAGCAGGAGTTCTATCTATTTGGTGATGAACAGAAAGAACAGACGCTTGGAGGCTCGTCCGGAATGGGAAGGTCTACATTCGCCGGCAGTCGATATGGAGCGGTAGACACCGACCTGGATCTGCGTCACTTTGTTACCGAGCTTCAGTTCGTGCCGCAGCAGTCGGCTCCTATTATTGTGATGGCAGGACATGCGATGGACGAAGGTACTGCAACCATGGGGTTTCCAGTTGGATACACCAGAGGCAGAGGGCAGCTAATGAACACTCCGAGCCTTACGACGGTGTCTTCCGTGTTGGCGGCTGTACCTGATTCTGTGCGGCCGGGACGTGGCGCTGTCGTGTCTGATAAGAATATGTACCTTATCATGGAGCAAGGATCAGAGGACAAATGGGGAGTGTACAGGTGCCCGATCTCTTCGTGGGCGTTGCCGCTCGATGATGCTATGGAGGATCTGCTGCAAACTCTGCCTGACGAGCAGGACGACAGGCAGCTGTTTCTGGCACGGGACTATTATGGAGAAGACTTCTCTGTGGACAGTCCAAGTTTTTTGGTATCTTTCGATCCGACCCTACTTGGGGCCGAGTACAATTTGGACGCCATTGCCGTATCTGGAGACACCCTATATTGCGCGATATCTAAAGAAGACGGTGGAGACTATACCCATAAGGTATATCAATACAGTATTGGAATCCAGACGGCCAGCGCAGGGGTAGACAAGGCGTGGAAGCCCGAAGAGGACCCTTCCATCAATTTAACAGGGATCGTAAGAGACCAAAAGATTTCGGGTATATATGCGGATGGAGACACTATATTCATCACAAACAACAACAATCCTGACGGACTCACTTTCGATGGTGACAAACAGATTCTTGTTGTTAATATGATGGGGCAGCACGTTTCTACAATTCAGATTAGTCTGAACCAGGGAGCCACATCTGACGCTATTATCAGGCTCGGTGGCATCACAATGTACAAGGACTTCTTCATTGTCGCCGCCGAGATGGAGAGCAGTTCCGGTTTCACTGGCTGGCACCTGCTTCAGATTGATTCTTACGGCGACGTGATTACTGTGAACGCATACCCCACCTCCGCAGACGCCGCTCCGGACGAGGAGTATGTATACGTTACAGTTTACAATGACGATGTCATCGTCAGAGACTTCTATGATGGTCAATTTGGACTGAGAGCCCTACGGATAGACGCAGAGCAGGCGCCAACTCTCTTGCCCGTATTCAGGACGAACGACACGGAAGATCCTGCGGGGATCTCACGGGTGGAGACGTTTGAGCGTAACAAGTATCATCTGTACCCACTCCAGTATTCGAATGTGGTAATTGAATCCATTATCATTGACGGTATCGAGTTGGTCAGGATTGATACGTATCATGATCAGACCAAGGTTGTACAGGGCCAGGCGCTCCGTGGACCGTTGTATCGCGTGGATCCAAACCAGACTATCTTTCTGAATGAATCGGAAGTAGACAGGTTCGACTTCTATTACAAGTGGCTGTTCGACTTCTCCGACTACCTGGATATGGTCTCTCTTGTTAATGGAGCTCCAACACTTTCGGATATGGACCTCGTCAGTATCAATGACTGGGGAGTGCAGGACAGTATGAGAATTGGTTCGCGAGGACTGGACCGCAACACGGTTTATCTCGAGACTCCGGAGGACATCCAACAGATTACTATCCGATACATGGTCAAAAGATCATTCTCGCCTTTCACTATCAACCGGTTGCAGTCAGAAGTCGCCAGCCCCGATAGTGGGTTATATCTGGTAACTTCTCTCGCTTTTGCTGAAGAGGGAACCTACAGGGTGTTTTATGAGAAGGGTATCGATCCATACTTCCATCTTGCTCCGCCTGAACAGGTAGACCCAGGAAAGAATATCATAGATACCATCTCTTTCAATCCGGCTCTCGCGGTGGAGAATACCGGGTTCGTATATATCGATGACACCGATAGGGAGATTGCCAGTATCGAAGTGGGAGTGGAGCCTTCTACTATTGTTGGCACCAGGAGTAATGTGGTAGGGACTGAACATATCCTGTATTGGTATGCTATACTTAGGGATAAGTATGGCGCCCCGGTACCGAATAGGGCTGTGCACGTTCGGCTTGAAGGGTTGGTCAAGTTACCGGATCAGCCCTCGGAAGAAAACCACGATATTCCTCATTCAGCGATTTTCGCTCATGGGAATATCTCGAACTTTATGGGGAAGGTATGCGGGACGTTAACGGTCCCACAACAGATCGAAGGTGGTTATATTATCGACTCTACCAGACCCCTTCAGTTTGTAGTAGAATATATGCCACTTGGTGAGTGGAACAAAACCGAGACTGCCCCTGCTGTTTACGGAGGGGCGGAGATATGGGTAGAGTAATGCTTAATACATTACCGGCAAAGAAGCGGACCCGGCGGCAAACCTCTACGTTCAGACTGGGACCACGTGTTCCGACCGACGCCGTCAATCTTGCTTTCGTTCAGTCCATAGCTCTCAACATCCAGGAGAATTTGCAGGTTGCTCAACTCAGCAATCTCATTCCCGATAATTTAACCAGTCCCGAAGCGACTATAAGACAGGGAACTTACCCGGACACAGACAATATTACTATCAATGGATACACGATTTATGGGCGGGATGCCGCCGAGGATATCTCGTTTAGCGGCAACATCAGCATGACCGACAGGGTCTTTGTTGATGACAGTGTTGTTGAGTGGGATGGAGACTCTACCGCAGTTTTAGCCCGCTATAGGGCGTATACGGCATGGTTTCATGTGGAATCTATTGGATTAGATTCTGAATTGTTATGGGAACACGCTTCTCCGTTTCCCAGATATGGAGTGGCTCAGTGGATGCGGTACCGCGGAAAGCGTATTGCAGTTACGCTTCCAGATGGAGGTGAGTTCCCTTATCAATACGCTATATACGTACGCAGGGCGGACATGGAGGGTGTACCAATTCCCGACCTGTTGAATGTATGGAAGGTTTTGGTGTACTTTGAAGACATCCCAAAAGACAATTTAGTTCTCCTGCGTTATGACAAGGCCGAGGCTCGAGGTCGCAATATCACTACAATGGTTCATCATGAACAGGGTTACAGTGAGTATGCGGTTCCTTTGTCCGTAATCCCCGAGGATCCGGTGCACCAGACAGCACGATCGTGGACAAAAACTGCCGGGGCCTATCCCGTGATTCAATTCAATAATGTTGGCGAGTACATAAAGGTCCTGGTTGACGATATCGCTCGTGTGTTTGTGGACGTACCCTCTACGGCGAACAATCACCTTCCCTGGTTTGTACGAATCAAGAAGGGTGGGTTCAGCTGGGAGACTGACGGAGCGACAATGACAGATCCGAATGGCCGTGCTATAAGCCAGCGGATGCAGATTGCTATTCGAGAGAAGGCGCTGACACAGTTTAGTCTGACCTATGGATATATGCCAGAGATCGACAACGATCTGACAGTGCGATTCCATTACTCCACACGAGAGTTCGCAGAGGTAAGACAGGGACACGCATACTCCCAGGCATGGTCGCTGGCCAGTGGAGAGAGTGCCTTTATTGATGAGGACGTTATTGTTACTTCGCACAACTCTGTGCAAATGAGTATGCCCATCGTAATTCTTATTCGAGAAACCTTCACAAAGGAAGATGAGATTCGGGAACAATTCTGGATTGTTTCAAACCTCTCCGACAAGAGCAAAGCCATAGAGTTCTTGAAACAATACACAAACCAGGCAGCGGCGGTTGATGGGACGAACGTCGGTAATATCAGCTCATCTCCCGCCAAGTTCATGAGGATTATTACTGTAGATAAGAACAGAATTGTGTTTGATAACAACATTGTGATTGGAGCACAGGAGAATAAAAAGTGGTTTCTCCCGTCATCATCTGTGAGAGCATATTACTTTTACAGGAACGACTTTGTGACGTTTGATGGATACAGAGAAGACGAGGAGTTCTTTAAGTGTGATTTGAACCCGTCGGTAGGCCATTCCTTTGCCGGTAATATTCGTAAGGAGTTGACATACAATAGAAACACCAAGTTGTGGGAGTCCGGCTTGCAGTATATAGCGCCCGGAACTGTGGAACTGTATGATCTGAGCAATAACGAACGGATAATTCCACTGTACTGGGATTTGGGCGACACCGATTTTGAGCGTGGTGTTTTTGATCTTGCTGTATGGTGGGACGCGGGAGCAGAGCCAGATCGTGTTATGCAGGAGCAGCGTGTTCTACTTGTGTGCAAATCTATGGCAATCCCCGGGTACAATCTCTTTACCACGCCTGTGTTCATCAGTATGCTTCCATACATATTGGAAGTTGAGCATAACGGAAACAAGACACAGATCGAAGTGTATACAGAAACTGAGAAGATATTCTTCCAGACAAAGGCTTTCTTTGGTAACTACGAGAGTTCTGCCGGCGAGGTTGTTCCTTTAGGCAGAGTTGATGTAGTTCCCAACACGATATATGGACAGAATGTAGTTCTTGATACGCGGAGTCGCGGTGGAGGACTGAAGGAGAATAGAGAGCCGGAAGGTGGAGAGCGCCACTTCTGGGATATCGGACACTATGACGGGAAACCTTATACAGGGAATATGGTTGTGGTGATTGAGGTCCCCAAAACTGTACGGCGCAGATATCTTGAGGCTGGGCTGGCCGAGGATCAGATTGAGGAGATGTTCAAGTTCAAGGCCAGTAAACATATAGCCAAAGGGTCTCTAATCCTGATACAATATGTGTGAGGTGACACATGGCTGATAACTTAATATTCGCATTTGGAGATAGAGTTCTTGATGACAGTCTTACGATACCCGGATACGGGGCCGCTCCTGTCAAAGTGCTTTCGGATAATGGAGTACGTTCGTACATTCAAGACGGGAATCCGAATCTGGTATCTGCTAACTATACGGAAGATCAAGATAACGGCTTCTTGTTTCCGTCCGCCTCCCCGGAACACTGGACGGTTAGTCTGATCTCTTCAAAGTCGTGGGTACAAACCGTAGATATCCGTCTCTTTGTGTATATTGATTATATGGACTGGCTCACCAATGCGCCGGACCCGGCACGTACAGGGGACGATATTCAAACCAAAGTCAAGATAGATATGTTTGTAAGCCAGGATGGCAAACTGGATGAGAACAACAATCCTGTTCCTGATTTTGCTCAGACTGTACTGAATATCCAGGAAGACGGCAGGGACGAGAACCCTCACTCTCCGGCCACCGAGGTCATAGAGGTCGTTGTGACCGATGTCCCTATTGGGGTTGTCAAGTTTGTTCCCGGTGAGATTAAGAATGCGCATGTTCAGATATTCTTTACTACTGATGAACAGGAACCCGGGAGTGCGGGTGCACTTCCGTTTACGGGATCTAATTGCTGGCATATTGTTGAAGAACCGGCACAGGAACAGACTCCTGACGGAGAGGGTTTGATTGGTGATTACGAAAACCCGGTGCCGGAAACTGAACCTGATATAAGTGAGAGACCGATAGAATGGGATCCCTCCAGTTCTGTGCAGACGTGGCGTAGTTTTACGACTGGTGCCGAACCGGCAGATATGGACAAAGCTGACACAACCGGGTGGGTTGCCGACAAGTCGTTTCCCATAGTCAAAAAAGATGGGGTTACACAGGTTGACCCGGTTAACATAAAAGACATCCAAAGTTTTGCACCATGGGATCCGCAGTCGATAGATGCATACTTTAATGTTGAACTGTCCAAGCCTGCAAGGAGTGGCCATATCGACAACCTGGGTAGTGGCATTGCAAACGCACAGCGTGGTGTAGTAAGTAATCGGATCAACCTCGCCAGAATATTGAATGGATTGTGGACAGGCATTACTGCCAGGTTCTCATATCTGTATGGATGGCTCCGGGATATATATGATCAGATTGCCATGCTGAATACTCGTATAGATAAGATAGTGTTTTTTATGGGACCGATAGATACACTTTTGTTCTCTGACGCAAAGTACTATGGGCCGCCAAACTGGGCTTCATTATCTGCCTACCAGCAAGACCTTATGAGCGCCATAACAATTGAGGGAGTAGACTTACAAACCGCATACACAACTCCAGTGGAAACCACTAAAGGAAACGATGGGGAGGATTCAACTGCGGTTTCATGTTATGGCGTCAGGGCAGCTCCGGGCGGTGATGTGATTGACTGGTTTTCAGTAGGGGGTGCTACGAATCCGTTTGAAGATAACAATGAAGAAGTAGCGTCTGGACACGATCTGGCGGGGTGGCGACTTCTTGACATTACTCACGGTCTCGATCTTCCTGTAGATGGGAAGTTTGTGTTTCTATGGAACTATCCGATCGCTGCCGGCAATACCTACACAACATTTCGGATTGCGGCCTACACACACGATCCCGATAACGACGCTGAGGGAGAATATAGATGGCGTGAGTTGCTCGATACGGACATTACCCTCGGAGGAGGTGTCGGTGGTGGGTGGTGGCACTGGGAGACACCTACCAATGTCTTTACCGTTGGCAGTGGCCTCCGTGATGATGTATCCAAGATGAAGTGTAATAAGCTGGCGGTTATTGTCAGGACAAGCAGTTTCCAAAACATAGACCAGGATGCTCACACAAATCACTGGGGTGGGAATCTTGTTGATATCCAGGCGTGGACAAAAGGAAGGCATCAGGACAATATAGCATGACAGAGTTCTTAACCAAATACCAATCCCTTATTCCGGTTGTGCAGAAGATAATTCTGAACCGGACAAAGCAAGTAGATGCTGCAGCTCAGGTTCCATTGAGCTCGTACGAGCCAACTACCAGGGTTGTTGAACAGCATGGGCGTTCCAATCCGCACACATACAACACTTTCCAGGGACAGCTTTATACAGACCTTGCGGCTGCGTATGCGGAGATTCAGGCCGTTGAGCAGTTCAGCAATAAGACGGAATCTCTTTACAAGAGGGCTGTGCAGTATCTCAGGGATGGTGTTACTCGGCTTCGCAGGAAGCTAATTAAGTATCGGCACCTTATCAACCTCGGTAACGGCACTACAGACATCTTTTATGAAGACTTTGTAGATGCCGGTAATAAGGAGATGAGGCGGCTGTTCTATGAGAACGCCCCGGCCACAGACGCTGTGGTGGACAAGGATAGCGAAACATTGATTCTGCCAAAAGTAGGGGAGCTATCCAGGATTCGGAGCGCAATCAAAAAGAACAGGGTTGCAAGGTTTGAGCTTGATGAGAAGCTCGGAGCGCGGCAGGGAGACGTCGCAGCAGATGACACCAGCCACGATACGTCCATGGCTATCGATAAGAATAGGGACACTTTTTGGGCAGAGGTTATAGTGTCCGATGAACCTATAACTATCAAACCGACGTGGTGGAGCATAGAGATACGAGAGGTTCGCATTACTGTAGGTGATGGCACAACCGGTGAAGAGTGGTTGATCCAGGGTCTGTGTCCTGTCGTGAGTGGAGTCCACATGTGGCCCATTAAGGGAGATGGGACACCAGCCCGAGATTGGATATACAGCGCTGTTCTTACTCGGAACTTCGATCACCTGGCCGGGAATCTACTCACTCAGATAGACCAGGGTATTGGATTTAATGCCCAGGCCGCAGGGGAGAAGAACCCCGTGACTGCCCAAACATTCCTGAATGTACTTTCACAGAACGTGAGGGAGGATCAGTATGGACAGCGACATGTGACCCTGGCCGATCTTAAAACGGCTCTCCAAGACGAATTCACGACGGTGTTTTTTGAAGTCACAACTGTTGACGAGCCCCTGGAAACCATCTACCCAGTTAGAGATGGCGCTGCCAGCAAAACACACATTATGTTGCAGCATAAAGCAAGTGCCAATCGGTTATCTCTTAAGCCTTTTATGCACGGAGCCATGGACCTGGTTGCTCTTTATACGATTCCATACGACAGCGAGGAGCTGGCAATAAGCAGGGGTGAAGCTAACTTTATTATCCTTGATCCACAGAAGATGAAACCCAATACGGTTATCCATTTTGATCGTCACGACATCAAACGTGTATACATGGTATTTAATCAGAGGAATTATGTAAGGAACATCTACCAGGTGCCGCGATCTCAACTATTTAATATTGAGTTGAGAGACAGGCTGTCTCGTGAAGAGTATCGATTTACAACCGATCTCCTATCAGTTAAGGACAGTTTCCAGATCACAGCTGATGCCGGGGTTACTGGACAGGAAGGCAGGAATAAAGCCCTCAGCCAGCGCAAGGTAGATGAACTGACCGGGTGGTATCTCCTTGTAGAGTATGCGCAGCGGTTACGTACGAAGATGTTGGAGGGACAGTATTCAAGCCAGAAAGATAAACCAATAGATACAATTCTTAACGCGATGGGTCTGGTCCTTGCTGATAAGGGGCTGAGAGTGAAGACTCTGGCTGAAGCGGATAGCGGGCTCGCCGCGGATGAACAGATTACTCTGGAAGAGTTGGAGCGCATTGGGTCCGAAAAGGTGGAGATGCAGGTTTTTGAGTATGTGTATGGTCTGTACGATGTCGACCTGGACGACGTGTACTACAATCCAGACGGCACATTCATTACAAAACCTTTCAGTGTGTCTGGAAGAGCGGCCGGCTTTACTGCTCAATGGGATAGCGATGAACCTCCTGGAACTTCTGTGCGGGCTTTTCTTTCCTATGACCATAACAATACTGCGCCGCAATGGAGGTCTGTTGATAACGGACAGTTCCTTGAAGTTTTCTGGCCTGACAATTCCGATCTGCAGAATGAGAATGAACAGCATGCTGGAGGGATCGGCCGCACGATTGCCCTCAACAAGGTTGCGTACGTACACCCATGTGCGCGTACAGACCGTATGATGATACGCTCCGGCGTTCCGCCCAGTGGTATGCTAACTCCCGGCCAGGAAGTTCATATCAAAGGACAATTACTGGTCCAGCAAAAAACAGGCTCTGCAGCCTATTGGCGAATCATGTCTGACTTACAAGACTGGGAGGTTACCCTAACCGTCAATACAGCGGTAGACTTCGGGGTCGACACCTCTAATGGCTGGACGGACGTTCTTACCTCTCCCGTGCAGGTATCACAGATCAGCATCGACAGTATCAAGTCAATAGCAGGCTATGAAGGTGCCGGTATAGCGGCCATCAAGAAGTTTCTCTCTGATGGTAGCGGGTTGCGCACTTTCCGGATGGGGGAGATGATTCCATATTCTGACGTCAATGCGTCGGACGTACGTTGGATTAAGATAGACGAAGTTAAAGTAAGGGATGTGGGCTCTATAGTTCAGTTCAACCATGCCAAAGGTACGATAGGATCAAACAGAGCCTATGAACCTAACGAAGGAGAGGCTGTGGTGGGGTATCAGCCGCAGGCTGCTATCTGGCCCTTTGGCAACGGCGCGGGAGGCCCTTCGAGTCGTCCATCGGATGAGGTGAATGAAACTTTACGTGTCATATCCAATCTTCCGGAACAGAATTTCCCAATGGTAATTCGTGGTGGCACTAACCTGGAAGCGGGAGGCATGACCAGTGATGAAACAAGCACCTTCCAATTTGTGGTAGATGTTTTAGCATACCCCGACGTCAGGATATATTACAGACCCATCACAGTAACTATAATTGATGGAGCAAACACATATCTCCCAGACCCTTATGGGGAGCCGTACTTTATTGAAGATAACGAATTCACACTTAATATATCCACACCAAAACTGATGAAGTCTACGGTTAGTGGCACAGTGCTCGGTGAGGCTATTCGAGGGAATGTTACCGGTCAGTGGTTGGTACCCATTGAAACGTCGTCTGGCAACAGGCGCGATTTACCTTTGTGGGAATTGTCGTACTATGTGTCCGACAGTGATTTTGTCCATAGGATAGTAAAGTGGGACCCCAGGACCGAATTGTATAATTCGGAAGATGGATACTCAATTATGTATGCCGGCACAAAGTACCAGCTTCCAGACTTTCCCAAGTCCGGAGTTATCATCCTTGGAATCAAACACTGGGTTGACCAGGAAGGGTTCGCTATGACTGTGTTCGCGGAGGACACTCCAACCGAACAAAACGTCAAAGCCTTTGCTGAAACCAAGGTTTTCAACGGAGACCAGTGCGATATTCTCTACCCCATTGTAACAGAAGAACGAGATTTCCAGACTGGAGAAGCGCCACCCAAGATCAATATCAAGTTCGAAGCCGGAATCATCAATGGTATTGCAGGGTGGACTTCGGCAGAGGGAAACACTTATCCTTATGTTGGATACCTTGCTGTTCGGTTGGATCATTTTGTAGATAAGCAGCCAGTCTATCCAAATCTGGGTGTCATAACACGTAACGTGACGAATTACAAGAAGCTGAATCGTAGACCGACAATGAGACGGTGGGACCTTGACCCGGAAAGCCCGAACTATTATCCTGTAATCGAGTATTATCACGATGTTACACGTAACAGGATAGAGTTTGCAAGACAGTTACCAACGGAGTGGGTCGCAAACATCTCGTATGCAACATACGCACCAGATGTAAGAATGAAGTTCCAGCTCGAAGGAGACCTGGACGTATCGCCTATAATAGACAACTTTAGGATAGAGGTCAAAGAGGTTTGAGCCTGCAAGTAAAGTACAACAGTGAGATGATAGCCAAAAGGCTGGAACAGTTCTTCCGCGATATGGAATATATCGTCAAAGATTCCACATACACAAACGATGCTATTGTGGATATCTACACTCGCTTTCAGGAATTCTTCACACAGTTTGGTAAGCCTACTCTGCAAGTAAGAGAGGCGATGGAAGATACGCCACCCTGGGCGGACGACTTGAACGCCATGATGAGGGAAACGAAAGATGACCTTGATGTCCTGTACGGAGAGCTGCGCGTTCTCATGGAAGGTGCCCGAAGCATCTTTGATTTGGCGACTGCAGAGACGGATGGGATCCAGGTCCTTATCGATGGCGCTGAGAAGTTACTTGAAGACTTCCAGATATATACGGAAGAGATTTCTGAGGATCTCTATATGGGAGACAGCTTTGAGGATGACTCTCTCATCAACGAAAAGAATATCGATCTTGATACCTCAGGCGGACAGATAGGTCTGCCGGTTCTTCAGAAGATTAACTATGCTCCACAGGCTCTTATCCGGGTTCATGGAGGCAGTGACAACTCCTACCCCGGCAACCTGCTTCAGGGAGTGGAGCCCAAGCAGGCAGACCTGTTTATTCCCGACACGATACGCGCCGGTGACGTGCGTCCTACTACTGACATTCAAGACTCTCAGTTTGATGCAGTGCCAACGATAGAGCGTAGTACAGTTCGTCTGGCTGCTGATGTACGCGGAGAGAACAAGTACCCCGGCTTTATGGCCGACGGCAACCCAGACACACAGTTCGAGTATGAGATGATGGTAGTTCCTAATCATGTATACGTTGAGGCTGAGCCCGACAAGCCGCCGTATGACAGTGGCGGTAGCGATCGGTGGGGTGCTGCGCTTCTTGGTGACGCTCTCGCCAAGATTAGAGAGGCGGCCCAGGACCCCAATATAGGCACACGTCATCCCATGAGTATTACAACCGACCCGTCAGCTTCGTTTAGTCCAGTGTTACCGAACCATGGTAGTAATCCTAACATGCAAGTATATGCAGATAATGTGTTCTCTTATACACAGGGACATGATTGGAAGTACAATCTCGATAACAACAACACAGCATACAAGGTGCGATTTGTAGATAAGGACTGGAAGCCAGATGGCGGCACTGTAATGGAGGTTAATATCGAGTTCCAGTTCACGGAACCGGTCAATATCTCTGAACTATATCTAAACCCGGCAATCCTGCAGGATGTATCTGCGGAGTATCTTGGGGCCGACCACTTTACTCTGGCAGATATTGGATTTAGTACGCTCCCGGTCGTAGGAGAGGATGCTGTCCCAATTACTTTGTGGGCCTCTGATCTGGGGGTAGAAGTTCCTGTTGAGATATATGGATCGCAGACTATATCGTTCCCACAACAGCGGGTCCGCGCCATTACGCTGTACTTTGTAAGTGACACGCCCTACAAATGCCAGGTGGCACATCCGTACGTTGAAAGGCAGGTCCAATTATGGATGCGACTTGAGAAGAAGTCTGGCGGCTTCTCGTTTTGGAGGGTTAAGCATGACGAATATCGAGTATGGCTTGGTGACCGGTATTCGGCAGGGAATGTATATATCGGAGACATCCTTCCATACAGAGGTCAGGGAGTGGCTACAGGAGAGGATCTTGCAGAACGTCGCGGGTTGGCTGTTCCTGAGTGGGTTGGTAGCGCCATTGTTGGCGCCTACGCGGGGGCCGGAAACCTCGGAGGGGATATGGCCGACCTTGCTGCTGCTCAGGGGTACGGTTCAGGGGTGGGTTCTGTCAGCAATGCTTTTGAGAATATTGTAGATCAGCAGGTGGGTAGTTTTGGCAGCGATCTTGGAATCGGTGGCGGAATCCTTGACGAGTCCGGAGCGTTTGGTGGAACACCTCCTATTGTAAGCAATAGTATTGAGGCTTATCAGGACATCCAGCGAGCTTCCGGGGTAGGTGAAGAGTTTTTCCAGAAGTCGGACTCGCAGACACAGGCTGTGCGTATTCCTATGGCTAGAGTTCGTGGTGGCGGTGAGCCTACAGCCATCAATGAGCAGTTCGTCCAGATGGCTGTTCATGGCGACGGTGGCTGGAATGGGTATTATGTTGGAATGGATGGCCGCACGGTAGCTCAGCGGGCAGATTATGAATATAATGTTAAGATAACGCTTAAAGACTTGCAGAGTCGTGGCTATGTGGCACAGGGCCTGGGTTATTCTGCACATAAACAAGAAGAAGATTGGTACCTCATTACCAGGGACGTTGCTGTTGCATACCTGCAAGACCAGGCAACCAGAGACTTTGCTCAGCAGGACGCGGCAGCTTATGATGTGGGTCACAAACCACGCTCCTTCCTTCGTGAGAAACTTGGCGCGGCTATCTCCAGTAGTGTATTCAGTTTGGCTGGTAAGGTTGTAACGTCCATTATCAACAGTATCATTGGAGGTCTGCTATCGTTGTTCGCTAAGTGCGAGGAACGACTTACCGGGGTGGATGCGGTTGAGGGGTCCGAAAAGATATACTATGGACTGGAAGGGTTTCCGGCTTACAGATTCTGGATTGCCCTTAAAGAGGTTGGAATTCATGCCAACAGGTATGCGTCTTCTGGTTACATTATCTCTGAGTGGTATGATATAGGCGCAGACATTAGCAGGGTCAGTATCTTGAGCGAAGAGGATATCCCATCGGTATTCTATCACTCATACATAAAGTATTATATACAGTTCTCGGAAGGCGAGGATTGGCATGAGCTGGAGCCAATGCACGGGTCAGGAACAAACGGACTGCCGAGATACATTGAGGTAAACCCATCCGTGTCCATCAACAATCCGGCGTTCAAAGAAGTAGTGCGTCAGGATGCCAGTGGTAACATTATTGAAACACAAAAGGTAAGAGTGAAGATAGAACTGAGCAGGCCGGAGAGTATGGACCAATATTCTCCCAGGGTTCTGTCATATAAACTGGGGATTACAACAAAGTCATGAGCATTATAATGGATCAACTTCGTGCGCGGTTGAACACGTTCATTCAGAAACGCATGGTTAAAGATGGGCGGGTACCGTCACCTTCTGAATTGCAGGGTCATATTGGGTCTATCCGTAATCGCCTGGGTACGCCCACAATGGTTCCGCGCCCTGTGGACAAGAATCTCCAGTCCAACGCGGACAGGTTTAATCGTACATGGAATGAAGCCAAGTTCGACCTGGACCTTCTATTTGAGCAGGCTCGAAAGGGCGCAGTGGAGGTGATACGTAACTTCCAGTACAACCACGTCCAGCTCGATGGCCTTGTCCGTCAAGTCCATACGATACGCAGAGACATTGACAGCATACTTCTGGTCCATGACCGTACAACCGGTATGTTGGAAAACATCAAAGAAGATTTTGCAGACCTCAGCAGAATAGACACAGTCAATACTACAGCAGAAGTAGATACTCGCTTTCGGGTTGTACGTTTGGGTTCGGAAGGCGAAGGAAGTAAGATTTACTTTGGAGATGCTTCCGATGTGGACATTCAGGTGACCGTTCAGGAGACGTTTGAAGGCAAAGGCGTATCAGAAGTCGAGTTTAAAGCGATGGAGGGCAGTAGCAATGAGTCAGCTATGCTGAACGATCTCGTAAACGACTACTGGGGAGCTATTGTAACTAAAGATTCTGATGGACCTATCGAATGGGCTGTCGATATTACGTTGCCGGCAGAAGTAGATCTGTCTCGGATTCAGATTGACGCGAGGAGCAAGAACAATTTTCAGATAGGGCTTACAACTGTAAACGATGAGAACGAAGAGTTCTTTCACGGGTTAAACACGACAAGAGAGACAACCGAGTGGAGGTTCAGTGCCAGGAAAGTAAGGAAGGCTCGCTTTCTTCTCAAGACATGGGACGCTACCAGGACGAATGAACTGTTTCAGTTCTACCTCATTGTTGTGAACATTTCGATGTACCTTGATCGAACCAAAACAGAGTCTGATCTGTATACAGAGTGGATACCTCTGGAGTCTACAAACAAGGTTGGCAGGTTATCCATTGAAACAGAAAGCGAAGGCGACATCGACTGGTATGCTGACATTCGATACGAACAAACCGGTAGTGATTCGATTATAGAAGAGTCTGGCTGGCTCCCTATAACACCTCTGGATAGCGCCGGTCAGGGGGATCCGGTTGTGCTTGGATCGCTTACCCACATAGATGCGTATGAGGTTGATATGGAATCTGACAATATCAGCTCTCTTAGTGAAGATATTACAGATACCGATGTTATGGACGGCTCTCTTCTGCTCACAACCGGAGTCAACCTTTGGAGGGTGGACTATCACGATGTGTCACTTGTGCATGGTCGGTATATCACAGGACCATACGCTGTTGACCTGGATATTGCACATACAGCGTTCCTCGAATTGGATCAGATGCCTTTGTCTGTAGATGTCGATGTGATGCGTCTCGAGATGTTTCACCGATTCAAGTTCAGTACTGTGTTATATCGTGATCCTCAAACCTACACACAGGAAACGTACGACATACGTATTCTTATGACTGTTAATGAGGTTGACGTCATAGGCCGAGATGATTATCCAAACATTATCTTTGAGGTACATTCTCTTGAAGCTGTAGCCGGGCAGGTAAAGGGAATAGATACTGTCAAAGTCAAACTTAGCAGGGCGTACAATAGTACATTGAATGCATGGGAATATTCCGGATCTATCATTCCAAGGTCTGGAATCAATTACATAGTGATGTATGTAGATACGGGAGTAAAGTCGCCAACATTTTCAGAGAGTGTATATGACCAGATGAAGTATCTGAAGTGTAATCTTGCCCTGTCTGTGTATGATGGTACGAACTGGAGAGATTTTACATATCTTCAGAGGCAGGATGGCGATTTCTTTATGGCTGGGGCGGAGACAGAAGCAGATGTCAAGTTATACAGAATTATTGTACCACACAGCAAACTGTCTAATAAGATTGCTCCAGATTATGACAGGGCATCCATCCGTTCTACTGAGTACAGCACCGGGTCACGTACTGCCAATGTGTTTTTGAATCATCCGTATATGCGTTTTCCTCTCACGCGGATACCCGTGGCTGCGCCCGAAGATCCGCGCCGGCCTGAGTCCACTACCCCGATGACAACAAAGTGCCGGATAGAGTATGATAAGGTTGAAAGGCTTGTAAAGGATGTACGGTTATGGGCCAGATTGAAGCATGGTTCGGAGCTCCCGTCCATCAATAGCTTTACTTTGAGGTTTACACTGTAATGGCTTCGACCAATATAAACATATACTTCTCCGCTCTGGAGATGACGGACACGTATAGTGATAGGTTGCTGGAAGTCTTCTCTGGAATGACTCTTCGCCTTTTTGGTGTTGGACTGGCTTCTGCTTCCTTCAAGATATTCGCACTTCAGTTTGAACCAACTGATGATGAAGCTCCTTTTGAGAGTGGAGTTGAAACATCCCCTGGCGTCTTCGAATTGGGTGGAGCGACTTATTTACTTGGAGAGGGTTTCTACGGAGATGAGGCGCACTACGGCAGTGGTATTACCCTGGATACCGCATGGCCGTGGACTGCCGTTACTGGCGATAGCACCCGAAGGTTTACACCCCAGGTCATTCATGATTACTCTTCAGAGGCGGGGCGGGATGTATTGAACCTGGTAGTAGAAAACACTGCCCCACTCGACATTGTGCGATTGACGATTCCTCCGTTTGTATCGTCCGCTACAAAGGAGATCAAGTACTTTGTTCTGCGGGTAGATAATGGGACTGACTATGATATAATTGTGTGGCGCAGGGTAAACTCCGCACAGGCTTTGCCGGCCCTTTCACGGTATGCACCACCACTAAATTACGATCCGAATACAACAACCGCCGAGCTGTTCCAGCTTGCCGATACCACCCCAAAGGTTTCTGCCGAAGACCCGAACTCACTTCCGCGCCGTCCAAAGTTCGCAGTAACAGGCAACGAACTGTTTTGTGGATATGTATCTGATCACCGTAAACTGTTCAAGATATCTCTAACAGTTTCCATATACAGTATTGTTGTAGGAGATATCGCGAATGAGGCAGACGTGACTCAACCAGGCGTCAGGTGGAGAGCGAATCTTGGACCATGGAACATGAGCTGTCTGATATTTGATCCACAGATAGCATACGATCCGCTCCCGAGCGTTCCCACCACTGTTGTCACAGAAGGCCCAACCTGGCATACTATTATTGATCCTGTTCATGGCAAAGGAATAGACACGGGAGCGGTGGATATCATGCTTCTCGCTGATGATACTATGTTGGCTCAGTTGTCTGAAGGTGACAATTCAGTCATAATTGCTGTAACAGATACTGGGGGCAATATATCCACAATACCATTAACGATTGTGAAACATATACGTGAGCTCAGGATCGTCGCAACTGTAACGTCCAGCACAGAGAATATGAAAGTGGATCAACATACAGGAAGAGTATATACGAGAGGAATTATTGACGACATTGACGTCGATGTAACAGTGGAGGGAGATTAACATGCCAATAGGATGGAAACGAGCATTTGCAAACTTTAGAGAGAGACCGTTCTTTGCCGATACCACACTTCAGAACGCTTTCAATAAGGACGACAGTCCTCCTGCAGAGGGAATACATGCAGGGCCGATCGACTTAAAGTTTGGCAGCAATGGTTTCTACATCGGAAAGGACGGGCTGGTAGTCTATGGCGGGTATACTAATTACCTGCCGACCGCACCACTCACTCCGTTCCCTCTCAAACTCCCGTTTACAGTGGTCCAGTACTCCAAGGGGACATCCAGATGGGTAAGTGGGTTGTATATGATACCGCAGGCAAATCTTCCGGCTATTGGCGAAGTGAACTGGAGTAACATTGGATTTTCTGCATACACGAGAGCTGGTGAGGCTGTTGGGCAGGCCAATTACAACAGTATGATCGATACCACTGGCTCCAGCAGGCTTTTCCCTTTAAGGATATTCGACCCGTCTCCTTATATTGCGCAAACGTGTGAGGCTGTACATGTCTGTGATGAGCACGGGATATTCGGTGCCGTATTCCACCCGGACGGAACTACAGGAACAGTTATGTTCCATCTACCGGCTCATGATAACCATGCAATGTGGGCAGATCTCCCGTATTACCTCAGAAGCTTGTATGTGACTGAAGAACATATAATCGGGACTGCTGGAGATCTTAATGGGAGCATACTCCTTGGGGAATTCGGTGTATTCGATTATGACGAGAATGACCTTGCAAAGGCGGCAAACGGTGCTACAGCTTCTGGTGGAGTCGTCCTTGGGAATGGGACTGATGTTCTTGCCAATCTTACAAAAGACAATGAATCAGATCCTGAACAAGTTACTCTTCCGTCTGGTGAGTACATTGTCGTGGACTTGACAGGAGACTCTACTGATCGGCCGGTGTTGTATGTGGATATCGTCACCGACGATGCCTGTCGTTCACAAAATGATGACGCCACACGGTCTGCTAACCATTTGCAGGTAGAGTTTCAGACAGCATTCGGTGAGGGGATTGGCCAGTGGAGCACTCCTATTGTAGTGGGGGATCATCCGTTTAGCGGCGCTATGTATCCTACCATTCTACAAACGAATGGGTCTCTCTGGTATCTGGATTGGCCGTTAACACGTTATAACAGTGTTGATGATGTTCCGGACCATCATGATTATGGAATCACATACACAGGATGGACAAACAGAGCTCGCCGAATTGTTTATCCAAGCATCAAGAAAGCGCTCTTCTTAAATGCAGACGATTACCCCGCTTTTAAGAGTATCAGAATAACAAACGCAGGATCTTCTGATATTGTCATCCACAAAGTCAAAGTAGAGATGCAGCCTGGCCAGGCGTCGCTTGCTACAGCGCGTCCTGCAACAGAGTATCCGGCAATTGGAAAGATCAACGGGAATTCTGGGACTCTCACGTTCACCATTGATGACAGTGAGTTCGATGCGGCCTATCCAAACAATGAACAGAAGAACTTTACGATCGAGATTGTCGACGGAGCAACTACCCCGAACACATTCCAGTGGTCAAACGATGACGAAGCTACCTGGAATGGTCCTGTGAGTGTTTCTACTGCACCCATTGTTTTAAGTGATGGCGTGTCAATAGCGTTTTCCTCTGCAACTGGAGGTGTTGCTGGTGATAAGTGGCACTTCTCGGTAGGTATGCCGCGGTCTGGAGAGGTCATTCCTGTCGGTATGACCCCAATGGGTACTGCTGGGGATGTAATGCGTATCCATGTAAGAAACACGAGCGATGGAACCATCACATCATGTAAAGCTCTCATTATGGATCGCGATCATCCTGATATTGATACAATTATCTTTTGTCCTGATGTGGACAGTAACACAAATGTCCCCGACCAGGGTACTCCTGGTGATGCGGCTCTGACAAACTGGTATGGAACAATGGCCGGAAGTATTGATGGTGGTGCTTTGAGATGGAAACAACAGGACGCAAGTGATCCTAATGGGGTGGAACTAATAGGTGCGACCGTAGGACAGAGGCCCGGCCCAGGACAGGATATCTTTTTCTATGTCAGGACGACACTTGATGGCAGTCCAAACCTCACTAAGATGTATCGTACAAGATGGAAGTTTAAGGTGGTAATTGAATGATAGCAGAATTCGTCGCGACAATTCAGTTTCAGACTATCAATCAGCAGGTTGATACCCAAAGTGAAACTGACATCTTTGCTCATGTGCAATTCGAGACTGAGATGCCGACATCGCCACGGGGAACGAGTTCTCTTCTTGGAACTGTGGCGTTTGTGTCTCCGCCAGGAGGTCGTGTCCATCAGGTATATGAGATTGGCGGGTTTCCTATTCATAAGGCGTATGTAGATATGCCGTTTGATGGATTGTATGCGAAGGAGCTGGAACTACACAGGTCTACCAATCATCTGTTTGACCCTAATCTCGGAGATCCTACCGCCGTATTTGATGCCACTTATGAGGACTACAATATCACTGGCGATCTTAAGTTTGGTCCTACTTTATGGCCCTTTGATGGATATGAAGACTTCTGGGGTTCTTCTAATTGGGCTATCAGGATTCCCGAACAGACTGATTACAGACATTATATTATTGAGTTAACGTATAGTGGTACAGACGACACGACTGATATGTCCAGGTTCAAGTGGTCAAACGACGGAGGGCAGACATGGGTTACGGATGTTGAGATCCACAATAGCTCAATGTATCTTGAAGACAACCTTTATATCTTGTTTCATAATGTTGCAGACCTCAGCCACCACGGAGGTAACGTGGGGGACCGTATGTCGTTCCAAACAAACCTGCGAGATTTAAGGGCTGTTACTGACGATGATATTGCGACAGCTGACAGGTACTATTACAAAGCCCTTCTACAACCCGGAGCGTACTTTGATACTCTAATGGCTGATGTCGGCGAAGCCAATCGCAGGTCCAGATTTGATGTAGTGCCCGGCCTGGTACTTCCAGATGGGGATGTCCCTGCAGATGAAGCTGTTCCTATTGAATGTGAGCCTGCAACTGACCCTGAAGGAAACAACGTAGAGTATCATTGGTGGTATCTAATAGATTATGATACACCGACGTCAGGATGGCAGAGTTTATACACCTTCTCTAAACAGCCGTCCGATGAATATATACGAGTACCGCCTGGCTGGCGTATCATCAACGTGCGTGTTGACTCTGTGTTATGGACGAACGGTGTAGAATATGAGTATCTCGAAGCCTGGGATACAATTCGGGTCATCGAGTCCCCGGATATGGGGGCTGTAATGGAAGTCGAGTATGCACAGTGGATTCCTATGGACGTGACAGGCAGTCCGGACAGTACAACACAGACATGGAATACTCCGTCCGGGCAGCATTCAAACGTACTTGCTCGTGTAGCTGCCTGGGATGGTGACCAGGTTGCGTTCATGGATCCCAATACTCTGTACAATCTGTACTCTCCGTACGAGTTCTTTGGTCCGTTTGCTATTACCGCACCACCCGATCCACCTGTTCTGCTTCGTCCAGCGCGTAATGCAACAACAGAGGACGGAACGCCGATCATCAAGGTAGTTTCCGAGCAAGTGTCTGCGCCAGTCACATCACTGTTCTATCACGTAGAGATAGCCACGGATGCGGGGTTTACAAACATCATTAGATCGTACAACCAGAGAGTGGCCCCCGGTTATTGGGATGGAGGGGTTGGTGGGTATGCCAACTTGCAGGTCGCGACCCTTACTGTGCCCGCTATTGGCGAACTGCCTCAGCAGCTTCTTTATATCAGGGCCAGGTGCTGGGACTCTACGCCGGGGCGTGATATGTATAGTATGTGGGTAGAGTCTTACTTTACACCATGGGGCGGAGAGAATGGAAACGTGGCCACCGAGGTATCTTTACGTGATCCTGTTTTTGGTCGTGATATGGGCAGTTTTACGGCCATGGAGACTCGTTTAACCCTATGTCGTTCGCTGGTGGAAGGAGCTGGGTGCAGGTACATTCCGCTCATACAGATATATGATCTGGGGGTAGATGGAGATACTCCAGTAGAGGTTGGGCCTATTGCCGTTGTGTACCCACATAAGAACACTTCTCCTTCTGTACTGGACAGGGCTGAGATGTATATTGATATCGGCGTTCCCGGCTCGAGCGGTTTTGTGCCCTCGTCTCTGGGCAATGACGTTTGGTTGATGTATTATACAGGAACACCAGAACACAATCACAGGTATAAGGTTGTGGTTATTGGTATGCCGTCGGCCACTTTTGTTGCTGCAATGGATGCTGGAACTTATCTTATGCATTATAATGATATCATTGCCGCAGGTGGCAACGTTGAGAACGACGAGCTTACGTTTGTTTTCTATGATCGGGAATTATTCCAGATGGGAGTAAGTGTTTAATGCTTTATCAGGTAATTGATGGCAACCTTATACCTATCATGTATGTCCTGAATCAGCGGACACGTTCCATTGATTTGACTTTATCATCTGCCGGCTCTGACGTAACCGTTACAGTTGCTCTGACTGATCTGTCAGAGAATTTGATAACTATAGATGATGCGATTGTTATCAATGTTATTGAGCAATGTATGTGGGTGCCGCAGCTTATTATCAATAATGGTTCCGGCAAGGCTGAGAGTCGTGATCTAACAGTAACTTTGACCGCTGAGCCGGATGGTATCAATCCGGATGTGATTCCTCCATTGATGTACGCTTTTCTTTCTACGGATAAGGAAGCGCTGGAGGCTTTACGTGACCAGCACGTAGCCATACCCGGTAGTCCTGAGTATAACGATCGTCCACTTCCACATACTGCATGGAGCGGGCTGGAAAGATGGTACAATTCTAAAGAGTGGTACATGACTTTCGATGATATAGACTTCGTACGGTTTACTGCACCGGGACCGGATCTCAAGAGTATTCCGCCCGACGTCTGGATGGAATACATTGCACAACCACAGGTGGATTGGTGGCTGAGAGAGAACTTTGACCATTCCACTATTGCCAGAATCGACAATACAATGAGCGGGTATGTTCCTGTTTTGTGGAAGCTTGGTGCAACAGAGTACTTTACCAATATAGGGAATGATGTCACCATATATGGATACGTGGTGGATTTAATAGGCAATTGTAGCGTTATTGTAGAAGATTCCGTTGTTGTCTACCCACCGTCCAGCCGGTATTATCCCAATGACGACATTCAGTTGAAGCGTAGGAACCACAGGTTCCGTGGACCCAGAGAGAGTTGGAAACAACTTGCTATGTCAGGGGAGATAACTCACGATATCGATGAAGTGCTTGCGAGAGGTTCTAATCAGGCTATGCAAAACATTCAAGATACCACAGAGGGAATGAATGAGAAGTTAAGAAAGCTTTACAGTACCGTTGAGCATCTCCGGATACAGAGGGGGATTGTATGAATAACCAGGTAAACATTACAACAAAAGGAATAAAGACCAGGTATCGTGGTATTGCTGCGTCTGGAGACCTTAATAAGTTTATTGAGAACGTGGCCAGAGACCTGGCAGAATTGTACTCTTTCAATGCGGGACTACTGGTAAAGAGCAAACAGATAGAAGATACGATTGGGGGACAACTGGACAGTCTTCAGGGAATGGTCGAATCCCTCTCGTTTTCCGGGGTTACAAATCCATTTACTGCGCCGGTTGATACCGTTACGTCACATGCTCAATCCGGTTCATCATTCGCAATCATACAACTTCCGCCTGATTACCAGACAATTGAAGGCATAGATGAATGCAGGTTCAGTCTTTTGCACGCTCTTGCAAATCTGGGCAGCACTGTGAATGTGGGAGGGATAGATTATGCAGACCTTGCAGTCACACCACTATTCAAGGCGGCGCCTTTCCAGGTTGAATACTGGGATGTTGCGAATGGTTGGGTTGTCATGACTGATGCTGGTACCCTTCCCACCAATCTGACAACCTTCCATTATGAGCAGGCGGAGGATCGTTTCTTGTTTCATGAAGATCATGCAACTAATGAGACCCTGATTCGTGTGTCATTACAAAACGATCTTTATCTTGGTAGGGTTGAATCTTACCAGCAAGTAGCAACCGGAAACGACAGTGCTACCCCGGTCTTTCTCTACTTCTTTGACCGCTCCAAGAATATTATTGCTACAGGTTACAATCTTGTATTGCATAATGGATCTGAGCAGTTTCTCGGATACATGACTGTTGTCCCTCAGGGCGGAAACGTATCACTTAATTCTCCTTCCGAGCAAGTAATCGTGGACTTTCATACCTCAAGCGGGGTTTGGACTGCTACATCCGGAAGGCTGGGGCCGGTCACACATAATGCGATGTATCGCTTGCTCACAAACTCAGCTAATTGTCATCACGACCCCACATACGGACAGATTACTTTGCCATACAAGTCTGAGAGAGACAAGGCATTGATGAGAGGGACGGATAAAGTGTTGGTGCCAGACTCTTTAAAGGTGAGCACCAGGATATTCCGGATTCATGGTGAGACGCTTCAGGATACCAATGGTAATGAGTATAGATACTATGATCCGTTCAGGTCTGGTAATCCATTCAATCTTTCGAAGATTCTTGAGGACGCTGTACTTGCCAGGCAGGATGCCTCTGTTGTGAGTCCGGAGCTCTCGTCGGCGGACATCCAAACTGTGTTTGAACAGACTGATCCACTCTTTGCTATGGACGGAGACCCAACAACGCCAGCATGGTACCTTGTTCCCGTTACTGACCTTAATGGGCCTGTGCTTAGACCGTTTGATAATGATGTGCAAACGTCGCATGTACTGGTCCTGTATGATATCGAACTACCGCAGGATATTAACTCAAACATGTTTATGAACACAATACAGATACATCCACTTCCGCTGTTCCGGATGCATCTTGTAGACGTCCGGTATTCCACCGGAGAACCATTCGGCCTTGACGGTATGGGCAGACAGTTTCGCATGGATGCCGGGGTGGGCGGTACATATAGCCCCGACACACCTGTTCCGTATAGTCCAAAGTTTGGTCCTTACAACCTGAGTACTACCGGTGGCGACCCTGACACTATTCTGGGGGTAGGACCGAACATCTTTTGGAATGCGGGGATGCTTGAGCTCCACGTAAAGAGGACAGAGTTAAACTTCTTGCGTCTGGTGTTTGTGGCTGACTATACGCCCGAGATAGCCACTGGTCGCAATGTTATGATGGGAGCCATGCATATAGGAGTATATCACAGAGAGTATAAGCCTACCGGCAGTTTTCAGATTGAGTTCGATCCTGCAACGGCTGCTGTGATGGAAGAGATAAGAGACAAGACCTCGTCCTGGGTCAATAATAAGTACGCTCTGTTTAATCCAGATCCTGCTACTGAACCGCGATTTGCGGATGTGGTGGATAAAGGAGACGGGCGTATTGAGGTTGTTTTTGGGGTGAGGACTGACGATATGACGGGAACGATCAAACGTTTCGACAATAGCGCTACCCCGTCTTTTAAGAAGATCGTCGTCGAATAAGTTAAGGAGGCAGTTATGGCAAAAAGAGCAACAAAGAAGGAAGTACCAAAGCCGGTGGATCACACTATTACTATCAATTATCAGAGGCATCCGAATGGTGGCTTTACTTTTAGTGGGATTACCCAAACCGAGGATGGTGTCCCATTAGAAGACGTGCATTCCCTGCTTGAGTTTGCAATGTCTATGCAAAAACTTAAGCTCGGTTCTGTGTTTGCTGCCAAGCGGACGCAGGCAGAGATAACGCGACGTATGATACAGGCCGTGGGGCAGCAGGGAGGTGCCCAGTGAATCTTGGAATGGACTGTGGCACAATGTTCGTGGTAGGCGCCAGGCGTGCTCAACGTGATGTTGAGATTACACGCAAACGAAACTGTTTTGTGCTCATTAAAGGAACAAAGTTTAACAGGCAGATGCTTACTCAGGATCCCAATATAGATTGGATTCCATGGGAAGATGGCCAAATTGCCCTGGTTGGTGATTCCGCCCTGGAGTACGCGAATAGCAATCCGACCTCCATGGATGTGCGGAGGCCTTTGAGTAGAGGCATTCTTAATAAGAAGGAGCGGGATGCGTACCCTATGTTGCGCGCTATCGTGGAGTCTGTTGCCAGTAAGGGTAGAGGTAATTGCACACTCAGTATACCGGCTCCCACTATCGACTGTGAGTACCTTATCGACCACCACAAAGACGTGCTCCTACAGATCCTGCGCGAGCTCGGCTGGACTGTGGATACCGTACACGAAGGCTATTGTGTCGTACTCTCTGCCCTTGCTAAGTCCAGATTCACAGGGATAGGTATCAGCTTTGGCGGAGGTATGGTCAATGTCAGCTTCTCATTCCTGGCAGATGAGCTGTTCTCCTTTAGTATGCAACAGTCTGGAGATTGGGTAGACCAGGTTGCTGCAGATGCCTCCGGGTTTTCCAGGGCAGAGATAACAGATATGAAGGAGAATGAGTTCTCTCTGGATAACAACAATATTGGACGTGACGGACTGTGGCAGATTGAGTCGGCTTATAACAGCTTGATTGATGCCACAGCCAAGAATATCAAGGCAGCGTTTGATACACTCGAGCGTCCACCACGGGTTAAGGAGCCTCTGCAGATCGCTATAGCTGGGGGCACATCTATGGTTCCGGGGTTTGTGAAGCGTTTTGAGGAGCGTTTTAAGGCTGTAGGATTCCCTATACCTATCGGAGATGTGTTTCATGTACAGGATCCATTGTATGCGGTCGCAAAGGGTGCTCTACTGCATGCAGAGGCATCTTCTGATGAAGATGAAACCTCGTCTCCGGCAAAACAGCCGGAACAGGTGACCGAACCCAGTGCCGACAAGGCTGGGAGTGGCGATGAGCCACAAAAAGAGGCTCCACAACAAGAGCCTCAACAGACAGAGCTCCCTCCAATACCTTCCGGGTTCCATCCGGCAGGAGGCAAGCCGTGATACAGGACCTCTGTTCAATTATAAGTACAGGGGCACTGTGTGTGATTGCTTATGGTGTAATTAAACTGGGGTATTGTATGAGGAAAACACCGGATGTACGTCTGCTCTCACAGGTCGTAGCACAGAATGCAGAGGTAGGAAATGTGAGCCGGGCGAACACCTTATCTCCACAAAAGAAGACACCAGAGTGGACCAAGCCCGCGCTTACGAATGCGGTCGTGGTACCACCCAGTGTCAATCATAGTGTTACGGCAGAGAGAGATAAAGCTGTGGCTCCAGAAGGTGGAGATGTATTGAAAGGACTTATGGGTCGGTCGGGTGGCCGTCTTCGTCCAGAGGAATGATTCTGATTGTCGGTATTGGGTTCTTCAGCTCTTGAAGGTGACTGTCCGTTTCTCTGAGTTGTTGTATTGTCGGGAACTCTATGGCCACTTCTCGCTTCATCTCTCCTTCCAACTCAAGCCAGATTGAATTGTCTTTAGAACTGAATTCGGCACCGCATACACACGTATCACCCGCAAGGCTATAGCCGATGTTTTTGAGGGCTGTCAGAATTACTTCCTGGGGCACACATATCTGACATCTGTTCATGTCTATCCTCCTTTCTATTCAGTAGTCTTCTTTGCTCGCTTTGAGGGCTTGGTTATTTTGTTCTCTCTGGCGAGTCTATAGTTCCAGTCTGTTGCATCTTCTACAATGCTGTCGCAAAGGTCATCAATGGCGTCGCGGATCTTCAACCTAACATTGTCGACCTTGTCAACTCCCTGGACCTGGATCATTCGCCCGCTTCCGGTCGTTCCTGTTGTGGAATCAGAGTATCTTACTCCAATACAAACACCCGTTTTTGGAACAAGTCCTTTGGGGGTTTTATGTCCGTAAGTGCCAGCTCTGAGCATCTCGCTATGATACTGTGTCGATACAATGTTGAGCATCTTCTCCAGTCCTTCATGTGTTAGATGGGAGAGCTTATAGAGTGAGACAAAAGGAGTATCCAATGACTTGAGTACTTTACTCATTGGAACCGTTTCACTCAATCTGATTGCGAAAACGCCACAGGGCTCACTATCCGACACTATATACATATATAGATGGATGCCTTTGTTGTGTGTGAAAGTCCCCATGGGAAGCTCATTCTTCATGGTCATTCTCCTTTTTCTCTGATCGCGCGACCGACCGGGAAGCGTGGAATACCGTATTCTGTCAGGTTCTGGTAACGAACTGTAAGGTTCTTACCTATGAAGCTCTCACCGTCCTGAAACAGTCTTGCCCGGTATTCATGAGATCCCACAGGGCGAACATCAAAGTGGGGCACAACTTCCACGCCACCGGCAGAGCCTTTTACCTTAGTGTTACATACCCAGATAACTGTGCCGGCGTCTTTGCCGGTTCCCTCCTTGAAGTCGATGATTGGGAACTCATCGTCCTGGAACTCTTTGAACTTCTGAGTATCGGCAGAATGATGACCTATTGCATAGGTCCCCAAAGCATTGCGGATGACGGCCCCTTCATAGCCAGCTTGTACACACATGTCATGGAAAGCACGTAACTCTTCTTCATTATGCACCAGGTTAATCGGTACAAGAATAATGTTTTTGAGCTTCCATGAGTCCCATTGTGCGGCCAGAAGATTGAACCTATCCTCAAATGTCCAGGAGAGGTCTTTTGGATTGAATAAGTCGAATACGTAAAACTTAATAAGGGGCAGATATTCCATTGCCTCTTGCTTCAGTTTCGCTCTGCGTATGTGTCCGCCCAATTCCTCGAATGGGAGATCATTGGTATACAGCTCACCATCATACCATGTTCCATCGGGCAGGAGCTTGGCAAGACGGTCCAGGTCACGTTGAATGTGTGGTAGGTTCGGCAGACTCGGTACCGGATCGCCGCCCCTGCTTAGTAAGGCTCCGTCTGTACCATACGCCCGGTGGCCATCGATCTTTGCTTGAGCGAATGCTGGCCATACAATATTGTGCTTTCTCTTGTTGAATGGATGTGCCAGCATTGGAAGGATTGCCTTACCACTCTCAATGCCTGATGCGCCTTTAGAAGTCATGTCGGCCGCGGTTACCATGTTCCGCAGATCTTCAATGGACTCTCTGTACCCCTTCTTCTTTTTCTTGGTCCAGGCTGACTGGGCTTCCTTACAAGCCTGTTCGAACGGGGTTGTTTCGTTGGCCTTCCCGATGTTCTTACCTTCTTTGATAACCTTGACGGTTGTCTGCATTCTGGCTCCAGTTGAGCCATACTCGGTGTGGATCTCTCCGTAGTCGCCGTCAGGGCTCATAACAGGTACCACACTTATCTCCCATTCCTTTGTAGTCCCTTTACTTCCCTCACCATACAGACGTGGAAGTTCAAACAATTCTGTCATGATGTCTCCTTTACTTTTTAGCTTGCATGCTGCCTGCTATTGTGTGAGAGCAGCGTTCGTTCCAGCCGGCAAGTCTCTCCATGCATCTTGGGATAATGAACGTGAGATCGGGAATCAAGTCCGGATGACATAGGGCATCTACAATCTCGCCACACCATGTCTTCATTACTTTCTCATCTGCAAGCTGGTCGATAACGTCTTCGGACAGACGAACGGTATAGACGAATACGGGCCTGTCAAGGGACTCAGGACGTAGAGAAAGTGTATTCGTGATGGCTCCTACGTAGGTGAGTTCCCCGGGATCTACTGCAATACCAGTGTGTTCCAGAAACTCACGGCTTGCAGCAACCCACGGAGCCTCGTCTTCCCGAATCCGTCCTCCTGGAAGGTTCATCTTTCCTCTCTGCCAGTCGGGCTTATCTCTCTTGATGAGAATAGTCATTCTCTGTCCGTTGTTCTTGTCACATAGTATTGGACATAGTAGTACCATTAGCGAATCCTCCTTATAGATTTATTAGTACAGTATCCTGCAGCAAATGCATCAGCTATTGCTATTGCGTCTGTTATATTGTCATCAGCAGATTCCAGTGACGAGTCTGTTGAACTGTATCTCTTTAGAATCTTCATACGGATATCTGCTTTATCCGCTCCTGCCGGCAGATCCAATGCCGCTCGTGACTGATTTGGAGTGACGTATCTTATAGGGAACTCATATTGGTGGGCTGCACACGCAACGGCTATCTGTACGCACCGTAAGGCTGCATAAACAGCGACAAAGCGCTTATTGAATGGCTGTTCCATGACTACAACAACCTGGTAGTTGTGGTCATTCTTCCACTGTTGGAAGTAGTTGAATATACCTTTGGCTTCTGTATATATATTTCCGCATCTGACCTCCAGGTGAGTGCTTTCGGTCTGCAGGTTTGCATATGTAATGGACGTTTCAAGGCCGGGGATCAGGATGTCATGACTCATCCGAGCTGCAAACCCAGTATTATGTGATGCGGTGTCAAACGCAAGTATGAGGAATGGATTCTTACTTCTCTTTTTTACCTTCAGCTCTGCTGCTTTTCTTGCTCTTTTCTTTGCCGCTTTTGACTTTGGTTTTCCTGATCCTTGTTTTGCCATCCTCTTCCTCTCCAAGCCGGTAGATTGCCTTTCTACCAGGGGCGTTCTTTACACCCCCAATAATGCCGAGGCTTTCGTTTACAATTAGTTTCCCACCACGCTCTTTAATGACAGTCTTTCCAGTTGTCATATCGACCAGGTCCTGCCCATCAGACCCATCATCTGTAATCAGGTCTTCCATTCCTATCTCAACGACTTCCATATTGTCATCGCTGGAATCTATATCCTGGAACTCAGACCGGATTACCTGTCCATCAATTATTACCCTGGGTCTCTTTCTCTTTTCCATAACCATTTTCACCTTCTGTTTCTATGAAGTAGTTACCATTGCAGCGATTGCATCGTTTGCATGTAGTTGCGAATCGGCCGGCAATTATTGGACCAGACAGTACATTATGGATTCCTCTGAGATAATACCTGAGAGAGTTTTCCAGGCCATCAATCGCTTTAATAGACATATTGATAACCCGCTTAATCCGGCTCATGTCTCGTAACCTGTGCTCTGCGTGCCAGACGAGCGTGGCCCATGCGTGTGGCATGGCCAATGGAGTCATGTACGGATTGATGCGACTACCTCCAACGCCATAGACCCCCATGCTCAATAGCGTGTCGTCATGAAGAATTACATCCAGGGGGATATCTATGTACAGGTGATATGACTCTCCGGAGCGCTCGTAGAACGTTCCAAGAAACTTTATGGAGTTTACACCCACAAGTTTCGGGATCTTCAGTGGCTGGTCTCTGCATACAGCCAGGTCGCCATACCATGTAGCCAGACGCCTCATAGCACCGCTGGCGAGCTTCTCCTTCCTGCTTGGTTCATAGGTCTTCAGTGCACCATCTGCAACTCTCCACTCTTTATCGAACTCATTCAGATAGTACATCATAGATGGAGGAGAGTCTGGATCTTTAGCGTATCCTCTGGCAATGTCCAGTAACGCTGTTCTCAGACATCTGGCGTATGGTGGTGTCAGATCGACATTCATGTACGCCAGGATTGGGCACCTGTTAAATGCAAACACATGGTATGGTTTGAAGATAACTGTCCTGGCCATTAGACCAATGGTTCCCAACCAGTTCCTTTACATACTGGACAACGCTTTGGAGGACCATCGAGTTGTCCCAGTTTACCAGTGCAATTGCACTTTTCGCAAGGAGCTACTGCGCTGAAGGCTCTGAGCGACCTCATAATCTGGTCGACCTCATTATTATAGAGTGCAAACACCTGCTTTCGAAACGTGCTCTCCTGCCGCGCAGCAGCACGTACGTGAGTCTTCATTGTCTTTGCGTTACTGTTTGGATCAAGCCCCGTAAACAGCATTGTATGAACGAGATCCTGTACACCGTTTCTGAAACTCATTAACTGTTTCAGAATCTCTTCTACTGTAGTAACCGGCTGATACTGAGCCTTCTTACGACGCCGACGACTGCTGGCAGAGCGAGTACCAATTACAGTACTTGGGATTGCATTGCCAGTCTCCAACAGTTTTTTCTCCACTGGACTTTTTCCAGTCGTTGTATCTGGTTTTCGAGATGAGTCCATTTGCGAACCTCTTTTCGATCTCGTCCGCGGGATAGACTTCAAATAGCTCCCTGGGAGGGAGTTGCTTCCTGGCTATCATCTCGTACAGTTCCTGCATTCTTCGAACTGAGTCATGAACTGAGAAACCTTTGAACACCGTACTGAAGTCCTTATCACGATCCTCAACAATTGCGTAACCGTGTTCGTCCAGTCCGATAGCAAACTGGCGATGGTCAAAGTGCTCTCTGGTGATGTAGACAATACGCCATTGTGGGATTTTAGTGACTAACAGGTAGTACATGACCTGTAGCAGGTTATCCAGACGTGGGAAACCGGGAGAGCTTCTTGTGCCCATGATTTCTTTCTGGGCATAGTAGCCATAGAAGCTCTTGATTTCCACACCGACGATACCGGCATTGGGGTCATAAACAAGAGCGTCTCCCTCTCCAGATATTCGGAGATGAGCATTCTGAAACTTGAAGTTCCTGGCAATACCCATGCCGAACTCAAAGTACCAATCCAGCTCCTGCTGTTCAATTACCTTTCCCATAGTCATGACTCTGATTGAGCCGGGATGCAATGGATTAGTCCATGGTTCTTTCATCCAGCGCCAGAAGACTTTCCGTCGACAACTCCCGATAGGGTCTACAATGGAATTGTCTCCCGGGACTGGATAGTAAAGAACGGAACATTCCGATGGCCAGAAGAACCCTTCCCTCTGGGTTTTGAGTCTCTCTTCCCGCCGTTTCACTTCTCGCTCGACGAGGTTTGCATCCACCAGATCCAGAATGTTCATACCAGGTTATTCCTTCTCTCTTGTTTTTTCGCCGTCCTCTTTATTCTCATCTTTGAGAGTTGAGAGTTCGTCGTCCACTTTGTTTGCCCTCTGCTCTTCAGTTTCCGACACCGGCGTGGATTCCGATGCTGGTTGTTCTGCAGTTGGCTGCGTAGCTGGGGCGTCCTTCTGTGCCGGCGAAGGCTGGACCCTCTTGTTTGGATGACCTGCTCTTCCCGCTTCTTCTTCCAGGCGACGCCTTACTGCCTGTTGAATCTTTGCCCCTGCTGAACCTGCCTGCGGTGCCAGTTTCCCTTTCTTTTTCGCTTCAATCTCCTGCAGTTTGTTCCAGTCTTTTTCGAACTCCAGATACTGGGACGCATCTGCCTGTTTGGCACACGAGTAATGGTACCCGTATATCTGTTCGAATAGACCTTCCTTTGTCTGCCAGGGGAGTCGACCTGTAGCTCCGCCGCAGATTGGGCACTGATCGATTTTGGGGCCGTTTATTGCAAGATCGGCCTGCCTTTCCATTAGTGCCTGATACATTTTGTCATCAGCCATTAGTCACCTCCATGACTCTTTGTTGTAACCCGGCCGGCTTTGGCCGAACCTTCTTTGTTATGTCCAGAGGCATCGGTTCCCTATACAGGGGTACTGTCTTGAGAATCTCATCCGGAGCCTCGGTATTCACAAGAATAATACCACGCCTGGCATGGTTAGACAACCACAATATCTGTGCTGGCGATAATTCTTTCTGCATTGCAGCCAGAACGTTCTCTATTCCTACGGACATCAGAAGAATGGCGTCCATAGGATTGTTAGTCACTACTGCATATCCTTTGAATGGGTCGAAAAGATGTGCACCATACAGATGACGCTGTGGTAATACATCCTTCGTATGGATGAGCGACATGTCCTGGGACTGGACGCCGATGACGCCTATATGGTCAATTATAATGTTCCCGGTATCTTCTTCAGTGAGGTAGTTTGGCCCTTCGATTCTTATGACCGTTTCACGATCTTCCTGTGTTTCAATACGATACATCTTGTACAATGGGAGTACGAAGTATCCATTCCAGTCTGGATGTCTGCTGATTCTAACTTCAGCTCTTTGTAATAGGTCTGTGTCTGTGATACTATGAACTGCTGTTGCCGGAATAGATGTGTCCCATATATCACCCGCTAGTGGCTGTCTCGGATCCAGCTCCATCTTGTATTACCTCCTGAAGCAGCCTGTCCATGTGCTCGGTAATATTCTCCGACTTAATTGCGCGGATCTCTCCAAGCCTGAGGAACTTACGCTGCTGTTCTAGTTGCTCTCCATACTTTTCGAGGAACTGAGCATCAGACGTACTAAGATGTACAATCTCGCTCATATTCTCTCCGGGCGGCCTGTTGTAGTATGTTACTTCTCCCTCTTCGAACTCTTTGTTATAGACCTCTTCAATTGATCTATATGCGGGAGTAGATACAACAAGTGGGTCCCGTTTGTTGATCTTGACGATGGCAATACCATGGATATTGACGGCGAATACGCCTATCGTTTTCCATCTTCCGTTGACCTCATCGAATGCCATCACTGGTGTGAATCTCATCTTGTCCTCATTTCTTGCCCTGCCTTTGATCTGGTGGAAACAAACCTTCTGTTATTCTGAGTATAGGACGTTCATAATTCATATTGATATAGCGATGGCCGGAGCTTCCAGCTTCCTCGCCACCATGTCTTGCTTTGAGGATGTACATCTTCTGGTTACCGATGTTCTGTATGTTCAACGCTTTCTCCGAAGCCAGTGTGTTTGAGTTCTTGTTGATGACACCGATGATATTGTCGCAGTGGAAGCTCATATACTTTGCCATTGCAATATCGTCGAGCGTCATGTAGTCCCTGGCCGTGATGATTGGTGTCTGACCAACAATTACAATTGGGATATTGAGCTTTATAGCAAGGCCCTTCATTCGCCATACGAAGGATGATAGGTTTTGCCACTCCTTCCTGCTCTTGGTATCGGCGTCCTCGGGTTCGCTGACGTAGTCGAATATGAGGAGCTTGATACCATACCTCATCTGCATCCGGATCGCGTGGCCTCTGATCTTAGAGAGTGAGAACTCCGGCATACACAGATAGTGGTACGTGTCGGTGCTATCCATATCATAGCACGCCTTCCTGACCTGTTCAACCGTTTTAGCACTTGTTTGCCAATTCTGGTTCAGGCGCAGGTCTCTCTCTTTAACACCGGCGCGACATGCCAGAGACCTTAGCATTATCTCTTCGTAATTCATCTCTGTGCCTATGAACAATGCTGGTATCTTGTCTGTAATAGCAATCTTGTTCATAAGATTGATCATGGATGTTGTCTTACCTGTACCGGTAGGACTGACCCATAGCATAATTGTACCGGGTCCAAGTCCCGATATCTTATGGTTCAGGGTAGGCCATGGGGTTGCCAGTCCGGTAAGCTGAGCAGGTTCTCTCGATCGAACCTGTTCGAATAGGTTGGAACCACCACCAATTACAGTTGGGCGCTCTGAGGTCAAACGCTGGTACGCGCCCTGCAGGACGTCTTCCATTCCAGTGATCAACTGTTCGGATGTGATGATAAGGTTGTTGTTTCTGTCCCTGTTAAAGTCGTTCAGCTTTTCATTTATGGCTGCCTGCATTGACAGTTCCATAATATCATCAATGAATGCAGACGCATTACTCGGTGATACATGGTTTGTAAACATGGCTGTAAACAGGCGGTTCTTCTCTACCTGTTCGGAACGCAAAAGAACATCCAGTCCCGCATCACAGCTTGTTCTGAGAGATACTTCATCAATGGTTTTGGAGCCGTCTGTATACAGCTTGAACATGCGAGCATACAGGTATCTGTAAAGTGGGGAGAAGAAGTCACATTCTGCGAGGCCCGCCATCTCGCACTCTGCAACTATAGATGGATCTTTAACTATACAGCATAGCAACCCCCACTCGCTATCTTTCTGTGCCATTCAGTGCTCCTTCGATCCTTCTAATAGTGTCATCTACCGACATGTGGCGCTCAAGAAGCCAGGCAGGCATGCGTGGTATCGTAGAACGCTGCATCTCTCTAATTGAATGAAACGCATCCTCCTTGATAACCTCGCACCCTGCCCTAACATTCGCAGCGATTCTGCACATGTACTTTACTTTGTCTGTAGTCGTCCTAAACTCAGGAACTGCGTCAGATTCCGCTATTCGCTTTGCCTCCTTGAGAGCAGTCTCCCCATACTTCGCCTTTGCCTTCATATATATGGAGGCTGTGGTCGTAGTGACTGTCATCCCAAGTACGCTTGGCATTAGAAGTCTCCTCCACTGTTCTGGTTGTTAAGATAGTCGTCCATGAAGGCAATGAACGCTTCTACATTATCGCGCATAATTGCCTTAAACAGTGGCGTTCCGAGTGGTGCTCCAAGCTCTTTGAGTTTAAGCTCGGCGTCCGGCATCCACTGTTTGACGTAGTAGTCCAGCTCGGAGTTGTCGCTACATCCCATGCGGGCTTTTAAGGCTTTCATGTTTCCCTTTTGCTCTTCGGTCAAGTGCATGTGCTCCGGTCGCTGCCACGGACCTTCTTGAGCTGGGATGTGTGGTCCTGCTGTTGTAACTGGTGGCTGTTGTGGTGGCGCCTGTGCCGGTGTCTGTGCGGGCGGCTGCACTGGTGCCTGCACGGGAGGTTGTTGAGCTGGTTGCTGCTGAACCGGCGGAGCTGCTGGCTGGGCCGGTGGTTGTGCCGGTGGCTGAACTGGCGGTTCTGTCGTTACTGGTGCAGGTTCCGGGAGCGGAGGTGGGGGAACCTGATTATTCTGAGCCTGTTGCCATGTCTGAATTGCCTGTTGGGCTATTCCTGCAAGCTCATTCAGTGACTGCTGTGTGAATGCTCTACATCCCTGTTCCATTTGTTTCCACACTTTTGGGAAGTTGTAGAAGTATCGACCCAGTCCGAATTTGACGCAGGCTCTCTTGAAGGCTTGAGCTTCTGCGGATGTTGCCGCATTCTGGTCGTCTGCCGGGGATTCGCCGGTACTGGTTCTTGTAACACCGCAAATGGTCAGGCTACACGTAGCCATTACAGTTCCCACTATAGTCCAGTACCATTCACCTTTCTTGTTTTGTTTCTGTATCGGAAACGCATAGTGAGTCAGGCTGATCTCCATCGACCAGTCATTCGGACAGACATAGTTCAGTCTGTCTTCATAGCACCTTGGATCTGCGAAGGCGACGGCAAGTCCGGTACCTTTCTGATAATTTGTAGCCTGAGGTTTCCAGTGCACTGCTTCGGCTGGAAACGGGGCTTCCAGTGCTGTTTTAATACTTTTCAGGTCCATGTGTCCTCCTTTTATATCATACTGTCTATGTATGTGTCCATAAGCGTGCTGATAATCTCGCCCCTTCGCTTCTGCGCCACTACGATCTGAGCTGCTGACTGCGGTGAGGATTCTCCTGTCACGTTCAGGACTTTCACTTCCGGGTGAGTACTCTGTCCTGATATGAGCGAATAGAAGCGGTCCATTGTATTTGTCAACACATTAACTGGCTGTCCAAGTAGCTCCGGCTGCATAACTGCCAGTCCGCGTGTTCTTCTCTGGAACTCCTTCCATGCCGCATCAACAACTTCCAGCTCTGCTATAGCTTTTTCAATGACTACAGCAACTCTCTGAGCCTTAATGCTTAACTCTTTGTTCGTACATTGTTCCACACGATAAAGTCCTCTCTGTCCATGACAATCAGTGTTGGTACCAGGTCACGGACTTTCTCTGGTGTATGTAATTCCGGCATCGTTTGACTGGTTACCGTGAAGCTTTTCGTATTGCTATCTCTCCAGGATACTGGTAATGGCTGTGTGTCATCCATAGCATTCTCTTCTACTACCACACAGTATCTATCAGTATACGTACGGGTTGGCGCGATCGCTAATACCCAATCCCTGTTCTCCCTCTTCGCGTATCTTCTGATTGTATGTATCCAGTCAATCTTAACCCGGATAACTCCACTATTTGATGCTTTGCACTCAACAAGGAATGTGTCGTTCCTGACGTCTCCTTTTGCGAACCATAAACATCCACTGCCAGGCTGATATCGGCCTTCTATATCGCTTTCTACCAGATGCTCAAGTCCCAGATCCTTTTTACTCATCTTCAACCTCAAAACTCGTGGTATATCCTTCTCCATCACTACTTACAGCGCCAACCAGGATGGGCGTTCCTATTGGAAAGTTAGAGACACTGACACTAAACGAGCCATCAGACAAACTGGTAGCTGTATATAGGACTGAGCTGTTTACGATTACCTGTATGTGAACTCCTGCTGCCAGCAAACCGTCTCTTGCGACAGTTCCATGAACAGTGAATGTTACTTCGGACGGTGGGTCTGGCATGCCTTCCTTGTTTCTGACTTCAACGGTGAATGGGTAACGGTGGGTTGTACTACTTGAGGACGCAACCGCCGTGAGGCTTGCGATTCCTGCTGTACATCCTGTGGTATCCCATATAAATCTGTTTGGCCAGACACTAACTGAGACGCTTCCACATGGGATCTCGATAGATGCCGTATCCGGTGTCGCCCTGTAGTTAATCCAAATCCCAATTGACTCTCCGATATAGACGTATGATGATTCACCATACGCGCTCGATATTATTGTGTCCGGTGGATCTGCTTCTGAGATTCCATCGATTTTGCTAAAGTCAATGACCCTGAGCCCCGAGGCTGAGCTGTATGATGATAGCAATCTTGTCCTGGCATTGTCAAGTGTTTCCTCACGATCTCTGCAGAGAGCTGCTGCTGCAGTGACGAATGGGGCTGCCATTGAGGTTCCGGACATTGCGACTGTTGACGTTTCGGTTCCAAGAGATACGATGTTAACCCCGGGAGCGTAAAGATCAACGGCAGGTCCGTAGTTAGAGAAACTAGCTCGTTGACCGAGATAATCAACGGCACCAACACAGACGACTTCGGTGTAAGCGCATGGATAGAACCCTGAAGCGTTTGCTCCGTCGTTCCCTGCTGCAGCCACGATGAGAACTCCATGGGCGGTAGCGTAGTCAATAGCAGCTCGTTCGGACTGAGTACTTCCCCACCCTCCCAGGCTAAGATTAACGACATCGAATCCATTGTGAGCGGCATAAGTGATTGCCGCGCTGACCGCGGATATAGGACACCCGTATGTGTTACATACCACAAGATTGATCGCTCGAACGTTTGGAACCGACCCCGTGATGCCGTAGTCGTTGGAGTCTGCTGTGATAATTCCGGCGACATGTGTTCCATGCTCTTCTGTATCCGGGATTCCAATGAACGAAACCGACTTGATGTCTGCTGTGTCCGGCGTGCTTTTGACAGCAGTATCGATGATAGCAATCCGGGATAGTACCGGAGTATCGATGTATAGGCGCGCCTCAGTTCCTTCGAAGGGCTCGCTATAATTTGTGACTCGCTGCCGTATGATGTTCGGCTCTGCGAACTCGACGTTTCTGTTGGAGAACACACTGGCATTATCGGCTTGAACTTGAAACATGCCGAGGACTGTGTTTCGTCCAATAATGGACAATCCTGCCAGGTCGGCTTCTTTGGCTTTGACCATATACTGTCCTTCGGCATAATCGTATCCGGCGACGGTGTCATGTGCTATCCTCCCTGCGGGTGCTGCTGTGATTGCCGTCTGTTCTTCTTGCTGTACTTGCGAGGCAATCGCGTTAGAGCTACCTCCTCCACCACAATTACTTGCGAAAGTGGTCAGGAGTAGCAGGAGAAGGAGTCCGACGACCGAATGAAAGTCTTTCGTCACCCAGCCTGAGCATGTCCCTTTTCCATAACAGTCTGTTTTCCACGCCTCTGACGTAGTTGTACTTTGCCTGTGCTGCGAATAACGCATCTGGAAGTTCCTCCTTTGCTACTTCCAGCATAGCTTCGCCATCCTTTTCCGTTGCAGTCTTACCACGAGCACTCCTCTTGTGATAAGCCTTTCTGTACTTGATGCCTTCTTCCAGTTTGCCTATAACTGCTTTGGCCTTCCGGAGTTCAATAACAACGTCTCCATACACAAGGTCCATTTGGAATGCTGCTCTTTGCCGGTCTGCCTGTGTCGGCTTTTCTGGTACCTTGATGGCGCACATCTTGGGCTCCCATCGATCCGCAAGAGGTTTTACAATGTCTCTGTACCATTCCTCTTCACGCTTTAGGGCCTGTGCGGGAGACGCTCCTTCACATAAAACGAGTGGTGTTTTTGCCATAGGTCACCTCAGATCCGATATGCTGCACGGATCCCTTTGACAGTGTCAGCTACCAACTGTACGAGCTTTGAGATCGTTTCTTTGGGAAGGAATTCATACTCGTCGCCGACAGTTTCGATTGACGTCCTGTCCGGGTTGGCCTTGAAGATCTCACAGAGCGCTTCACAAGCTTCCAGCTCCTTGATAAGGTCGTCGAACCTGTCTTTCGCTACTGTGTTATACACAGCACGCTCTATCGGGTTAACGGGGTCTGTTGGGTGGAATGAGCGACCCACTAACAGGATCGTCTTCCTGGTTAGAGCGAGTACTTCTTCAGGGTTTGATGTACCCTGTAGTGCTTTGTTGATCGATCTGACATCAATCATATTATGCCTCCATAGCTTTGACTTTTCGCGATATGTTTATCGCTTTCTTAATGGACTCTATAGCAAAGTAAGTTGGGCGCGGCCATCCTTTAACAGCCACGATCTCGCCTGGAGCGATGATCTTTGCAAGTCTGGCACGCTTTTCTGTGTCTCCGTAGAACGCACATCTGGTCTCGGCTACTGAGTTCTCGAGATAGAACTCAAGCATCGGCGTGCCGCGGCTGGTTTCTCTCATGTCAATCTTATGACCAACAATCCCAATCGTCACTATACAATCTTTCCTGCTCCATCCTGATACTACCTCCAGGACTGCCTGCTCAATAGGCATAGAGATCTGCCGCCACTTGGCTGGGACGTCGAAGTTCTCCACTGACCTTCTTGTAGGATCATAGCCAAAAAGCTGTTGTTCTGTCGATGCGAAGAGAGCCTGTCCATCCGGATCGTCAAGAACCGCTACTGGATCCCATGTCTTTGCTATCTCGAACAGATCAGCCTGTGCTTTTCTGTTCTTGTTGGCGCGGACTGCAGCCAGCAGACCCTCCCTATTGATGTTTATGCCGAGATCCATAAGCCTGACCCATGCGCTTTCGTGTCTATCGACGAAGTTCTCTATGTATACTGTCGGCTTCTTTGTCTTTCTGGTTGAACGCTTAGATACATCAAGCTGGAACTTCTCTGGGAGCCGTTCACTTGTCAATAGGCTGCAGGCATACTCACTGCGACCTTCTTCAGGTCCGGGCACCAGGTCGTTGAACGCGCCTACCAGTGCCAGTCTGGCCATGCTTCCCTTATCCGGCATGTGTTCTCCCCGTTCAGTACAGTAGGTATTCAAGCGGGACACCATTTCCGGTAAGCTGACGAATGGACCGTTCAGCATACGTTCAGACACGAGAGCTTCCGCGACTCCTGTTGCCACCTGTTTAACATCAGACAGGCCGAGGTATATCCGCTTGGCGTCCTCATCCCATTCCACATAAGTGCTCGAGATATTGATGTGGGGATTGGCAAGTTCCAGACCCCTTGAATGTTTCCGGATATCATCGATAAGCTTGATCCGGTTCTCTTCTTTGTCCTCGTACTTGAGGCAGGCTCCAAGGAATGTTGTAGGGTAATGAGCCTTGAGCCATGCTCCCCACATTGCCAGCATTGCATAGAAGTAACTATGGCTCTTGTTGAACCCATATCTACCGAAAGTTTCGATCTGTTTCCATAAGGTCTCAGCTACCTGCTGAGGAATCGCGTTACTCATACACCCCTGAACAAACTTGTTTCTCTTTGGGGCTGTGACTTCTTCTTTCTGCTCTGGCGTCATGTTCTCCGTAAGTTTCTTGCCACAGAACTTTCTGAGATCATCCGCTTCTCCGATCCTGTAACCGGCAATCTGTCGGGCTATCATCATAATCTGTTCTTGATATATCATAACTCCGAACGTGTCGCCAAGAATTGGCCTGAGTGCTGGATGAAGGAACTCTACATCTTCGTTTCCTGTTTGCCTCTGGACATAATGATCTATCATTGTCATGCCCCGTTCATCCTTGTAGTCTTTGGGGCCTGGCCGGTTGAGAGCATTCAGAGCAGTTATGTCCATTATATTGTGACAGCGGAAACCTGCCTTGATGATCTTGATAAAGCTGGGGGTACCAAGCTGGAACAGTCCGATCGTGTTTGCTTCGTTGATAAGATCAAGGGCGTCCTGATCATTCATATCGACCTGGTTCCTATCGATACCAAGCCGTTGGAAACATTCATTCAGGACATCCATCTGTTTCAGTCCCAGGACATCAATCTTGCAGAAGCCAAGATCGTCCAGTGCATTCATGTCATACTGAGTGCAAAGTGGATCATCAAGCTTGTTTCTGAACAGTGGAAGGACTCCATCTAATGGTCGACTGCATACCACAATGCCACTGGCATGCTTTCCGTAACTCCTGATAGATCCTTCTGCTGTTTCCAGGAGACGAAGTCTGTCGTCTGCAGTATAGCTTTCAGGAAGATCTGTACTCTCCTCGAGCAGACTTTTGAGCTGGGATATCTTTTTGTCGCCCTCATCCTTCATAATGGCAAATGTCATCCCATCATCAAGAGTCGCATTGAACGCATCGATACGAGGCTTGTCGATTCCGGCAATACGGCCGAAGTCCTGTATACAGCCCTTGGCCTGGTTTCTGCTGGCGGTCCCAATATTGCACACGCGGTCTGTGCCATATGTATCAATAAGATATTGGATGATCGCCTGACGCTTCTCCTTCGGAAAGTCCAGGTCAATATCTGGCATCGAGATTCTTTCTTTGTTCAGGAATCTGAAGAACTTCAGACCTGCTTCTATTGGATTGGCATTGTGGATTCCAAGCAGATATGCGACAATGCTGCCACCCACACTTCCACGTCCTGGCCCGGGAGTGGCGCCAATAGATACTGCGAAACTTACCAGATTACGGACAATGACGAAGTATTCTGGATAGCCCATCTCTCCGATAACATCCAGCTCAAACTCAATTCGTTTGTCGTACTCCGGTTTATAGTTTGGAGATTGCTTGCAAAGACTGCGCAGATACTCGATAGCGCCACCGGCCGTGTCCATTTCTGCCTTTGTTTTCATATCAACTGACGGAAACAGACTTCTGTCCTGTTTGAGGTCGAACTGGCATTTGTCCATGATCTCGTATGTCATGTCTAATGCTTCATTGCCGAACCCTCCGGCAGCCATCTCTTCTCTGGTTTTGAAGTAGGCGTTCCCTTTAATAGAGTCGGTGGTGTTGCTTCCCATCGGCTCGTTGTAATATGTTCTATCCAGACCTCTCCACCGGATCCTCGTAAGGAAGTCCCAGGCATCCCAGTCTCGCTGTTCGATATAGTGAACATCATTAGTGGCCACGAACTTCTCTGTCGGGAAACTCTCAAGCCAGAACTGTGACTGCAGACGCTGAGCGAAGAATCCATGATACTGCAGTTCTATGTACAGATTGTCCCCGAATATTGCTTTCAAGACTCTGAAGTTACGAAGCACTGTCTGCAGGTATTGGTCGGTATACTTATTGCCGAACCGATCTTCCCATACATCAGCGTCCATGTTGTAGAATGGACTGAACTGATCGATAAGTTGCCACTCGGGCTGGGTCATGTCCATAGTATCTCTGAGCATCCAGAAGTGCCTTGTGATCCAGATGTTCAGCCAGCTGTACATACACCCCGTCATGCACAGCACACCTTCACTGTGCCGTGCAAGGTCGTATATATCTATTCTGGGACGGGTATTGTATACATTGTCTTTAAACCCAAGGGTTGCCAGACGGACCAGATTGGCGTACCCTTCCTCATTCATAGCGAGGAGCGTTATATGGCCACTATCCTGTTTGACGTTTGGCTTCTCTTTTCCCATTATACGAAGGATCGGAGACGTTGTCAGGTATGCTTCCAGACCAATGATAGGTCTGATGACTGGTGGGCTACCTGCTTCTTGAGCAGCTTTATTGACCTTTTTGCATTCATTTACCAGTTCAGGGATACTGAACATGGTACCGTGCTCAGTTAGTGCAACTGCCGGCATCTTGAGCTCTACTGCTTTCTTTACCAGCTCTCCAGGCGTACAGAGAGCATCGTTTGCAGAGTAAACGCTGTGGTTATGTAGATGTATAATTGGAGTCACCTCTATCCATACTTGCTCTTATTATTGCATCACGCAGGGCTGCGCGGCCATGAAACTGTCTGTTATTACACTCATACCACCCGCCTCCACGCTGTATAATCGTTCCCGCGTGAAGCTGGGTGTCTATCCATGAATCTACAAGATCAATTCCCTCACCATATATTAGTCGGCACTTTATCTGTGGCGAAGAGAATGCAAACCTGTTTCTTGTGACGCATAGATCTGCCTCGTGTCCGATAACATCTCCATTCCTCAGGATCGATTCTCTCATCTTAATGTCAATGGATATCGGAGCAATGATCTCAAGGTATTCTTCATACATGGGGCGTTGTCTTCCATTATATGTCCGATATTGGTTCGTTATGACAACAGCTGTTTCTGATTGATGTGTAATGTCAAGAATAGTGGCCAGGTCCCACGGTGCAAATTTACTGGCCTCAGGCAATGCCGCCAGAGAGTCCAGAATCACCAGGTCGATCCCATTGGATACTGCTATATTAAGGACTTCATGAACCTGCGTAATACTTTTGGCTCTAACAATGGTGGTCTTATCGAAAGAGACACCAATGGCCTCCATGTACTTGACAGCAAGGGATCTATCTGTGTCCATGATAAGAGCACAACCATCCCATCCGACATCTGCCTTACATGCTTCTGTGATGATGTGCCATGTCAGCACGCTCTTGCCTGCGGCTGGCCCGCCAACTATTTCCGTAATATACCCACGAGGGATGCCGCCAATTCTAAGCTGTTCATCAAGACTCGGGATTCCTGTAGAGATAACTTCCAGGTTATCAGGCTTTCGAAACCCCCAGTCCCGGTCGATGCGTTCTGCCTCTTCCAGGAACTGGGTAGCGGGGATTACCTTGTGCTCAGCTCCTTCAGTTTCTCCAGGAATGAATGTTCGCTCGCTGTTGTCCATAATGGAACAATCTCCTCTGTAAACATCACTTGGATCATACGTCGTACTTCTTCCTGCTTCCACTGGTCATGCTGACCCTGGACCTTCACGACGTAAACATCCGGATGACGCATCCGGAAGATCTTTCCGTTATGGCTGAACGGTCTGGACAGTATATCTGCAAGGAATATGATCTCCGTATTATGAACGAACTCCAGCTCTTCTGAGTCGTACATCGTCCTGGTTCCACAGTCCTTACAGACCAGATAGTCTTTATATGTGGACAGGAATGTGGTCAGCTTGTTCTTGGGCAGGTCCTTTGGCTCGATACGGACAGTATCCCAACCTCCGCAAGCTGGACACTTCGCGCCGGAACCGCTCCGCATTGCAGCTTCCCACCGGTCACGCTTCTTCCGTCTGTCCGCTTCCCATTTCCGGCGTTCCTTCGGGTCCTCCGGGGGCAGTCCTATCTTCAGGAACTGTTCTATCTGCTTGTCGAATTCCTGATTGACTGCCTGAGTCTCCCACTCCGCGTACGTCGTGTCCTCCATGAGATACTTGATTCGGACTCCCACTCTCATCGGATCCACCTGGAGAGGGCATCCCCTCAGCAGTCTGTGGAAGAACTTGCACATCTTGTCCTCCCATTCTTCCTTGCTCATTCCTTCGCCCAGCGGCATCAGCTGTTACCTCCTCGTCTTCGGTTGTTTCTATAGATATGGGTGGTATCGTCTCTTTGGGACGTTCACACTTTGGACAGAGATACTCCTGTAGTCCATCCGGATGAGTATACAACACGGTGTGGTCGTTACCGCATTGCATACAGGGAGGGCCTACGTCATCTTTGTCCTTGGGCCATACATTCTTCTGTACCTGCTCATCTTTGTTTAACACGCTTGGCCTCCCTTTTTTCTCCTGCGACAGTACACTTCCTGATAAACCACAGTCCCGGAAACAGGATCAGTTCTGCGATGAACCCGGTCATCGGACCAAGAACACCTCTTCCAATTGCACCTATAGTAAGAGCAAACGCACTGCTACTCACGAATACTGGAAACTTGAAGAACTTGCGACGCCACTTTTTTGGCATCTCGATTCCAATCCATAAGAGCACAGCCAGTGCTGGCATAATTGCAAGGATTGCTGGCATTTTTACTCACCTCCATTACTATATAGTTATCCGCCACATGTTTCATAACCGCAGACATTGCACTTCCTGCATGTCACTCCCTTGCGAATGGAAAGAACTCCTTTACCACATGCGGGACACTCCGGCGGCGGTGCTGAGTACGGTCTTTGTGCTGTCAGTCTATAGCCCTCGTTTTCTGCACCCAATTCCTGGATAAGCATACGATACATAGCATCAGGGCAACTCCTTGCATCAGCTCCTGTTCCTGTACCGCATGCATGACATGCCTGGACACGAAGCTTCTTGGCAACATATTCAGGCTTTACTTTGCATCTGAGCATAAGACTTGTCATCTTGTTCAGAGCGTTTATCGTGCTCTGGCAACCACCATCTTCGGATGATGGTTGAGCGAATATCTCTACAATCTCACTTGTTTTAGGGTCTCTGTTGACAGTAACGTATAGTACGCCACACTGTCCGACTTTGAACTTCCTTGTCTTGCCGATTGTTTCCTTCGGTCTTCGCAGAGGTTTGACCCAGAGGTCCTCTGGGAGTGCAAGCTGTCCATTCGGAAGCTGGATAACCTGCTCCGGTCTGGAGCCCATGCGATACACTGTAAGACCTTTGCAGCCTTCCAGATATGCTGACGATATAATATCCTTCATCTCTGCAACTGTTGCAGTCGTTGGAAGATTGATGGTTTTGCTTACCGCATTGTCTGTATGCTCCTGGAATGCAGCTTGCATCTTGATATGCCATTCTGGAGACACCTCTTCGGCAATAGGAAACACTTTCTGGATGCTTTTCGGAATGAGATTGACGCCCCTGACCGAGCCACCTTTTTCGATAATAGCATCCATGACTGCATCTGTTACATCGATCTTTCTGCTGAGACTGTGGGCTACGAACCTGAGAGTCTCTCCATCCAGTATATGAGCTTCGAAGGCTATTCCAAAATGAGGCTCAATGCCGGCGCTCACTCCCATAATTTTGCTGATGCTGCCTGTGGGATTACAGCTTGTGAGCGTTGAGTTTCTGCGTGGCTTCCTGATTCGCCGGTTCTTTTTGAACGCCGGGAACGGTCCACGAACTTCCGCAAGGTCCTCGCTGGCCTTGTGGGCACGTTTGCGTACGAACTCCATCACCCTTCTGGCCATTCGAATACCTTTTGGGCTATCGTATGGAATGTCAAGCATACTGAGCATGTCTGCAAATCCACAGACCCCGAGACCGATCTTTCTTGTGGCCTTTGTGGCCTCTTCGATCTGAGGCATCGGGAATGAGTTAGCTTCTATCACATTGTCCATGAACCTTGTGGCATTGGTTACTGTCTCTTCCAGCTTTGCCCAATCCACGTCATCCATATCAGCTGTGACATGAAGTGCAAGATTGATATTGCCCAGGTTACAGCTTTCGAAGGGAAGCAGCGGGATCTCTCCGCACGGATTCGTACCCTCTATATCGCCCATGTGCGGAACTACATTGGCTTTATTGATGGTGTCAAGGAATATAACCCCTGGCTCACCATTGGCGTGCATCAACTTTACGATGTCATCGTAGAGCTGCCTGGCGTCGATCTCTTCCGAGATCTCTCCTGTATGGGGCTGCCTGAGCTTCAGCTTGTCTGAGTCCACAACAGCCTGCATAAACTCATCAGTAATTCCTACACTGATGTTAAAGTTCATCAGTACTCCATGTTTCTTCTTGCAGTTGATGAACTTGACGATATCAGGATGGTCTACTCGGAGGACGCCCATGTTTGCGCCTTTCCGTTTGCCGCCCTGTGTTACCAGGTTAGCTGTTTCATTCAGCTCATGGAGAACTCCCACCGGGCCGCACGCCTTCCCGTGAGTCGTGCGTATTGGTGATCCGATTCCACGAAGCCTGCTGAAAGCAAAGCCCACGCCGCCTCCGAACTTTTGAATCAGAGCCGCGGCAGTTACCGCATCCATGATACCAAACTTATCCGGCTCAAGATGTGAGCTCATGGTATCATCGATAGGAACGATGAAACAGGCGCTCAATGTTCCAGCGCCTGTCCCTGCGTTCATTAGTGTTGGCGAGTTAGGAAGAAACTCGAGAGAAGACATCATGCTGTAGAATACATTGGTCCATTCTTCGACGTCTGTGTCGGTTCCCCAGACTGCTTCAGCCTGGGCGATTGTTGTAGCGACCCGCATGAAGAGCTCGTCGGGCTTCTCGATGATCTTGCCCTTGTCGTTCTTCATCAGGTATCTGGCTTCGAGAATCGTTATTGCGTTCTGCGAGAGCATATGTTATTGCCTCCTGTTTATCCTGGCAAGCGGAACCTCTGCCCTGGCCGCACTTTTCCGGAAGGCGTAACTGGACCTTCGGCGGGAGCTTGAACTTGCGGTTGGGAGGCAGCTGTGGGCGCCAGGCTTGCTGTGTTATCCGGCGCTTGTTTCTGTGCTCCATCTCCCGGATCCATAGGAGAATCACTGTTACTGGGATTACTGCCACCTGCATTTGGGGTGGGAGCAGGTGCTTCGGCAGGAACTTCATTAACAGTGCCGTTGGGCTCAGGTTCTCCATAATTGTTCCCATTGTTAACGCCAGCTTCCGCATCTTCTTTTCCGGGAACAGTTTGCGCAGGCTGTTCAGTGGGTTCACTTGCTGGTGGTGTTGCCGGAACTGCGCTTTTGGCTGCGGGTTTGGTTGTACTCTTGGTTGTCGATGTTGCGGCGGTCTGTTTTGCAGGACCTCTCTTGGAAGGCTTAGCCTGCTTTCCTCCGCCAGGAGCGAGGACCTGCTCCTTGAAAAGAGATAAGGTTTCCTTGCCTATGCAGTCATCGCACAGGTCAAGATAGAGCTCTTCGATGACTTTCGCTTTAGCTTTGTCTTCGGGGAATGCTCCTGTTGTCTTCTGGATAATGATCTGACCTTTCTGACTGAACTTCTGTGGATCGTTCTGTTTGCAACCATGTGCATCACAAGTTCTTTGAAGTGACATACCGGTGCTCCTTTCTGTTCTAATAGTAGTGTCCGCAGTACGGATGCATTGATATTATACGCGGACATTCTATAGTGGTCAATACTGTTGTGCAGAGATATTAAAGTCGCCCAGGGTAAACCTGAGATCATACTCCTTTCCTTCAATAACACGTCGAGTTATAGCCTCACATACCATACCTACCGTCATCTGCACCAGGGTAGCTGACAGCGGGTACTCACACTGGTCTGTCTCTGTCCCTGGCGGATCAGTAGGTACTTTATACCTCGGATGCCAGGTTACTTCGGACAGTCCATCGCCCATTCCTGCGTGGATGATCGGATTCATAGAGTAACGGTCTTCGATAGTACTTCTGGCTGCGGCATTATCAAAGCAGTCTATGATGATAACCGTATGGTCTGATACTTTGAGGCGCTTCTTCGTAATGTCCTGTGTAAAGACATTGAGTTCTCCCGGGCCATCGCCGACTATATCATATAGCTTTTGCCAGAGAGCGTGTACCTTCATTGCTCCTACGTCTCGCATATCATATTGTTGTGTGCCAAGGTTCTGATCTTCTACTCTGCCATTGTCTACAAGGTCGATAAACCTGAACCCCATACGGCAAAGAGTTATAGCGATTCCAGAACCCAGTGCTCCACAACCCATCACTACGATACGCTGGCGGCTGATACGTTCTTCCGCTCCGGTACCGCGATAGTCTCGTTCATGGTTAAACATTGCAGTCTCCTAAGAGGAGGAAGCCGAGGAGATTATGGTTGTAACCTCCCCGGCTTGTCCAGACATGTACTTAATTATATGCGCTTACAACTCTTTACTCAAACTCTATCGAGTCAAAGGGAAGCCCGGGACAATGCTCTTTAAGCAAGTGGCATATTTGTCTGTGCGCCTCCCGGATCTCCCACTGAGCGTGTTTTGATGTCCGCAGGTTGATCATGTGCAGCCACTGATTCAACGTTGCCGTAGCTACAATGTTGGTCTCGCATGCGTTGGGAAGCACAAAACGGGCGTCCTCATTCTTGAGACCAGCCCCCTGCAGTTTGCTGTAAAAGTGTCCCATCAGTTGCATAGAGTCACTGAACGTGAACGTATCAGGTTCTCTATCCATTACTGCTGCAACACGATCGGCGTTCTTGAGTTTCAGTTCTCCCATTGCATCTGGTGGGACAACGTAGTTGAAGTCAGACTCGCCACAATAGCGTTGTGAACGTTGGCTGAAGGCGACCGGGCGATGACGTACGAACTGGTGTGTCATTGCTCTGGAGACGCCATCGACTACTACCGTGAAGGTACCGTGCTTCATTCTGGTTTCTGTACTGAAACGTGTTTCCAGCGCGATCTGGGAGGTGAATCCTATGAACGTAACGGTAGCAGCTCCTTTAGTCTCATCCGGACCACCGCAGGCTGTTTCTGGAATTGACTCCGAAAACAGTGGGGTCTTCTCACTGATAAGCTGCATTGCTTGAAAAGCAATTGGATTCTTTGGATCCCAGCGGAAGTGATCTCTCCACGTCCGGAAGTTTCCAGACAGGATTGCTGCAACCAGTCCCATCTGTGATATCCCGGTTATAGTTACCTGAATGAATGAGTGTACAGGACATTCAGTCAGAAACCGAAGAAGTGTAATGAGGTTGGTTTCTACTTCCACGCAGATACCTTCATGTTCGATCACAGATTCATGACCACGTTTCATGACACCTCTGACGAACTTCTCCGCACTGCCCAGGCAGATCCTGTCTTCGCTATTGTAGCAAATACGGCCTGCCCGTTCGATCTTTTCCTCGGGGGTCATGTATCTGAATGTTACCGGATCCATCCTTGGATCTGCAAGGATTTCTTCTTCGCTTCTGTCTCTATTGAGCTTGAATGCGTCCCTCGAACTGATCGGATACATTGGGAACTTTACGCCATCCAGGGCCGTAACTACACATTTGACTTCGTGTCCCATTACTGGCCGCCTCCCTGGTTCCCTGGGACGATGATCTTCGGAGTGTGGTCGGTGACGTTTATGTTCATCCATCCAGCGGCACGCAATGTATTCTGCATAAGCTTCGGATCCTTTTTCCGAATCGCCATGAGGAGCTGGAAGTCGTTGAATGCAAGCTGTGGCATCTGTACGTACGGCGGGGTCTCGCCTTCTGCCAGAGGCTCCAGATCTCCGTGACAGAACAGAACATCGATGGTTCCCTGTATCGGGTTATTGTTCATGCGAAGAGCTTTAACCCGACCACCTTCGAGCAGTGTACTGAATTCGAAGAAGGTCTGGATCATGTTCCAGACCATATTGTAACTGATCTGAACGACACCTGCGCGATTCAAAAGGTCTTTGTCCAGCTTGAGCCTTTCGGCACGCAGGATGATGTCCCTTGCTTCGGGTAGCATCTGACCGGCTGAAACCTTGGCATTCAGGTCCTCTTCGATCTTTGCGAGCTGGGCTTTGAAGCCCTCTTCCAGTTTCCTGAGGTGTTCTTCCGCCTGTTTCTGTGCTTCAGTTTTGGGGATGTCTTCCGCGGTGAGCGGCCCTTCCGCTGTGTCATTCGGCTGAACATCTTCGGGGGTTTGCACAATGTCGTCGATTCTTAGAACTTCACCTTCTACTTCCTTCGGATTGACTTCTTCTACTTCGGCAAAGGATCCCTCTGCCATACTCTTGTCTTGGTTGTCCATGTGGCCTCCTTTATTTATTGTGGACTACTATTCTGAACCAACCTTGTATCGCCTGTCAAGCTCGTCGGCCATTTCGGGTCCCTTATAGAAAGGTTTAATCCATACAGTTTTACCGCGTACTTCCTCGGTATAACGCATGCTTGTGTATGTTCTCCAGTGTCCTTTTACTTTGAAACGTTTGGACACTTTCGAACCCGTTCCTGGCTGGTAATGATCTTTTGGTATGTTTGCCCCGAGAACAATACGTGGGATACTGGTATATCTCCGGGCACGTTCTGCTGCACGCTTCCCTTTTCTGGACTTTCCTCCTCCGAGACGTTTACACTTTTCCATCTCCTTCCTGAACTTATCAGGAAACTGCTTTGTGACGTCAGGATGAGAAGAGCTTATATACAGTAGCACGTTTGCAACAAACCTGAAGATGTGCTGTATCTCTAATAGAGACTTGTTACCTCTTACACTATCAAACTGTGAGGATGATATGATTTCCATAGCCAGCTCGGTGACTTTCTCAATGTACTGACCCAGAGTTCCCGGACCAATATCTACCCTGAAGTGGAACAGAGCATCATCCAGAGCGTTATCATTATTGGTGGATCCCACCAGTAGAACCCTCAGTACGCGGTTCTGTTCTACGTTTAGCTTTTCTGCAACACTCGTGTCAGTCCGCAGGTTCTTAAATTCCTTTTCGATATCCCAGGGATCCTCACACACATAGATACCTTCTACATTATGAACCCCGGACATCTGATTCCATATCCTGAACAGGTCGGGCGGGAATGTCAGATATATACTCCGGTGCGGCATCTTCAAAAGGTCTGTGTCGACATCGAGGTCAGTGTCAACAAGCATCCTTGCGAGTGTGGGCATGATGCTGAACACCTGCCTGCCAAACCTATTGAACATATAGGTATGATATTCCATCATTAGATGGGTGATCATCCAGCCTTCATCAAGTCCTGGTGACTTGGACAATGTATTCATGATTGTAGCCACAATGTGGGCGTTCCTGCTTACGAACGGCTGAATTACTTTGTAAGTGTACCTGAAGTATGTGAGGTCATCGCCAAAGCGTTCGCATTCCCTTTTAACTTCAGGGTCCATCCATGAGAAAGGTTTTATCCCTGCCTCCACCAGCTCAGGAGCCAATATCGCAGCATCTCTTATCACTCTCTCGTAATGAATCGGTTTATGGTCCATACGTTTCCTCAATAAAGATCGTGTTGATTAAAGTGATCATCGCCCCATCTATCCTGACGTTCCCGCATAACAGAGACGATTGACGTTAGATCAAACTTACGGTCCTGACCACTCAGGCATATACCTGCGGATACAACTTCCAGGTTGTCCTTTTGTACTACTGTACGGTACTCAATGCCACGGTACTTCCATCTAACGACGAGCTGATTTGGCCCCTGATCCATGTAGGATACAAGTTCAGCATCCATGTGGCCAAGAGCTGTTCTTATTCTTTGCTCTTCAAGAGCTATCTTCAACTCCTCATCTCGCTTCAGCAGATAGTCAAGAGCTGTTCTGCCTTCCGGAGGAAGTCCCGGGACGTTGTATGGGTCGGCGGGAAGTTGTTCTCCGGAGCATGTTCTTTTCAGTTCCCGCAACCAGCCAGCGCTCAGTCTCGCCCGGTCCATATAGATCAGTTCCGGAGTAAACGCCACGTTAACTACATCAAAGCGCTCTACTCTATCGCACAGGTAAACAGGAAGTACTCCACCGATACCAAAACGTGTATAGACTTCTTCAGCATTCCATGGAACTGTAAGCCACTGTCCTTCATGGCGACGGATCACGATTACCTTGAGAATAGGGAAGTGTTCAAGAAACTTACGATACTCATGGTATGCCAGCCGGCCTGTCGGTTGCGCGATAGCTCGCTTGGTATCTATAGGTTTCCACCGGAATATTCCATGGTCTGTTTTTGGCCACGGATATGCATTCCTGTTTCTGCTCATTCTATAGGGGCTGAATGTATAGACGATGCCGGCGATACGCGTGATGATAGGTCCTCCAATGTATGGGGCAATGAACTCTGTGGTTAGTAAATCATGGTCCAACGCCTTCATCTTGCTCATCAGGCTTCCTATATCCATTCATGTCACCTTCAATCGCACACTTGATTGCTGAAGCGAGGAGCTCCCTACGAGTAATATCCATCTCTTTTGATACATCGAGGTTTGATGTTTTTCCCATAGCCTGACATACGTGCACGTAGTCTGTGAGATTATATGTGTCAACGAAGTCATAGAGACGTGTTCTGGATATGTTTAAGCGACGCGCCGCCTCGGACATACTCTGACCTGTAATCAGAAGATCTCCGAGACGCTGCATCCTGTCGAGCGTCCCATTCGTGTAAAGTAAGGCAGCCCGGTCCGCAGACCGGGCCACCAGTATATCAATAGCATGCTGAGCCTTACAGGCTTCGCAGTAGCGAGTTCCCTGTCTGGCACCAGGTACTTCGTTATTACAGATATGACACTTTGCCATTATGCCGCACGTTTGGGCAGCTCGATAGCCATGATCTCCATAACGAGATCAAACATTGACGGCCTGGACAGGATGGTAATGACGTCTGGAAGACTGTACTTGTCTCCTTTGAAGTCGATGATTCTGTGTTCAATCTTCAGATCTTCGATCTCATTCCCGAGACGTGTCTGTCTACCCGGTATATTGCCTGCAGTATCGATAGCAATGAACGTGACAAGAGGCTTTGCTCCGGTCTTGTTCACGTATTCTGTGTAGGCGTTGTCGAAGAACGGAGAGCAACCGTCACCACCATCAGATATGATGACGATGTTCTCTACCATAATATCCTTCCTGGTAAGGACTGTCGTGGGAGCACCGCATGCTGTCCCTCCGCCTGCTTTGATGAACTTGAGAGCCTTCTCCCAGTCAGACATTCTTGGCCCCGGGTTGCCCAGCTCGTACGGAGCTGTGTCGAACGCGAACGCATAAAGCGCTGCGCCATCTTCCAGTGACTGGGCAATAAGTGACCCGAGCTCCACTCCCAGGCGAATTGAATTGTACATTGATCCTGACTTGTCGATTGACAGGAGTGTATCTCTGCGGATGCGTCCTTTGGCTTTGAGCTGTTCGTCTCCTACTTCCTGGAGTTGTTCCATGATACTCTCGTCATGGACACGACCTGTACTGATAGCCGTCCTTGTTTTCATGGCGGCCACGTTTTTGTCTTTCCTTGCCTTCTTCAGCTTTTCCTGGACCAGAGCTTTGAGGTCTTCATTGTCCAGGGCTCCGCGATCCTGCAGCCAGCCCACGTTGTTGATGAGTTCCTGGGACGACATATTATGAACTACTGCGCAGAGGACAGTAGGTGTAACCGCTTTCATATACGCACCTGCTATCCTCAGCGGAATCTTATGCTTGACGATAGTCTCTGCGACTTCCTGCGGTTCCATGTCCTCATTAGACATGCGTCTCAGTGCTTCGAACACTGAACCTTCAGGATATTCTTTAGTGAAGAGAATACCCCTGGACCTTTCAGACAGGTGGCTCCGTGTTTTTCTGGCAACGTACTTCAGATGCTTGCGAGCATGTAATGCGGCACCATCAAACCTGGCTGTGTCTGATTCGAGTTGATCGATCCAACGATGGATGGCCTTTTTCATGCAACGGGGCATGTTTCGACCCTGATCCTTCTCGACGAAGTCAATAAGCCGGGGAATTTGGTAAGGAGCAAACTGATCTCCTTTCGATACGATCACGTGAGCTGCGTCACGATGCTCGGGAACCGGACTCAGGAACATGTTGCCTACAAAGGCTTCCATGTGATCCCGAATGCTTCCATTCTGCATATACCAGTATCCGAGTTTCCCATAGAAAAGGGGGTCATTCTGCAGGAGTTCGTTGTGGTAACTGAGTAATGTCTCACGGGTATGCTGGTGAGCACTTGTGTCTTTCTTGGTACCTTTGCGATCTCTGTGGGGTGTAACCAGGACTGCATTAAGCATCTGTGTCCTGTAATCTCTTTCTTCTCTTGACATGTCTGTCATGTGTCACCTCTTTCTGGACGATCCTATCGTCCCTGGTAGTAGGTAACGGAAGGTGAAGGATTCGAACCTCCGTGTCGCTTTCACGACGCACTGATTAGCAATCAGGCACGATTAACCTCTCTGTCAACCTTCCTTTATGCGTGAACACACAATGGGTTAGTATGTTTGGTAACGCCACACTTCTTGCACATCATCTTTACGCATACGCCCATGTTTCCGTCTGTCTGGGTTACGAAAGAGATATCATGCCAGAAGTCCCAGTCATGTTCACAAGTAGCGGAGAGGGTGGGGGTCGAACCCACACGTCCTGTTAAGGACCTTCGGTTTTCAAGACCGCTGCCGTCGCCATCTATCGGCTGGCCTCTCCTGCTTGTCGAACTTCCTGATGATCCGGAGTCACTTCCCATCTGGGTTCACCTCCTTTATATCTGGCCTATGGGATACCCATGGCCTGTTATATTTGTAGGACATTATTATACGTTGTCGCTCGTGTGATGTAAACTTCATGTCTGTGTTTGCTGTCCATTCTACAGGAGCAGGAAAGTCGACAGGGACTTTCTCGTCGAACGTCAGGTCGTAGATATCCTCGGCCTGCTCCTGTGTAATTTCGCCTCTACAATCAGACCCTATCCAGTGAAGAAACCTGATTACTCCTGTGAATAGCTTACGTTTCTTGATAGGATCTCTTAGTATCTCCTTAATGTCGACTCTCATGTTTCTCTCCAAAGCCCCGGCTGGATTCGAACCAGCGAATATCGAGTCCAAAGCCCGACGCCTTACCTCTTGGCTACGAGGCTATTAAAGTTTCGCGTCATCTGAAGTGTCCTGCTCTTCTTGTATGGACGTAACGCTGTCAACCGCTCGCCAAATAGCAATCGAGGACAGAATCCAGAATAACAGGATACATATCTTTATAAGGATACTCATATTACCAGACCCTTCAATATAGAGCGACGAGTGGGAGTCGAACCCACGGCCTCCAGACTGGCAGACTGGTGCTCTACCGGTTGAGCTATCGCCGCTTTGACATGAGGCCGCACGTTGCCCGTTGTAGTTTGGGTAACTTCCCTCGGTATCGGTGGCCCTGTGTTCCGATTACACTCGAGACGTCCCGAGGTCTTACTGAGCCTTTGTCCTGTGCGGAGCCACGCTTCATACTCGAACGCTGCAGGTCCATCCCGTATCATGTGATATGAGTAGCACACTGCAGTCTTACAACGAGGGGCCATCCACGTGTTGTTTGGCTCTAAGCTACTTCCACATGTCGTAGCGGTTGACGGGCCTCGAACCCGCAACCTCTGGCTTGGAAGGCCAGCGCTCTGCCAATTGAGCTACCACCGCGTTACTTCTTTTCATACATGCCACACATCCGCTGGATTCTGCCATCTCTGCTGAAAGGACAGGGTTTCCGGATGTTCTGATCGTCAACTTTCTCTGTCAGGGCACTGCAACTGATAGGAGCGTTCGGCCCCTCTCCGTCCTGGATACCTCTTGCACAAGTATTTGTCATAATAGTTCCTCCATACCCCGAGAAGGAATCGAACCTCCGACACGCCGGGTAGAAGCCGGCTGCTCTATCCGCTGAGCTACCGGGGCTTTATGTCTCGGGAATCTCTTTTGTATCTGGCCATTCTATCGGAAGCCCAACATGATCCTCAAGCAATTCAATAATGCATGCTGTCAGTGTTTCCGAGCTTTCCCGTTCTGAGCATTCTTGTAGGCATGGGCACCGGCCGCACACTTTATTCGCCAGGTCCATTACTGTATCTGAACAACTGTATGTCACTTCTATCTCCACCCTTAATGGTAGTTTGATACTGAACTTCCAATAAGACTATTACTTATTGGAGTCTTTCCAATCACTTGACCTTCCGGATTATCCTCCGTGGGAACTTTAGGCTTGGATATGTAGAGTCGGACCCGGTATGTTTGCGCGGTATGACATCGCCCACGTTACCCTCCATCAGGTATACTGAGTACGCTCCTTTTGGAAGACCCACTATCTTACTCTTTCCTGCAGTCAGACGCCTGGCCTCTTCGAGGGCTTCTGCTTTGTTAACGAACGCAAAGCCGCCTATGCCCTTCCTTAACCTTCCGTGTCTGACAAGGAGTTCGTCGTAGGGTTTCTCTTTACCTATTGTGAATAACATAGTGGGCCTTGAAGGATTTGAACCTCCGACCTACGGATTATGAGTCCGCTGCTCTGACCGGGCTGAGCTAAAGGCCCGGCTGCTTACATCGGAATGACGTTGACAGCCTTGTCCCCTTTGGGTCCTTCTGCAATGTCGAAGGAGACTCGTTGACCTTCGTCGAGAGTCTTATAACCCTGAGCCTGAATGTCTGAGTAATGCACAAAGACATCCTCGCCATCGCTGCGTTCGATAAAGCCGAAACCTTTTGCTCCATCGAACCATTTTACTGTACCGCTCTCTGCCATACTGTTACTTCCTTTCTTTGTACTAATGGGCGTGACTGGAATTGAACCAGTGACTCCGGCGTTATCAGCGCCGTACTCTACCGCTGAGTTACACGCCCGATCCAATCTCTGCAATATCCATACTGTTCTCTCCTTATATCTTTGCTCTATGAATCTCTTCGAGCTTATTGTACTGAGCGTCGCTCAGATGATTTGCTGTCTCCAGGTGATCCCTGAGGTTGTCCAGAAAGTCACACTCCCAGTCGCTGACTTCGAAGTCATTGTTTTCGACACCGTCATCGAGTTCCTGAATCATCTTTCTTGCCATATCTACTTCGTTCATTCTTCTATCCTTTCTTAGTGCCAGAAGCTGGAGCTTTACTATCTGAGCTACCCTGGCATACCTCTGCCTCTTTTATGCTCCGTGTTGTAAAGCAGCAGAGGCACGTTACGATGTTGCTGCCATTGCCTGTGACGAGTACTTTGTGTTCCCTCATACTATTACAGGCCGGGCAGTTCAGTTGCGCCCGCATCTGATACACCTCCTTTAAGTCTGGTATTGTACCACAAAAAGCTCCCGAAGGGAATCGAACCCATATCTACGCATTACAAGTGCGCCGCTATAGCCAGTTTCAGCTACGGGAGCAGCTTTTGGTCTTTACACCTCAATTTGTGGTGGAAGCGGGCAGATGAACTTGAACCTTTCCTCTGTATGCGCCGGGAAGATCGAGCCTCTGAACCTGTCCTCCCGCTGGACAAACTTCTGTCCATAGTTATCCTCATTTAACGAGACATAGATGACAGACTCTACTGCTTCGTCTTCGTCTACATTAAGGACCGTATCGATTACTGCATACAGCCCGCCCTTATAGTGTTCATATATTCCTGTCTTCATTTGTCCTCCAGTCTAATGTTCATATCATATATGTCATTTGCAACATCTACAAGTTCCTCGTTGCTCATATTATCAAAGCCCCGACATCCTTCCTGCAATATGGCTCCAAGAGATTGGCTATCCATGCGCTCCATCTCAGCGACAACTAGTTTTGCTATCAGTTCGGTTCGTCTCATTCTTGTTCCTCGTAGAATTCACACTCATCCAGGATACACCACTGACTGCGCGGAGAGTCTCCGTTTACATACTCGTCTACACACGCATCGAAGCACTCTTTGCACTTCTCGCTTAGACTGTCTTCGAGGTCATTAAAGGTGTCATCTTTCCCCATGCTTGATCTCCTGTTCTTATCATTTTCAAGCCCTCGGCAGGAGTCGAACCTGCGACTCGTGGGTTCGTAGCCCACAGCTCTATCCTCTGAGCTACGAGGGCGACTCTATACCTCTGACACGAAACGCTGTGCGCCCATTCTGGCTGATTATCCATTCTCCAGTGAGGCGAGGAGTGGCAACTCCATCATTAAGACCCCGTGGTCCCACCTGGAAAGTGAAGAATGATCCCGGTTTCTCCCGGAACCACCTTGCACATCCAAGGTCCCCTTTACGGCAGAGGTTATCACACAGAACTTCAAGTGTAGCATCCACTATCAATTGTATGTGCTCCATGTCAGGAGAGTGTATCTCTTTGAGCTTTGCTTGAATCTTATCAATTACCTCTCGTTCTGTTTTCATGCCGAAAAACTCCTTTCAGGTACTGCCGGGACAGGACTCGAACCTGCGCTGTCCGCATTAACAGTGCGGCGCCTTACCAGCTTGGCCACCCGGCATCTTCAAGTCTGTCCAGAACTTCTTCGAAGCTGACCTGCCACCACAGTTTCACCGTAGCCCAGATTCCTCTGTACTGGTTCAGAGAGACTGCTAGTTCGTTGCCGAATGTGTTACATCTATCTATCATGAAACGTGTAAACGTATTCTTATCTTTAAGGTTATCAGGCAGAAGTAAAAGGCTTCTTGAGTTATGGATCATATCACAAAGCTTCCCAGCTCTTACTTCAGGACTCGAATTAAGGAGCTTTGCTCTATACCTTTGAAACCTCCCATGCTCTGGGTTCTCGTACTTGGTAAGCTGCATAACAAACCCAACAGACTTCAGTGGCACTCCGTGTCTGATGAGGTCGTTCTCTGTCATGGTGGTATCTTCTATGATGTCATGGAGCAAAAGACCTATCTGATATTCTTCATCAGGGTCCCATGGGCATTCATTAAGCGCGATATCAAGGACACCCAGAGGATGGGTGTAGAAGGGGCTTCCGTCTTTTCGGAGTTGCAACTCATGTGCTCTACACATCAACTCTTTTGCTTCTTCCAGTCCCATACTCATTATTACTTCCTCCGAATACACGCGGTCGGACTCGAACCGACTTCCTTCTGATTAAAAGTCAGATGCTCATCCTGTTGAGCTTCGCGTGTGTCTCGTCTTCTCAGCTTTGTCAACATCCATCTTCATCACCTTCCTTTCGCATGTTTACTGTGAGCGCTACGGTTTTTACTTCATCTATTGGCTTTAAAGTAATGTTAACGTGAAGTCGTTCTTTCTGATCCCGAAAAAGTGTGATGGTAGATGTACTGATCCCCTGAGGCGTATCTTTCTTAAGAGCTTCATAGATAATGCTAAGGTCTTCCAGTTCATAGATGTCAAGTGTTAGAATGTCTGTCATTATGTTCTCCTTCTTTGATTAGCTCCAGAATCTTTTTGCGTTCGTCCCACACACTCTCCGGACAACCGAACGTTCCATCTGGCAGCTCAACAAGATCGATAACTCCTTCGTCTTCAACGGAGGCATTGATGAGTCTGGCGCAGGCCGGACATCTCTTATAGCGGAGTTTCTTTCTCCATGTAATATGGGCTCCACATTTACATGTCAGTGTTGGCATACGGGGTGTACGGGGTTCGAACCCGCAACCTTCGAATCGACAGTCCGGTGCTCGTCCAATTGAGCTTCCACCCCTATAGATAGTTTGCTTGTCCTAAAGTCGGGATGCTCAGATTCGAACTGAGGGTCTCGTGGTCCCAAACCGCGCGGCTTAACCTGACTGGCCTACATCCCGAATTGTTACATTATCTTCCGGACCCCCTGAGTCACCAGGACCAATCAGGATCCTCCCTCTTTTTCTTTATCACATCATGTATCAATTGACTATACGGATCAAGTTTCCCGTGAGCATATAGAAAACATCTACAGCCTCGGCATTGTGTAACGCCATGTTCTCGTGTGTATTCATTGGGTGCAAAGACATTGCAACCCGGGTCTCTTTCCATCGGTTTCAGGTCAGGATGAGACTTTCTATATATCTCAAGAGCTTCACACCACTTTGACATCGCTGTCTCTCATAGTACGGAACAGGCCGGACAGGAATCGAACCTGCGACCTTCAGTTTTGGAGACTGACGCTCTACCAGTTGAGCTACCGACCTATACTATGGCGTATCCAGGCCAAAGGGGTCTCCTGATTGTTCTTGCAGAATATAATAGTTCTCTTCTGCAGGGATGAACATATCGGTAGGACATTGCGTTATGATAACGGATATCTGCCACTTCTGTCCTGCCTGGAAGAAGTCATTCGCAGCCGGACAATTGTGATCTTTGCCAGGCTTAAACCTCTCGCAGTTATAGCACAGGCTTTCTGCATGTCTTAACTTCTCAACTGTAGGGTTACATGTCTTCACTACGCCGTAATGCACTTCCGTTGTCATTTCGGGAACTGGCATCTTGAACTCTCCTTGCTACCTCAGGGACTCGTTGCGCCTCATCTGATGGGACATGAGGCGATTTCGGAACCCTTCTGCGGAGGGTTATTGGTGGCTTAACCCACGACCTGGGCGGCCTCCTGCGAGGTTCAATCGGCTCTCCTTCCTCATCAATGGCGAACGGTAGTACTTCCATAGTGGACTATCCTGGATTCGAACCAGGGACTTAGGCTTCCCGTCGGGACCTGCGCTCTACCGCTGAGCCTAATAGTCCATAGTGCTAAAACTGATTGAATGGATCCTCGGGGACTTGAACCCCGGACCTTCAGCTTGCAAAGCTGCTGTTCTCCCGGCTGAACTAAGGACCCGTCTGGCGCCCACTTTTTACTTGTGCGTCGCAGTGCCGCGCCTTAGCCCTACTCTGCGACTGATCCCCAGGTACCTGGTTCACACTCCTATTTTATGTCAGCGAGTTGACATTGCAATATTACTATTGCAGATAGTTGGCAAAGTGGGGAGGGTTGGAATTGAACCAACGACACAAAGTTTTCAAGACTTTTGCTCTTACCAGTGTTTGTAAGCCTAAAGCTGGTGTACAGTAAACTGTACCGGGCGCATCAAGCGTGTAAACTAAACTGAGCTACCTCCCCAGGTGCAGATACTTCAGGCGACAGTATGTTTCACCTGTACTTTAATCACGGAGGTCGCTGGCCCTCCCTCGTGAACCTTCTGTGTACAACTATGCCAGCAAAGTTGTCCTGTATCTGAAGCGCCCAGGGAAAGAGTCGAACTTTCCGTGCCGCACGTCCGAAGACTGCGGTTGTTTGTAAGCTTCCTGCTGGTATACGGATACCGTATCAGGGGCACCAAGCTGTAAACAGTGGCCTCCCACGAGGCTCCTGGGCATATAAGTAGTTTATGGTCGTACTCGGGACCTAATGCATATACGAGAGTGGACGAGGCCGGAATTGAACCGGAAACTTCAGCTTTAAGTGCTGATGCGGGAACCTTCCCGCAGGTTTGTAAGCTTCTAACGTATGTACACCGAAGTGTACCGGGTGTAACAAGCTACGAAGTTACCTCGTCCGTGTGAAGTGGTGCGGCTTCTGTCAACACAGGACTTCTGTGCAGTTAGGTTCACCTACACCACTTCGAAAACGTCCTCGGGAGGATTCGAACCTCCGACCTCTCTCACCAATTGAGAATGTTTGTATGCTTCCAGCTTCTATACGACGTCTCCGGAGATTCGCCATACCTGGTGCTGTAAGCAAAACTACAACTAAGCGCTCTTCCAGCTGAGCTACGAGGACATATGGCAGACTACATGCCGTCTGCGATGGCTCCATCCGTTTCAATCCGGGATGGTAGGGATATTATCATCAAAGGGGCGTACCTGGTAGAGCTGGCTGTAATAAACATTGCTTGATCCGCATTCAAGTGCCTTGAGCCGCTCGGCCATGTCTCCGGGTCGAAACCATGGAGGAGACAGTGGGATTCGAACCCACGTAGGTTTGTAAGCCAACAGTGTATGTACGCCCATAAAAAGCAATTACTGGACTGGTATATACTTATCAAGGTTCACAGTCTCCGGGTCTTTTCTTCCTCCCTTTAACTGCCGATGTTTCTATTGCGAGGACGGGATTCGAACCCGTGACCTGATGCTTATGAGACATCCGAGCTGACCTGCTGCTCTACCTCGCAATGTTAAGTGCCCGCGACAGGATTCGAACCTGCGACCGCCCCCTCCTAAGGGTAAGTTTGTAAGCCTGGGGCGTATGTACGATGTCTCCGGAGATTTACCGTACCTGGTGCTCAAAGCTAAGAAAACTATGAGGTGCTCTAGCCAGCTGAGCTACGCGGGCGTGTGTGCCGCACCTGGTGTAGTAAGCGGATGGGTGTTTTATGTCCCCCGGGACTGGTTTGGGGTGCTGGGCTCGAACCAGCAACCTTCAGCTTAATAGGCTGATGCTCAACCACTTGAGCTAACTCCAATGTTTGTACGCTTACTGCGTGTGTGCGACAGAAAGTGGGTTGCCCGGGTCGTGATCCCGGATAGTCTTCAGGTGTCCCTGGTTTCCCTGAAAACTCGCGCCGCCCTGCGCCAACCCGTTATGCTTATCCGAACGGTGCCTCCTCGCGAAGAGTGATACCATTCGGTGTTCGCTCGATGATAAGAGGCTGCAGCCGACCGGTGTCGCAATTAAGTTCCGAGGCGATGATCTCCCTGAGACCCTCGTCAGTGAAGTCCGTTGGGAGATTCACAGTGAGCTCTTTGGTTTCCCGCTCCATTCTTACAATTATTCTTGTTCCTGACATTGTGCTTCACCTCTCTTTTCTATGCACGCCTGATCGGCTATCTGCATATTATTATACACAGAGGGTTGCAACTGTCAACCCCCTGAGCAAAAAGTTTTTCTGGTAGGTTATCTGCCCGGCAAAAAAGTCTACTTCTGTGCCTTTAGGGCGTCATCGTGAATACGGCACTGACATTGTGCGTCAGCCACCTTCGGTATAACGAAGATGCAGGCGATACGGGCACTCCCAATGACTTTTCTATGGTCCACGTTCGCTCTGTCGAGCATCGCTCTGAATACTACATGCTCCATAATTGACGTGATGTCAGGACAACCCGCTGGCGTTGGATCTATCATCTCAATATGAGCAATGATATATGTGTTCCTGTTTTCGAGCATTCTTACATGGCCTACCGTGATGTGCTGCCCGAAATCATTGATATCTCCCGCGGGATGTTTAACGTCTATAGGATCTGTATCCAGGTTCCTATTGCAGCAGGATTGAATGGTCTGGCGAGTCCAGGTGAACCCCTGGCTATCGTTTCCTTCTGCCATGACGACTTTCTTTATCATTGTGCACGCTCCTTCAGCTTTGGATGGTTGATTGCACGAAGTCCTCCCCTTACCGCATCACCCATCATTCTTTTTCCTTCTCTCATCTTTTCCGGCTCATCTTTTGCTCTCAGTACATAGGCTGGGTGAACTACCGGAACGATTAGAGTGTCTTTTCCTGTTAGAACACTGATACGCTGGTTTCTGAGCAGTTTGCCGTTGTCAGTTTTCATATACACCTTGGGTTTACCTAACAGGAATGACGATGCAACTCCGCCAAGAGTGAAGATAACACTGGGCTTTATGAGTTGTATCTCTGACATCAAGACATAACTGCAGTTGGTTGTTTCTTTAATCGTCGGTGTTCTGTTCTGGCTTGGCCGACAGTGAGTAATGTTGGTAATGAAACAGTCCTCATTCCTGTCCAGTCCAACTGCACTGAGCAGACGATCGAATATGTCTCCGGCGTTACCGAGGCCCTGACGGGCCAGATGTTCATGATTCTTCTGTATCTGACTCTCTGTTGCTCTTGTAAAGTGAGGACAACACGTTGTCGGTTGTAAGAACATGCGAGTGTGCCTTCTTTCTTTCTTCAATAGCCTGGTCACGGTTAAGGTTCTGTGCCTGGTGGTTTAACCATGCCCTGGCCGCCTTTTCGCATTCCACATTTGTGAAGAGCTCTGTTCTCTGTCCGGACTCTACATCAACTGCCTTGCCCAGACTGATAATGATTCTCTTCTTGAGCATATTCTTGTACGGAATTGCTCTAAGGTGTGGCATGTAATGTCTAACCATCTTCTTGAGCGAGGGCTTCGTCATCAGGCCGTGAGGACTCCTGCTCATAAGATCGTCGATCAATCTTCTTAACTGCTGCTCCCCCTTTATTGATGGCATACGCCCTCCCAAGACTCATAATATAGGTTTTCATTCGCCTGTAATCAAGCGAATGTGTTTCTTCTTTCAGATGACCTGGCAGGAACTTGCCCCCCAGTTCTATCCAGTCCTCCAGGACACCGTGAGCGCGCTGCACAATCTCCGGAGGAATATATACCTGGCCATCCTCCGTTTTTGGCAGCTTCACATTGTGTCCGAAGTAGTCTTCCTGCCAGGGAACTACAATCTCCTGTCCGTCCTTCTCATCCATGAACCATCCGTAAGCTTTATTCTTCTGCAGAAAGTCAATACGGAAGTTTGCTACCATTTTCACACCCTTTGGAGGTGCAAAGCCTTTGGCTTCTCTGCGTTCTACAGCAAGAGGTTCAGCTATCTGAAGGACAACATCACCATATGGAGAATACATCAGGGACATATAACAAATCCCTTTGTCTCTGGCAGACATCTTTCCGGGCCAGCCCAGCAGGCCAGCCATCGCTACGTTCGTTTTGTTCTTCATAGTATGTTCCTGAAGCAGGTCTCAAAGTTTGTACACTCCACGCATCTGCTCTGTTGAACCTCGGGTGCACCGACCAATGGGATGTAAGTGTTACGCTCTCCAATGCCGGGGCCTTCTCCAACAAACATAACACTGGAGTTTGGATTGCCATGATCAAAGATCAGTCTCGGCTTTATCTCTCCAGTCTGTTGGATAGTGTCTGCGTAAGCTTGAGGGTCCTTCAGATCTCGCAGTCCGCATCCAGTTTCATAACAGTGAGTCGGAAGCGTATTATGTACGAGATCTATCAGTGAACGGCGCAGAATCGCCATCGTCTCATTCCCATCAAACGGTCCGGCATTCTCTGCAAGATGCAGCATTGCCCGTACTGCTGAACATTCAAATGGGTAGTGTTTCTCTATTACAGGCGGGCCGTGCCAGTGTTCATCCATGCCTCGTCTACCTCCCTTTTGAACTCATCCCATTTACCATATTCGATAATGGAGTCGACCATATCGAACTGGTCCTGGAGTTTCAGCATAGTAGTCTTACCCTTGCCGTCCTGGACTTCTACTCCGGGATACCCGAACCAGGAGCCTGCAGTCTTGATTATTCCAAAGTGGACACCGAGCTTAAACGTATCCAGTTCCTGGTCGATGCCGACTCCAAACAGAACGTCCAGCTCAACTACTTTCTTTGGGACGCCTACTTTGTTTTTGAACACATGGGCTTTGACGCCGCTGCCAACTTCAGGCATCTTATACCAGTTCGTTGCGTCTGTTTTCCGGCGAGTAATCTTGGTGACATTTTCATCCATGAGTTCATCATATATTACTTCTCTCTTCTCCCGAATGGCCAGAGCCCGCTTCATTGCTATCCTGGTACTTCCGAATGCTCGCAGACCCAGTCCACCTGTGGTTACATAACCTGCACTAAACAGGCCGATGTCCGATCGGAGCTGGTTGATGAAGAGAACGACGGCAGACTTTTCGAATGTAATGTCCAGAAGATTCCTGAGCGCTTTATTCATCTGCTTGGCTACGATACCCACTGTGTCTTTCTCGATGCTCTGTTCCTTTTCTTTCTTGGGCGCCAGAGCTGCAACAGAATCAACGATGACCAGGTCGGCCCCATTCCGTACGGCAGTGATAACAGTGTCCAGTATCTGCGAACTCTCATTGGGTCGTAAGATGAAGAGTTTATCCACATCCACTCCGATGTTGCTGGCATACGGCGGATCGAACTTCTCCAGGTCGACAAACGCAATGTCGAGGTCCATAGCCTGTGCTTCTTTCATTGTATGCAGGCATAGGGTTGTTTTCGCTGTCTGCTCGAGACCATAGACTTCAGCAACACGACCTCTCGGCCATCCCCTCTGCTCTCCCAGCGAGAGGTCCAGCATTCTACTGCCTGTTGGAATCGCTCCCTTATCATATTCTTCAGGCTTGATAAGAATCTCCGCGCCATGCTCTTTTATCAGAGCTTTGCGAAGCTTATCCGACTTGGAGAGTTCCTTCTTCTTCTTGGTCTTCTTAGCCTTCTTAGCTTTCTTCTTTTTGGCAGGAGCTTTCTTCTTGGTCGGCTCGTTTACTTTGTCATCTTCTTGAGATGCTTCCGATGGACTATCCGAAGGGACTACTGTCTTCTCATCTGGTGACCCAGGATCTGTTGACAGATGTAGCATCGATCGAACTGTTTCACATCCAGATGGTGAGTACTTGTCAATCAGGATAGACTCCTTTGCATTCTCAGAGCCCTGTGATACCTCAGATGTTTCACTTTCGGCTACTTGTTTCTTCGCCATTGTTGTCCTCCTCATAAGGCATAATAAGTGTCGATGCCAGTGCCTCTTCCAGTAGTTCCGGGTCCGTAGCAATAGCCATCAATTTTGATTCTATTTGCATGGATAAACCCTGTGGAGTTGTGACACCAGCAGACACCAGGACCTCCATTATAACCTGTTGTACAGCAATATGGTAGAGGTGCCGGCGATCTTCTTGTCCAAGACCTTCAATGTAATCAGGAATATCTATCCCATCCAGCTCGAATAATGCCCTTATCAGGTTATGCTGTTGCACGTCTGTTTGCCTCCCGAAGTCTTCTGGAATCCTCCTCATAATCATCACTCACATATTGAAAGCCAGCCTCGTATGGATTCAAGATGTCTACTACCTCATAGCACGTGTTCAACTTGACCTCTGGAATAATACACTCGCGGTCTGCCAGATACACACTATCGGCACTTATTCTTCCAACAATATCAGGAACATTTCCCTCATCGTTGCGTACGAATACCTTCCTGGTCATGTAGTTCCCATAAAGCGTCTGTTCGTTCTCATAGTTTACAGTAAGGAATTCTGCGATCATCTCAGTGAGCTGATCTCTATCCTTCCCACTGTATCCGGCGATTCCGAGGCTTTTGCATACCTCCTTCATTTCCACAATAGTGCTGCTGGACTTAATGAAGTTGCATTGAGCACGGCCTACAGTCGTTGTAAAAGATGGCATCTGGTAGTGGCTCTCGATATCGTTTACGTTCTCATTTGCATAGAGTTTAACATCGCCATGAGACTCCCTTACGACATCTTCTACCTCTTCAACACTTTCGATAACCCTCGTGTCGAACCTACCCCCGCCGTCTGCGCCATCTCCAGTGTCTATAATGCAGATATAGTATTCGGACGCCTGGTCCGGAAAGTACACACGGACGTTGCCAACATGAGTGAAGGACTGTTCCTGGAGACTGCCAACATATCCAGTACACAGTGGCTTCTGGTTCGATGCCATTAGAGTAACCGGCCTGAGCAATGGGAATTCAGAGTCCACACCGACTTTGTCCTCTATAAAGTCATTGCTTACTGCGATGAGAGAGGTTGAATCGATCTTTGCTTGCAAAGCCAGCATCTCTGTTGTTTGAGTAGCCAGATACTTCCGAACAGCAAGTTTCTTCTGCTGGCTTGTAATCACTGCGTTTACGCCCTGTAGGTTGCTACCACTTCGGATCTTTCCTCTCAGCTCCGGAAAACATTCATAGAGAAAGTTTCTCTGATCATTGAACCCGTGAATGAGCTGACCGATTCCCTGGCCTATAGTAAGGCATGCCCGTTCGATAAGCAAGGAGCGCAACCCGCTGTCATCATTCTCCGGATAATAATAGCACACAACACATACATCCTCGTCACTATCCGGTGTCAGAGTGGTCATTATACCGGATTCGATAGCATTTAGCCCTGCCTTGCTTATGGCCTGAGTGTCGTCTTGTAATGGTGTTATCCGCTTTGATATAACTTCTCTTAGATCAAGCAGGAATGGTTGCCCCATTGACTTTGTAACCGCCGCTTTCAGCCTGTACCCTGGTACATCTACTATCCGAATCGGTGTTATACCATCGATTAGAATCATACTACGCCTCCGTCTGGATGTTAAACAATCTTGTCCTCTTCAGTAAGCTCCCAGTACTTATAGGATATCTCTTTCAGAATCCCATGAGCATTATCTGTTCCCACCTTTCTACCCCAGCGATTGGGAATGAACGCTGTGAAGAGGTGTCTGTCCTGTTGTTTTAGAATGTTCTGGTTCTCTGCGGACATGGATGCATATCCGTCAGTTATGATGACTGTCTTCTTTACGTCGTTTGCGACCATATGCTCGCAAATACAGTCGAAGTCAGTGCCGTACGTAGTACTCACCTTTCCTCTCCTGAGCTGTTGTATCGATATGTCCACTACCTTGTTACTGAACAAGTGGACAGGTTCATGCAACCAGTCTGCAAGGCTGAGACATAGTTCATAGCACCACTTAACCCATTCTCCCATGGAACCCGACACGTCTATATATACATGTACTGCCCCACTATTGATGTCCGGGACAACAGTCTTCCAGAACACCGGGAGGAATCCTGCCGCGAGCATTACTACTTCCTTGCGGCCTATGCCAAGCGGAACCACACTCCGTTCAGGCAGATCAGGAAAGGCAGACCGGATAGTGCTTGTTACCTTACTGGTTACACTTTGCGTCAGAGCTTTGTCGAATGCTTCGGCCAACTTCGAGTTTTTCTTTGCCTCAAGGAGGTCCAGCATCTCATCGAAGAGCGTTTCACCAGAGCCTGCGAACTTAGTCCTGACTTTTTCGCCTGCCTCTTTAATGATATCAGACAACTCGTCTATGTCATCTTCTTCTGTTCTTGTGATCTTACCAGCTTTATGGTCTCCAATAAGAATGCTGCCACCCGGCAGAGGGACCCCACTACTCTCGTCCAGTTCATCGAGCTTTTTGAGGGCTTCATCGAGCTGGTCTTCACTGATTCTGGATAGCCAATCTACTACGTCCTCATAGGTTAGGCCCCAGTTTCTTTTCGTTGTAACATTTGGGTCATGATGCACCTCATCAATATGGTTTACATCCTTCTTATAGTAAAGAACTCTGTAATACCTTTTGTCCATAAAAGACATTGTCGACATCTTGCTATGCGGACGGAGGATAAAGTTTGGAAAGATATCGGGACTGTAATAGTCCTTGAAGAACGCCCAGTAACGTCCACCATGAAAAACCTGACACAGCATAGCGTTTATGACAGCATCCATTGCAATATCCTCTACATAGTTGGAGGGGATCTCAATATGTTTAAGGACTTTGTGATAAACTTCGTGACACACTACCATAGTCAGCTTCTGAGGTGTATTCGCGTTGTTAATAATGAATTCAGGGTTCAGCAAGCAGTCTCTATCCTTGGTGATACAGGCTGTTGCGATATCATTGCTGAATCTGAACGAGTGTACACCAAGAAAGTGAGACAGATGGAAGAAGTCTCCCTGAAGCTGATGGATAACCACCAGTTTCAGTGCTTCTATGTCTCCGTCCTGACATATCTCTGTAATCGAGCGTCGTTTACTCATGCTGTGTATGTCCCGGCCTTCATTGCCTCATATAGCGGTCTGAACCTTGATATCGCATGTTCTATCTTCTCTTTGCAATCGTGCGCAATGTTATTGAATGAGATCAGATCCTGATTATCGGACATTGAAGATAGGTGAGCTGCAAGTCTCAGCGCCATAATTCCGACAGTAGTCTTCTTGAATTCAGCTTCAATGGCCATGAAGTCTTCGAGCGCAAGAACGGATCCTTTGTCCAGAATGAAGTTGAACTGTTCAGGACCGCTCAACTCCGCAACGCAACGAGATACCTGAGTAACCGTCTCAATATCGAAGTGGTGTGGGAACTTAAGCAGAATTGGAGCCAGCGCTATAGCAACTGGCAGGTATTCGTCCTCACTTACCAGAGCCTGAACGATATCTTTCATCGTATTCGGATTCACATGCTTTGCATTGTTCATAGCCAGGAATATCTTTCTGGACATGTCACGCTCGATCATTATGGTATAGTTGACATCCTGCTTTGCGTTCAGGGATGCCTTCACCAGATTGTGAGCTGTAAGGACATCTGTAGCGCTTATCTCATGGCCTGTGGCTATGTTAGGAAGACTCTTCAGGATAGTCTCCTTTACTGTCTTCTCGACGTTTTCTATAGAGTTCTTGGCCCTGCGTATAGCAAGTACACTCATGATGTTCCTGCGAATCATGCCGAGACGTCTTCCATCAAGGTTGGTTACACCCTTCTCGCTGAGCGCTCGCATCAGGCGGACAGTATATGTGCTGATCGCTGCAGACTTCTCTTTTACTATGCTATTGTAGCAGCTCCCCGCGTGTGCGAGCAGCTCTTTAAGGTCTTTCGTTGGAAGTGATGGACGTTCGTTCTTCATTCCGCCCCATGATGATATCGCCAGAGCATCGTCACCATTCTCGCTCATGACAACACTCAGGGCATCCGCGTCTTCCATATCTTTTGCTTCGGGCATGATGATAATGAGACTGAACCTGCCGGCGAGAGCTTCGTCAAGGGGTACAGCGCCTTCATAACTGAGAGGATTCATGGCTGCCCATACCCAGCGCAGGCGGCGGCACTTTACTCCCATGATCTGGCGGGACCTGATAATCTCCAGCCACTTGTTCTGCATCTGCACGTGAGCTCTACTGATCTCGTCAATCAAGACGAACTCTTTTGGCAGGATGCTCATTGGTGTGGGAATATAGTCTACCGAGCCCTGAACAAGACTCTTGGGATTCGGGAACCCCAGAGTGTCTTCGAACATTGCTTTTGATGCGTCATAACACTGGTAGTCAACCCCGAGAACTTTTGCTACCAGTTCGCAGAAGTATGTTTTCCCCGATCCATGTGTACCTATCAGAAGCACAGGGTCTCCTGTCAACATGCCGGCCAGCAGGAAGTCTTCCTGAGACTGGAGCCCATACATGCCCATCTTTTCCAGAATTGATGCCATTACTGCCTCCTTGTTATAATGCGCCTAACCGTTTGTGTTCCTTAACCTTACGAAACGTTCGTATATCCCTTGCATTCTCCAGTATATTATTGCAACTGAGACATCTGACACCCAGATATCGACTCAGTCTCTGCTCTTTCTCAATCTTCTCTTTACTGTAGTCTTCGTTAGGGTCAAAAGGAGAATCAATGAGCCTGACTTTGGCTATAGTTACAGCCTTCAACATACTGGAATTACAAAATGGGCAGGTGAATTCCTCGACCAGGACGACCTGCGTATGGTCAGTCTGTGTTCCCTCGGAGCGGGTTGGATCATCGGGGTATAACTGTTTCCACGCTTTAGCCGGGACATGCCTAATATAGCGAGCGGTTGCCTCGCGAGTCTTCTCTGTCATTGTATCTCTCCGGATTAGAATTCTTCTTCTGCTGTGATGTGCTGAGACATTGCTCTGGCTACAGGATCTACCGTATATCCAGAGCCTTCTCTATAATAAACAGGCCAGTGGAATGATCCGTAGTGCCGGCGGCGTTTGTTCCCGAGGTTTACCAGCATCCTGTGGTCTTCCTGCAGAACGTCGTCAATTACCGGATCCAACTTCCCGGGGAAGTGACGTTGAGCACGGCCACAGCCCTGTTCAACCATGTTCTTGGCACCGAACGGAGTAACGAATTGTACGCAACTTATATCAGGAATATCTATTCCCTCTATCATACATCCGGGGGTTGCAGCTATAAACTGATTGTCATACCTGGCCTCACGTTTCTTAACACTTAGCGTCTTGGGCTTATCGTCAGGTCCAGTGTACGATGCAACAATGAAGTTGGCTTTATATCCTTCCTGTCGTACTCTGGCTGCAATCTTTACGCAATGGTCAGCTCTATGACTTATCATTACTACCTTGTGGCCCTCCATCAGCCGCATAAGGGCTAACCCAAGGATAAAGTCATTGTATGTGTCACTGGCACACAAGACATTGATCATTCCAGGAAGGAATGGTTTCCCTGTCTTTGTTGTACAATCATCCAGATCTACGCCAGTATAGAACGGCCAGATGTTCACAGTTGGGGTGAGAGATACATTCCTCATGACTGCAGCTATGCCACCGAGATGGTCATAGAATATCTTATCTAATTTATCAGTCCTATAAGGAGTGGCAGTTGCTCCGAACTTATGAAAGGCACGGCAGGCTGCCATACATGGATGAAACGTATCCGCGCTGAGATGATGACACTCATCGACAATAGCCATGCCGACTTTGTGCATAACTTCTTTGTTATGGATGATGGACCGTCCTGTCATCTGCAAAGTCGCTATGATAATAGGCTGTCCGCTATACTTCTTCTTTCCGTCGCCAAGCAGAGCAATATCTTCTTTTGTCACGTTTGTCCATGCTACATTCCCAATCTTTGGGTCAGGCTCCGTGAATCTTCGAAACCATTGCTTCTGGAGTTGAGACGTATGCACGAAGATGATCGTGCTCTTTTTGATCTTGGACATCAGCCAGATAAAAGTATTTGTCTTCCCCTGGCCGGGCTTGGCCACGAGCATACCATGACCACGGTTCAGAAGCTTCTTGACAGCCAGCCTCTGTTCTGAGACCAGGTCAGGACGTAGCTCCGCTTTGTCTTCCCGAAAGGTAAACTCAAAGTCCTCTCCGTGGGATCTGAGGTCTCTGATTGGCAGTTCTTCCGATGCCAGAAGCTTTGGTTCTGAGTATGGAGGGAATCCTATATACCCCTTCAGTTCTTTGTAAGCCTGAATGGTTTTTGGTATGTCAGGATTCTTGTTTCCAGAGTTGGCGACCGCCTGAGCAAACGCCGGGTTCCTCATTGTGTACCGTTCAATTGCTTCTTTGAGAACATACCTTTCAGGAACATACAGCAAACCTGCATGTACCATCTCGGCTGGAATCATATATTCTCGTAGGAGACATTGTCCTGTCCGTCAATTGTAACCTCTACTTCACGGTTGAACGTGATAGTGTGGCTTACGAGACACTTGAACGTAATTGAGTTGCCGTTCTCGACGGGTTCCGAACAATGACCGGCAGCGCAGACCAGGTCTGCATTCTTCAGTATGGAATCTCCGGGGATAATCCCTTCCTCCTGGATCCTTTCAGCAACCTCGACCGCTCCTTCTTTGATACCTTTTTCACGTGCCATTTTCTTGTCCTTTCTCTGGGTTCAGGGCCTGTTGAAGTGACAGAATAACCGATGCTACCTGGCTAACAGGTATCGATATTCCTTTTCGTGACGCAAGGAACTTACCCTCCTGTCCTTTCCAGTAGAACCTCCTTATATCGATCTGATAGAGGCCCTTGATCACTATACCCCTGATCCTTATCTCTTCCCGTTTGGATACGGGCACTCTGCTAATCAGTTGTTCAATTTGCTGTGTCATATGGTTTAAGACCTACAGTCTGAAGTATCTTCCTTAAGGCTTCTTCTGAGCGAGCTCCAGGATCTCCTATGGCGAGGGTTACAATCCGGTGACGAACTTTCAGTAACTTGCTCAAAGCTACTACGCCGTCGGTTCCTGCGCTGTCGGCGTCATACATAAGATAGGCGAAAGAAGCCCATTCGTCAATCTTTTGAGCCTGCATTCGAGTTATAGCCGTGCCACATGTTGCGACAGCGTTAGGATATCCGGCTTGATATAGCTTTGCCACATCCATATAGCCTTCAGTAATAATGAGAGGAATTCCTCTTGGCTGCCGCCAGATGTTGTAGATAAGAGTCTTTCTGGGAGTGCCAAAGCTCATTCTGTATCGCTCGCCATCAGCAAGCTTCCTGTGAGCATAGCCTACCAGAGTTCCATCATCCCAATGAATTGGAACAATAAGTGACCCTTTTCTCTTTCCTCTAACAGCTATCCCGAAGCCGAAAAACAATCCTGTCTCTGCAGTAATGCCACGAGACATAAGGTAGTCTGTTGCGGGCACTGTACGTGGCAGAAACCTGAGAGGAATAATCTCTTCCGGCTTTTCAACATCGGGAGATGGACCCTGTGGCTGAGGTACATCCATTCGGCATAGCTGGGGCTTCATCAGGTGGAGCTTCTTGCATGCCTGTGCCATTGTCAGCTGGTCAAAGTGCATGACCAGGTCTATTGTAGTGAGCATACCGCAATGTGTATAACATGTTGCTCGATTTGTCTGGACGTTTACTGCGAAAGCTGTATCGTTGTCTGCCTTGGCATGTACAGGACATACTGACCGGAATTCATTTGGCCCTACCCGCTTAAGGTTTTCATCCGCCCCGTACATATGGAGTACAGCCATAATTGGAATCTCATCCCTCAGTGGATGCGCTTTCTTCTTCGACTTCGACATGTATGTCTCCATAGTCGATCATTAGACCGCCGAGAAGCTTTGAGTAGTTTGCAATATCGTGGAGTCTTCCTCTTAACCCTTCCGACTCGACGGTACCTGTTACGATGTACTTGATTATAGCATCAAGATGCTTCTTAAAGTAGACGAACCAGGCAAAAAGTGTTGCGAGTTTGGTCAGCTCATAGTCGTCGTATGTGACTTCTAGTTTGTGACATTCATCGAGGTCGACAACTGTTCTCTGTCCGTCTTCTTTTTCGAAGGTGATAGAAAGTACCGTCCGTGAAAGAACATTCTTCAGGAGTGGAACCATATCTTCGCCGATACCGGTGAAGTTTGCCTGAGCATTGTCCTCTCCACGTGTGTAGTCCTCACCTTTGGTACAAAGGATATTGAACTCTTCCGACATCATCTTCCGTACAAACTCTCTGAACTCAGCGTGTTTCATGACATTACCTTTGGAATGCCTTTTACAACGAGCTTGGACTTGCCGGTGGGAATACGTTTTATGCATCCGTGCAGGATTCTGAGGACTTCCTCATCGTTTCCGAAAGTGCCTTTCTTGAGTCCGCCCTCAAGCTTACTTATCGTTATGTTAAACTTGGTGAAGGGCGCCTTCTGTTCAGCCGTTAGTGTTTCCTCGACAGTGTTAACATCCACTTCACTCTTGACGACGGGATCGAGCCTGGCACTGACTGTAACATCCGGCATCCCATCCGGTTTAAACATAGTAACATCGATGACACCAACTTTCTGCTCTTCCATAAGCTGCTGGAGCTCGTCTCGCTTCCTGGAAAGCGCAATCTGGGCTTCCTGTGCATCGAGATCTGCGTTCAGTACCTCGATAAGCTTCTCTTTAATCGGTCTTTTCAGTTCTTCTGTCATTTATTGGTCTCCCTATTAGTTGTGGTAATTCTCTGACCCGGACCGGGCCTTCTTTCAGAACATCTATCGAAACGATGCGACGTGCCAGAACAAGTTGCTTTCCGCAACACACAAGCTTCTGTCCGGGTGGGGCATCAAAGTAGTCACCCTTGTTGGCACTATACTCCGACCCACAGCGCTCACAATACAGAATTGGTTTGCTGGTTTCTACCTGAATTGTTCTAACCGGTCGATCATTGTCCATCCTACTCTTCCTCCACTTCTACAAAAACTGGAGTTCCCTCACCTACCCAGGAGCCTGTCACATTGAACTCAAAGAACTCTTTTGCTTCACCTGGAGTCATGCCTTCTCTGTCTGCCAGTATCCGAATGCACTTCCCATAATCGTATGCAGCAATTGGCGTTTCACCAACACGATAGGCAATGCCGATGAACGCTTCCTCGTATCCATCGACAAGCTGAGCTTCCGGATTGGCATTCGTAAGAGTTTCAAGTATATGTGGCGGTATCATTGGGCTATCGGCTCCAGTGTCACATAGAGTCTGTGAGTGATGGGGAGGTCTCCGCTGATAGTGATCTGAATGTCTCCGAAACGTCGTGTTACATGAACCTGTCCCTGTTCCTGACTCTCGGGGGCTATGGACATTTGAAGTGGAAGCTCCAGCTGTTGTGCGCGATTCCTGTACCTCTCAAGAGCTTCTTTACCCTGTTCAGAGATTGTACAGTGTATCTCTTTCCGCCGCTTGGTAGAGACACGTCCATCGTCTACCATCTGATACCTGATGATAGCATACTTTTCTTTCTTGAGACGCATCAATGACCGATATATGTTACCGTAGTTGACGTCGAGTCCGGAACGATTGGCTGCAGCCACTATCTCGTTTGTCTTTACTTCCGGGTGATCGTGAATGTACTTAAGCACCCGCATGTCAAAATCATGTCCATACTTTATCATATGTTCACCACCTCCGCAACAGCTGCGAAAAGCTCGCTGATACTGATCATACGATCGACATCTTCGCCATCTGGCATTTGAATACTGACGTTTAGGAAGTTCGAGAATGCCCCAATACCTACCGATAGAGCGCACTTAACTCCTTCAGAGTTATCCGCATTAGCGATGCGATGTCCGAAGAACAGAGGTCTCTCCTTTTCATGTCCCTTACTCAGGTTATACAGGTTGAGCTCCTTAATAGAGCCATCCAGATACTCCTCGTCTCCTGTAGATTCATTCTCAGTGTTCTTCACAGATGCCATACTCCCTTCATCTTCTTTAGCCACCATAGGAAAAAAGTGTGTTTTTCTCCTATTAGGGCCACTTGTTTAGGATATTACCTTCTGGTAGTGACCTGTGAGAGATTCGAACTCCCGACACACAGGCGTTTAGAGCGCCCGGCTCTTCCCACTGAGCTAACAGGTCAGTTGGCGAACACCACGGCCATAAAGGAGCGAGAACGATTAGTAGGAAGGTTCTGCTTCACGTGATGCCCGCCTGGTTGCCAGTTACCTGTGGAGCTTACTCCTGTGCGCACTTCTCTTTGAACTGGCAAGTAGAGGTCATCGTAACAACTTTAAGTCTTTGAATAATCCATTACTGTTAACAGCAGCAATTGCTGTCTTCTGGTGTCCCAGGTCAGGTTCTCGAAACACGCTGTACCTGACACCAAGGCTGGTGAGTTTATCTATCCACTCGCCCAATTCTATCTCATCTTTCACGTTCAGATAGATCAGGTAGTTATTCTTCCATTCCGAGCCAGGATTGTCAAGCATGAACTCAGCAACTGCATGGCCTGCCTGTACAGCCTGCTGAGACCCACGCAGATCCTTCCTGACCAGTACATAGAGTCTTGGTTCTTCATTCTATCTCTTCATAATAGTCTTCCTCAGCTTCCTGTCGCTCCTTGTCCAGAGGATCTTCTCCTCCGTCACAGTACTCGTTTTCGCATGGTTGCAAAGTCTCATTGTCTAATCCTGTAAGGAGAGGACCTCCGCAGTTCTCACACACAGCTCCACTTTCGATATACTCTGCAAGGTTCGTTCCATCATATCGTACATCGCCCTCTTTCCCCTCCTCGATAATCTCACAGTCTGGAGAGAAGTTGTCATGGTTAACGAGGGAAGTCCAGACGTAGTGAGGACCACAGTCATTCTGGAAGAATACTGTATCTACGTTTTCCATGTATCCTTCTTCATTTCGAACATA